TTTACACTGCCATGAGAGCTTAAGTCACCTTCTACGTTGTTGCAATTTACCGCAAGATCAGTAGTTAGATTACCTTTGATATCGCCTTCTATTTTTAAACATCTTACATCGCTGTTGATATCATCTACTTTTTTACCATCAACACGCACTTTCCCATGTGAAATATCAATAGTATTACCTTCATATGATTTTCCATTTATTATAACATTGCTTTTGCTACGGCCAGTAGGGTTTATATCCCTACCAGCTACAGTATTATTATCCCCCATTATAGAAGAATCACTCTTAAAAAACTTTAATATTTTATCAAACATGTTCTACCACCTCCGTTGGTTCATCTGATTTTTCAGCCTGTTCTTTATAGTACTCGCTTTCTACCTTATAGTGGTAAAAATAGTAGAAAAAATTAACTGCCGCCATAAAGAAAGCGGCTATCTTTAGAACTTCTATATTTGTTTCTGCAACGGGAGCAGCCATGGTCATAAAAATTACAACAGACACAAAAGCCATACACTCACCTCTCTAGTTTTGATTAACATAAAAGTTAGGACCCTTAAATAAAAGCCCAGAACCACCAGTTATTACTCTATTAAAATCTTTTGATCCACAATCTGGACATTCATCAACTGCATCATCCTTAATACTCTGGTGTATGCTTTTATGTTCTTCACAATTACCACATTTATATTTATATTTCATTAATCTATTTCTAACCCCCTGTTCTCAGACAACCAATCCTTGGCCGCATTCAACCCTCTTTTATCTGTTGGTTTTCCATACCATTGATAATTGTCTTCAATATTTTCTAAATCTACAACCATAATAGTATGATGGTAATGAAATAAATATAGAATATTATCGTCTATTATGGCTCTCCATTTCTTCTTAAGTGGTCTTTTACCGTCAAAAGCTCTGGAAAGACAAACATCCATCTGCTTCATGTTAGCCTCCTCTAATATCTAAATGCTCAGTTCCTGGTATTGCTCCTGTTCCATAAAACCTACATCTGTCATTGCAGTTCTCACAAGCTTCAATTTGCTTTTTGTTTATCATATCAAGTTGGTAACCAAGACATCCACCCTGGCAGGTACTACTTAATCTACCTGAACATTCTTTACATCCATCCTGGTACACATTGAAAGTGTGCCTATTTATAGTATGCTTAAAAAAATCAGCTATATCTTTTATATCCTTGAAATCTCTTAGATTAACATTAGAAAGAGAGCTGGTGGCATAACATCTTATAACTGTTAAATCATATAAGACATCCATTGCGGTACCACATGTTTGATCTTTTAATGACTCTGGTGCTATTTTAAATACTTTTCTCATATCCTCATCAACAAAAGTACATGGGATAAATGGTACACAATCACCTGTAAGTTTTTTTATTCCGTAATCAGAACATCTTTTTAAGAATTCTGCAGCTACGGAATTCATCTCACTGTGATGCTTTAAGCCTTCAGACCAATCGGCCGGGTTTATCTGATTACATGATGTCTTCTCAGAGGAACTATTAGGGCTTGTAATTGCCCATCTTACATGTTTAATTCTTCCTTCGGGCATTTTATCCAATAGATTAAAATAATCCGACATATCCTGTTCTGGGCTGTATAAATTCATTCCAGGAGTTATTTTTATCTTGGTTTCCCTTGCAATTTTTAAAGTATTATTTTCTATTAGTTCATAATAGTCTCCAGTAATACTTTCTTCATTGTAGTTTACTGTAAATGATATCTTTTTCTGAAGTTTTTCGGGCAATTCTAAAAACATATTTAAAACACTTTCGTCAAAAGCTCCATTTGTGAAAAGAGTAATTCTCTCAAAGAAAGGATCGTGTGCTATTTTTTTAAACCATTCTTTAAACTTTGGATGTATGGTAGGTTCTCCTCCAATAATTCTAAAACTTCTATTATTAGATCTTTTATGGAAGTTAATCACAAAGTTGAAATCTTTTTCACTCATTCTAAGCTTGGGGCTCTTGTCTTCACCATTAGGCGCAAAACAATAAGGGCAGTCTAAATTACAGTTCTGATTTATAGCAACATTCATCTAAAAACACCTATATCCTTGGCCAAGGTCTTCTTCTTTTGGCGGACGAGTATTTTGATAATTACCTAGATGTTCTGTACCCGGGATAGCACCCGTTCCGTAAAATCTACATTTATTCTTACAGTTTTCGCAGGCTGTTATCTGTCTTTGGTTCAACATATCTAACTGATATCCCATACATCCACCCTGACATGTGCTGCTTAACCTTGCTGTGCACTCTTTGCAATCATCCTTATGAACAGCAAACCTGTGTCTATCAACTGTATGTTGAAAAAAGTCAACAGCATCCCCTAATGTGGTAAAGTCTCTTACGTTAACATTTGTAAGTGCTGCGGTAGAATAACATCTAGTGATTGTTAAATCATACTCTACATCTAAAGCCACCTTGCATTTTTGTCTCTCAAGTACTTCTGGTGCTACTTTAACTATCTTTCTTAAGTCATCATCTTCCATAACACATGGTAAAAAGGGAGTACAGTCTGTCACAAATTCTTTTATACCAGCCTTTTTACACTCAAGAATGAAATCTGCGGCCACAGGTAGCATGGTTTCATGATGATTCAATCCGGTCTCCCAATCAGAAGGTACTATATCCTGATCCAGTTTATTTTCATCAGGATCACCTGGACTAGTAATAGCCCATCTTGCCTTGTATATTCTACCTTTTGGAACTTTTTCTATCATATCAAAGAAATGAGAAGTATCCTGTTCTGGATCATATAAGTTGAGGCCTAGCACAACTCTTGCCTTAGTCTTTTCTGTTAGTGCGAGGATGTTTCTGTCTATAGTTTCAGCATAATTTTCAGTAACATCTTCGTTATTATAATTTATAGTAAAGATCATCTTTTTTTGAAGTTCTTCTGGCACTGAAAGGAAAACATCTAATATACCTTCATTGAATGCAGCATTAGTAAATAATACTACCTTATCAAAAAACGGATCATATACTACCTTTTCGTAGAACTCTTTAAACTTTGGATGGATTGTTGGCTCTCCTCCAAATATTTTAAATACTCTATGGTTTGAACGTTTGAAGAATTTAATTGCAAAATCATAATCTTCTTCACTCATTCTTAATTCTGGGTCCTTAGACTCTCCGTTTGGAGCAAAACAGTACGGACAGTCTAAGTTACAGTTTTGAGTTATTGCTAAATTCAAATAGAATCACCTTTCTTGTTTTAGGGACAATCCCTCTCTTATTTTAGGTCCTAGTTTATTTAATTTAGTTAATTTTTCTTCATTCCCTACTTTATCTAATGTATTGAGTATTAATCTTATGTCATATAAAATCGTAACTTCCTTATCAATATTATTAGGATTATCCTCAAGAGCGGCATCATACAACCGCTCTACTGTGCTTTTAAGTTCTTGTATTCTATTAGTCATTTATTACTCCTCCTAGGCAGCAGTTTCTTTTTTAACTTCCTCATCCTCTTGAGTTTCCTCAGAGTCATCATAAACTTCTTCTGCGGCTTCAATATCAGCTCTAATAGGCATGAAGATATAATCATACTCTTCATTATCATTCATTTTAATAACTGCCTGGCTTTCTGAGCTTGTAAACTTCATTAATACTTTATCAGTATTCAACTTTTTAAGGCTGTCAGAGATAGTAGTGCCTTCACAGGAGATATGCACTTCTTCTCCTTCTATGTCTTCTACCGGCAGACTAACAAAGCCACCACCAGTTTCGGTACCTTTTGCTGTAATAAATAGTTTTTCCTTAGAAGAATTGACGTCCAATCTCACTTCAAAGTTAGAAGCTAAAGGCTTGATTATTTTGAGATTATCTATTAGATCTTTTCTGTTTACAGTAAATTCAAAGTTTGTTGTATCTGGAATAATCTGAGATATTGACGGGAATACTCCGTGCAGTTTTGAACTGTGGAGTTTAACATCAAGATCGCCACCTATATTAAAATACATTTTATCTTCTTCAAAACAGATATGAACAACATCTTCGTTACTATCAGAAAGTTCTTTGCCGAGTATCTTCAGCAGCTCATAAGGGATTACATCATCAACTTCTTCTATATCTGCTGTTCCTTCCATTAATATTTCCTTAGATAATCTAAAACTATCAGTTGATGCCAGGGATATCTGCTCACCGTTTGATTCAAATAACACGCCTTTTAGTATCTCATTGCCGTCATTACCTTTTTCTACGGTAACTCCAACTCTTTTTAAAACTTCTTTGAAAGATTTTTGTTCTATCTCAAACTGCCAGTTATCCTCGCGATCTGGAAATACTGGATAGTTAGCTGCTGAATCACACTGCATATTAAAATGATTATCACTGCAATAAATATCCATAGTCTTAGTTTCGTGGTCATATTCTAAATTTATCTCACTACCTCTTAAATTTGATACTAGCTTAATAAAATCTCTGGGTATTACAAATCTTGAGTCTGGAGTGTTTAAAATATCGTCCTCATCATCAATAGTTGCCGGTACGCTGCACTCTATACCAATAGCTCTGTCAGTTGCTTTGATTTCTACTGTCTCTCCATCTGTTACATTGAACATACTGCCTCTCAATAGGTCTATATCTGTCTTTTTATTTATTGCAGACTTCACTGTTTTCAAGGCTTTTTTCAAATCAGATAAAGAAAATGTCATTTTTAACATATATATGCCCCCTTCTTTAAAAAAATAATGCGGGGCGGAAACCCCGCTATTTGATTTAGTAATTGCTTCTCCAGTTCTTACGAGGACCATCACCTTTATAATAGTCTCCAGTCTTCTTCTGCTCTTTTGTATCTCCAATTAGCTGTTCAACCTGCTCAGTTGCATCCATACAGGCCTTACCTTTAACTCCATCATATTCTAACTGTACCTCTCCGTCTGTACCGATTAAGATTTCCATTTTTTCCATTGCCATTTTAGTTTCCCCCTTTTAGTTTTCATCGCCAAGTTTTGCGATGATGTATCTTGCATCTATTAATAAATATTGCTTGTCGTCTATTTCAATTTCTTTACCTGCATAAGGCTTAACCACTACTCTTTCCTTAACGTTCAATTCATCTGATACTCCATTTCCAAGTCCTAAAATAGTAGCTGTAGTTGATGGTTTCTTAGATTCATCGGTTAAGATGATACCACCTGGGCTTTTATCACTTTTTTCATCCAAACTCAATAAGGCATATCCTCTAGTTGGCTTCAGTCTGTGCATCTCCATCGTCGGCCTCCTCAATAATACCTAGTTCTTTTTCGTTTTTGATAACATCTCTTCTGTATCTAGTCAGAGATTCGGGAATAGCGCCCCTGTCTACGATTTCTTTTGCTATATCTTCTGGTATATCTATACCGTTAAATATCTTCCAATACATAACAGTTAGTAGTTGATCGTCTTTTCGGGTGGCAGGTACTTTTTCTAATAAGTACCTGACCCCCTCATATTGATTATTTTTAGGCATTAGGAACTCCAGCGACTAACTTCTAACTTGATGGTTCCATCTTCTTTTGTTGTTTCTTTCTTAACCTTCCAACTATCTTTTTTCAGACTATCGAGTGTCTTATACTTTGAGTGCAGCTGAGTAACTTCCTGGGCAAAGTTGTCTCCGTTAATACCAGTACCGTACCAATCTGCCTCCATTTCAAGTTCACCTTCATCATTCATGATAAATCCTACAGGTAAGTCCTTAACCTCTAGTTCTACTTCTCTTGACTGGCCATAATCATTTCTCATAGTGTGTGTACCAGTAATGGCCTCATAACCCATCTGTTCTAGTGCCTCTTCTAACGCCTCTAAACTATCAATTTTAACCTCAATTTTTGTAAAGTGACTCATAATATAATCGCTCCCTTTTGTTTTATTTTTTTATATTAAAATGGTGCATCGTTCTCATAGTATTTATAAACATCTGCCAAAATCTGTGCTCTCAGTTCCTGAAGCTTCTGTATGACCTTTTCCTTACTTTCATCTTTCAACAGGTCTTTGGGGATAGAGCCTTCGTATTCCCCAGATATCACTAATTCTATAAAAGACCCTTTTGAACCAAGGGCTCCAAGGTGCTTTTCAAAGTAATCTGTTATCTTAAGATGTCCAATCTTATCTTGAAATTCCATAAATGCTCCGTGAAACTCTTCAATATCTTCCTGTGCATGATCAAGAGCGATATCAAATTCCTCAGAATCTACATCTTTCTCTTTTTTAGTTTCTTTGGCTTCTTGCTCATACTTTTCAAAAATATCATCGACTATGCTTTTATTATCCTTTTCTTCCACATTAACATCCCCTCAATTAACTTAATAATGACATCCTATTTCTCTTACCACTTTTCTTAGATCTATCTGATACACCGTTTGCGGAACTTCCTTTCGTCTTCTCTTCTGAAGACTTAGAGGCAAATATAGCATTGTTTTTAGCCCACTGGCGTAATCTATCAAGCTCTCTACCTTTTGTTGTAGATAGTGGAATAGTGTTATCAACTGCCTGAACCAAGTCCTGAGTCTTAATATCTCCATCTGGTCTTTCTGTAAATACATCATACATGGCAGATACAATTGACTGTTCTAATTCGGCACCTGAGTAACCCTGACTTTGTTTTACAACATCTTCTAATTCAAAGTTCTCTGGATCTCTACCTCTTTTTTCTAAGTGGATCTTAAGAATTTCTTCTCTTTCTTCTTCGCCAGGTAAATCAACGAAAAATCTTTCATCAAAACGACCTGGGCGCAGTAATTCGGGTGGTAATTTAGAGATGTCGTTAGCTGTAGCAATTACAAAAACAGGTGCATCTTTATCCTGCAACCAGCTAAGTAGATAACCAAACACACGAGAGCTAGTACCACCATCAGTCTTACCAGATGATTGATTACCTGACAAACCTTTTTCAATCTCGTCCAAGAATAAAACTACGGGCGCAACTGCCTCGGCGACCCTTAAAGCTTTTCTGATATTTTCCTCTGAAGAACCTACAAGACCAGAAAAGATACGACCCATATCGAGCTTAAGTAAGGGCATATTCCACAATCCAGCAACTGCTTTGGATATAAGTGATTTACCACATCCAGGAATACCTGTGAGTAAAACCCCTTTTGGCTGTGGGAGACCGAACTCTTTAGCTTCATCACTGAAGGCGTTACCTCTTTTTTCTAACCAGTGTTTTAGCTGCTCCATTCCACCTACATTACTAAACTCTTCTAAGTCATTGAAGTATTCAAGTATCTGACTCTTTTTGATGGTCTGTTTCTTTTCCTCAAGCACCACTGATACATCTAATTTCTGATGCTCAGTCCAACTTTTTGCTAATATATTTTCAATTTCCTGTTCAGTCAGGCCAGAGGAGGCTTTAATGAGCTCGTCTCTCTGTTTTTCTGAAGGTAAGTTCTCTTTATCGGTAAAGTGACTTAGCTGCTCAATAGCTCCGTCAATCAACTCAGCTATCTCTTCTTTGTTAGGAAGTGTAAGCTCAAGAACAGTTACCTTCTTTTCAAGCTCGATTGGAAGTACCAGCTTCGGGGCGATAATAACAATAGGAGTATAAATATCATCAGTCGATTTAATATTCTTTAAGGCCCTTTTAATCTGGTCATCTTCCATGAAAGCATGATAATCCTTTAACATGAACAAGGAATTATTTTCTCTTTCATTTACATACTGTAAAACTCCCAAAGGATCTAATTCCTCACTAACATTAACTTCATCTTTACCCTGCCATAAACCACCAGGAAAACTCCAACTATAAAAATCAAGTGACAATTCATCTGATATATCCTGCAGTAATCTTTCAGCTCTATCTTCCTCATGTGTCTCAATGTAGAGAATTGGATACTGAGCCTTCAAGAGATTTACGATATCTTTAGTAGTGTTATCTAACATAAATAATTTCCCCCTCTTAATTAATTTCCTAAAATCTTATTAAATCTGTTCTTGACGCCTTCATTCTTTCGTTTTTCTTTCTTCTCTTTTTTGACATTTTTATTAACTTCTTCATTTATCTTAATCGACATTATTCTATTTGCGGTAACTGTATCAGAAGATCGTTTTGCCTGTAACTTCTTTATCTGCATCTCTCTTAAATCACCTGAAGTAAGGCTCTTTAAGATGGGGTGCTCATTAGTATTAAAAGTTACATAAGACTCTTCCCGGCCATAATCATCTATTCTGGCCCCTACAATGTCTATCTTTGTCTTATCATTGTAATCAATGAATGACAATTTACAGTCACTGATTAACGGTTCATCTTCAAGACCGCTAGAGAATACAGCATCTTTTAACTTCCCTTTTGTCACAACAGTAGGAGAAGATATACCATCTTCCAGGCTGCCCTCGAAAACAAGTTCATCGAACCTAAGAACAACCGTGTCTTCATTACCTGTTTCTACAAGAACACCCTCTCCTTCAAAAGAGAATTCCTTATCAATATTATATTCTCGATACTTATCTTTAACATTTATCTTGCCGCTATTAAAATTAGCATCAAAAAGCCTGTTAGATGTATTGGTTAAATCTTCTCTTACCTCATCTATCAGTTTTTCAAAGTTTTCCTGCTCATGAAGTAGTATTCTTTCCTCTATACAATCGATAATCATTTCTTCAAACGCACTCTTATCTATGGTTATTGAAACCATGTCTTGAGTGTATCCTCCACCATTGGGGCTATCAAGAGTTCCTTTACATTTAAGAATAAGCTCTTCTCCCATATTCTGAGATAAGGTATAACTAAATTTAATCAACATATTCTTATCTTTATCTTCTTCATGGGTAAAAAGACTAGAGTCGTTTGGAATTTGCAAAACATCAAGCATATTATAATCTACATAATCAGTATTTTTATTTACTGCCTTCATACCTTTCACCTCTCTTAATAATCGTATTCTACTATCTCACCCTGTTCTAGGCTTTTATTAATGTCTATAACTCTTTGATTTGAGCTACCTACAAACTTAAAGTTTCCAATCTCGAGTTTATTTTCTTTCTGAAATTCTCCATCTACCAAAATATCTACAGATTCAATTAACTTCCTAGCCTCTTCAAAATAATCTGCCAGGTTATCACCCATTAAATCTTCATATTTATAGCCGGTATAACTTAATACTGTAAAATCATGTTCGTGCAGTATGTCAGCTATCTTAGCCAGCTGTCCTGCCCACAACATCGGTTCACCACCGCAAAAAGATACTTTTTTGTTGGGAGTATTTTCTATAAGATCAGCTGCAAGTTCTTCAACAGTGAGTTCTTTCCCACCACTAAGTTCCTGCAAGGATTCATTGAAGCAGTTTTCGCAAGACTTATAACATCCCTGAACATATATTGTAGTTGTTGGCCATGGTCCGCCAATCTTGTTTTTGTACTTTACACCGCCTAATCTTATTCTGTCTTTATACTTGACACCTTCTAATCCTGTTTTATTAGATTCCAACATCAAGCTCCTTTCCGCATTCTACGCATATTATTTTGTGTCTAACATCTTTTACAGGTACTTCTTCGTAGTGCTTTAACTTCTTGTGATCCGTTGATATTTTGATCTCTTCTTCTTTCCTAAAATACTTAGAATCACAATCTTCACCTTCGCACCGATAAATACCAGTTTCATGAGTAAGCATTAGTTTAACACCTTCTTCTGTAAGAGATTATTTTCCTTATAGGCAAATCTAAGCTGTGAAATTAATTCCATAATGTTTTCGTATGTTAAAACCATATACATAGCTTCTTCTTTCATTCTAAATACAAGTGCAGGTATCTGATTACTGCTTGCTTCGTTCTCGATCTTATTTAAAACCTGTTTTTTGATTGCATATTTAGCTTCACCCTTTGAATTTGTAGTGTTTCTCTGCTTTGCCTCGACAAGCATTATTTCGTCATTTACGTCACCTGGCATTGTCCATATAGCACCAGAACGTATCTGCCTTCTCGACTCGCTTAACAAAGGGAATATGCTCTCCTCGTAGTCATCGCTGGCTATCTGGTCTTTAAATCTTATGTTTTCATCTATTAAAAACTTAAGGTGAACTACAAGGTCTGATATATAGCCATATTCAGTCATGATATAAGCTGTATCATCATTTTTGAACTTAAAACTTGTGGCAAAAGATTTTCCGTTAATGTCCGAGTATAAGTCCTTTTGATAGACTGTGTAACTACCTTCTCCTCTGACCTCACTAGCCTTACCATCTATTATTTCAAGATAGTTAGTATGATATTCTTTCATGCCAAAAACTCTCTTTTTACTCAGTGATTTATATGCTGATTTAGCAATAGGAATTGCATTCAAACTGTCAGCAACCTGTTGTTCTAGGCCTTCCCAGCCGGACTGAGCTTTGTTGGAACGTTTTCTGTGTTTTTGGTTCCACTTATCTTTAGGAAGCTTAAGTAGTCTTAAATCATCACATAAATAACACTTACTGCTGTTTTTACATCTGTCAAAATATTGACAATCGAATAGATTTTCTGACATATTATCGCTCCATTTTTAAATATTTTATTAAATTACACCAAAAATAAACTACATGGAGAGGGGTGAGGTCAAATCTATGATTTGACGGAATTCCCCTAGAAATGTAGTAGGTTTAGAATTAGATGTTAAATACTTGCCTCTATTTTTAGGATGCTGCTGTCAGTTATAAGCATATCTCTTTTAGCATCAAGAGATTTAACAATATCATCCATAAACATCTTTCTTCTCCTTAATTCTTTTTTGGCTTCGATCATTGTCTGATCCGTTTCCTCATAACTTACTCTACTGAGCGCCTCATTGACAAGTGCATCTCTTTCATCATTGTTTCTGCCTTCTTCAAATAGTTCGTTGAACAGGCCGCTTTTTACCATTGAAAGAGCTGTCTTTATGTTCTCAAAAGCACTTCTTATTCTAGAGTGAGTAACTCTTACCTCTGTGTAAACAGCGTCAATTTGAGAAATTAGATTCTTAATATCGGTTGTCGTTGGATCTGGAGGTATAACTATATCTTTAACTCTCCGCTCATAATCAAATTCAAGCTCGTTCCACTCTTCTGGAGTCAATAAGGTCACCTACCTCTCAATGGACTTAATCTTACCAACTTTATCTACTAATTTTTCAAAAGTTTCTTCTACTGTTAAGTCGGTATTATCTATTTTTATATCAAATCTGGCATCATCAAGTGCTGTTTCTGTATTATGAGTTAACCATTCCTCTTTGATGATACCGTATTTTTCTTTCAGTCTTTCTTTCCTGACCTCTTCATCTGTTTCTAATCTTACTGTGTAGAAATCTTCCTGCCTTAACAAATCCATTTCTATTGGAAATCTCATATCATCAACTACAACTCTATCGTGTTTCGGTAATTCGTCATTTATTAAATAATCTATCCAAACATCTGATTTAATATCTACTAATGTTTGGCCAAGATCCTGCAGTAGAGGTCTATTTTTACCTTCTACTGGATCATAAGAGTAAAATATATTGCCAACTGCCAATAAGGCCTTATTAAAATCGTTTATAGGTATCTGCCCAAATAAATCTAAAAGATGTTGTGTTAACTTTGGAGAAAGTTTGCCGGTATTGTCTAATAGTTCTGGCGTGTGGAGTTCTGCGATTTCTTTTATCTTGTCTGCTATGGATAATTCTTCATTGTCAAGTTCATCTGCTATCTTATTTGCTAGCGTACTCTTACCTGTTGCCATTTTTCCAGAAATTGCTAGATTCATTGTTAGAAATATCCTCCCGTTATCTATTTATTGATATTAAATAAAAAAAGAGCCCCTATTTTTTCTAGGGACTCTTACTTAACAGAGAGAGGTCAATCTTTTTTAGCGTCAGACATAATATCATTTAGGTTACTTTTTAATACTTGTCCTAATGCAATAGCTACTTCATCATCCTTGTTATCCTCGGAATCCTTTTGGCGACGAACTATTATTTCATAATTATCGCCAAAGTCAATAGCTTTTATGACGCGTTCTTTCTGTTCCCTATACATATCTAATTCTTTGTGTAAATCCCTTATTAATTTACGGTTTTTCCTGAATATATCTAGTATATCCTTAGACATTTTTACTAACTCTTCGCCTTCTGTTATCCAATGGTCGAAGACTTCTAGGTCATTTTCTGAAGTGTCTAACGGAATAATTTTATTCGGTTTACTTCTATCAGGTGTTTCCTCTATTTCTATTATGCCGTTATCTTCGAGTGTGTGCAGTGCTCTAAAGACTGTTGCGGTAGAATGATTGGTTGCTGACGCGATGTCTGAAATAGATTCTTGCATAACCCCTTCATCCAATGATCTTCTTGTAATATAGTTTAATATATTATCTTCAGCTTTGGTCAATGATATTACCTCCTCTCCTTTTAATATCAATTATTTTACTGTATTTTTAGTATATCACTTATGTATTACGAAGTCAATATATAAGTGATAATTTCTGTAATACACTTACTAAATACCTATTAAATAAGGGAATAATAGGGAATTAGATATAATAATGTATAGGGTGTAGGAGTTAATGTCGTATAACTCACTACTTTACGAAATCATTATACCACACTGTGTTGAATATAGTAAGGGGTGTAATACAAAAATTTACTTTAATTGAATAACTTCCATTTTAATTTCCTCTATTAGGTCCTCAGTAAGGTTATCATTATACCCATTTTTGTAATATACCGTGTTAACCCCTGCATTTATCAATATTTTAGTACAGATACTACAAGGCTTATCTGTACAGTACACCGTAGAGTCTTCTGTCTTTACTCCATGAAGAGCGGCCTGAGTGATTAGATTCTGTTCTGCATGCACACCTCTACATATTTCGTGTCGTTCACCACTTGGTACATTTAATTCTTCTCTTAAACACCCTGTTACTTTACAGTGAGCAACATTCTTTGGGGCACCATTATACCCTGTGGCCAATATCTTTTTGTCTTTGACTAAAACTGCACCAACATTTCTTCTAAGGCAGGTTGACCTTTTAGAGGCCAACTCTGCCATTTCCATGAAGTATTGGTCCCAACTAGGCCGGGACATTTTCTTTCTCCACTTCTACATCTTCAACCTCAATTGCGTCAAACTCTCCGATTCTGACAGGGGTTTCTGAAATGAGATAGCCTATTCTATTTACCTTCCAGTAACCATCGAGTATGAAATCCTCTCCGTTATTTTCTAAAAGAGTATAGATGTGATACCCTTTTCTCTTGACAAGATCATACATTCTTTCTTTCATAGCCTCTCTCTCGTACTCATCCCATAAGTAGTACCAGATGTTATACTTAATTGCCTCGTCTTTATCCATTTTAGGTGGAATAAGATCAGTCTCATCCATGAATTCCTTATAGGTCTTTACTAGTTTCGGCTTTGCCATCTTCTGTCTCCTCCTCATCTTTTTCTTCAACACTTCTGTGTTTATTGTACCTTAACTTTTTACTACAGGCACTACATTTATAATCCAATGATTTGGCAGTTTCTTCTTTATATACCTTCTTACAGTTGATACATAGACAATACCTGGCGACTATTATCACCTCTTATTTCTCTGTCGTAAGTGTAATATCTTCTTCTTTTACTAACTCTTCTATATTTTCAAGTTCTACACTGTTTACATTATCCATTATCCAATCTACATCTTTAATAGCATCTTGATATTCTGTAACACTATCGAATACAAGAAAACTCCACTGAGGATAATTGCCTGGGATTTGTTCATAACTTAATACCTTATTGTTGCCATCAGTATCTGGAATGATCACTGACCTATGCATATTATCCTCAACTGTTTGCCAAACATCTACTAAAGACTCTTTTGATTCATAAAGACCAAACTCTCTAATTTTAAGTTCTGTCATAATAATTTATGCCCCCTTCTTATATGATATTAATTCTTCTTTATCCATTTCCAATTCTTTTATCAAATTATCTCTTTCAATGCCCAGCGCATTAGACGCTTGATTGATATATAAATCTTTCTCGGCGGGAGTAAAGGCTATCTCAAACAGTTCCTTAAGCTCCTCAATTGCCTCTATTTGAGACTCTGTAACTACCTTCCTGTATTTGTTTATAGACTTATCCAGGAAGAACTGAGAGGCAAATACGGCCTTGTTGTCGATAAATAAAGATATCTTATCTTTCATCGCATTACAGGCCTCTGCAGGATCTCCTACCTCACTCGATACTATCTTAGTAGTTATTCCTTCTTCTTTGAGTCTTTTTACCTGTCTATAGGCAAAATTATGGCCAGCATTATCGTCATCAACAAAGATAATTACTTCATCTGCTAGCTTTTTGAGCATGTTTATGTGATGGTCAGATAAGGCAACACCCATAGTAGCAACTGAATTGATTACATTATATTTATGAAGTAGCATTACATCTGTATAACCTTCAACAACTATGGCAGTATTGGTGTTTCTTATTTCCTTTTTAGCTTTATCATAACCAAGTAGCAGGTTGGACTTTTTAAATATGTCCGATTCTTTCGAATTGATGTATTTTGGTCCATTTTCATCTAAAAACCTTCTGTATCCAAAACCCACTGTTCTTCCTGCAGCATTCTGGATAGCAAAAGCTATTCGGTTCCTAATTGCTTTATAAGGATAATCGGAAGGAACTAAACCTATTCTCCATTCATCTATATCTTTAGTATCTAAACCCCTTTTTGACAGATACTCAAGGCCTTTCTTGTTGCTCTGAAGATTACCCCAAAACATTCTGTTTAGTTCTTCGGTTTCCTCAACCTTTTGGATCATCCTCTTTTGTTTTGGTGATAAATCTTCTTCTGGTTTATCTATTCCAGCTCTGTCTGCAAGATGCAGAACAGCCTCCTGCCAGGTTAAATCTTCGATCTTTTCTATAAAAGATATTACATCTGATCCATTACTGTTTCTTCTTGTGCCAACTCCGCACCCATAACAATAAAACGATTGTGTTGACGGATAAACTTTAAAACTGGCTGTATCTTCATCATGAAAAGGACAAAGGGACTGATAAATAGCCCCTTTTCTTTTTAAGTCAACATATTCTCCTATAACTTCTATTATGTCATTTGTCTCTTTAACTTCTTCTATAAACTCATCTTCAAGATGCATCCACTTCACATCCTTCTTTTTTATTATAAAAATCATCGTAACTTAAATAATCTACTACTTTTCTTCCATTTACTACTAAAACGAAGTCACTAACATCATAAAATTCTTTCCCATCTTCTATGAGCTTTAAAGATGCGTTATTATTTAAGATATTAGCTATTTTTTCTTCTATTTTTTCAAATGGAGACATCTTATCATAAAATTCCCGGTAAAATTTTATTATCTTTTCTTCGGCAATCCATTCTCTATCCATATTCTTGTAGTAGATATCGTCAGGTAGACTTCCTTTAATTTTATAATCTATTCTTTTATCGTCTACAGGATCGGGAGATTTATCGTAGCATTCTTTACATGCTGCCTTTAAGTTTTTTGGCCAATCAGAACCACCATCTGTCCTTCTCTTGATTCTTATGGCTTCTGTTGCCTCAGCTCCGCATTCCTGGCATATATGATCATCACGCCAGATAACATAGTTTCTGAGTGCATTTCTTTCTTCTTTTGTTATTAATAACTTAATAGCTCTTCCCTGTACCTGTATGGCATGGCCTCTCTCAATTAATTCATTAGCTTCAGCAAGGCTGACAGGGTCTATCTCAATACCCTGCCTATTTACCACCTTAACTGGGTCTGTGTCCTCCATAAACCGTCCTCCAATCAGTAAATTATTATTAGATGTGTTAGTGTATAAATTAGTAGAGTGTCTCCAGCAAGCTGGATATAAAAGTTATATCTTTTTGGAGCGTTGATGAACTGATTGTAATTCTTTATGATTACTCTGCCTATCATTCCAATATCATAAAGAGCAAATAGCAATAATAAAACACAAAATACTGTTAAATGTAATGGCATATATGTGCCTCCTTTTACTTAGGTGACCTATAAACAAAAGTCTTAGATTCTTTTTCTGCTGTGCCTGGTAGTAATTTACCTGTATTTTTCTTTTGTTCCTCTACGTACTTCTTAAAATTTCTTTTTCTAATAGACTTTTTAGTTCTGATATACTCATCTGTCTGATCTTCTAACATAGATTCGATATAGGACATTGCCTCATCTTCATCTTCGATATCTATCTTAGTCTTTTGAGTAACATAAGCAGAGCCAACATCTGGATAGGAGAGAGTTTCTCCATCGTTTTGTTCAACGATAAATGCCTCTAATCCATCTCTTATGATCTGAGCTTCAGACTCAAGACTATTAATCTTTTCTTTCAATACTTTTACTTTCTGCCTCTTGTAATCATTTAAGTCTTCAATCCTTGCCTGTAGGCTGTCGAGTTTGGCCATCATTTTAACGGCAGTATTTTTGTCTGTTATATCCAGGTCGTCTGTTCCTAATTCCTCATTAATGTCTTCATACTCAAAGTAATTTGTTAATGCTGGTGATCCCATATTATACAACCTCCCATGTTTTTTTGAAATGCTTTTTGGCTTTGTCCATTATCCATCCAATACCATTGTGGTCTTTCATATATTCATCTACAGAGTTATAAAAAAGTATAGTTGAACCATGTCCTTCAACATTATCCCAGGCCACAACTTTTCTATCATCAGTTAACCATACTAAATGCTTATCCTGACTATCAGGTATTGATGCCGCAAACAGGGCGTCGTTTTCCTGAAGTGTTATTCCGCTAGTCCCTGTTACTTCAAATCTCAGTTTTTTCATACTTTTTATCCTCCTCTGTCAAGTCGTCTACATTTAGTAGATTCTTTGTTGGGACAGACTTCCAATTCTTCCCTCTGCCTGCAAATGGTTCTGCACCATCAGTAAAGACAGTTATCTCTGAGTATTTTTTATCTTCTGTCATACTTTTTACTCTAAATAGAGGGTTATTATTAAAGGGCCATCTTTCTAATATTACTCGATGATACACAATATTACTAGTTTTTATCTCTGCCATCCTATCCCTCCTCTATATCTTTTAATTCTTTTAAAACAGCGTTTTTAATTCTTCTAATATTACCGTGAAGATTATCAAACTTTTCGTTGATTATTTCCTCTGTCTTTTCTTCAACTACATGATCAAAGACACTTTCCATTCTTTTAGCAACTTCCATAAAAGAAACTTCGTGGCCATTAACGGTGAATTCTACTTCCATAGTCTCAGAATCAAATTCCTCTTCATAAATCATACTTGAATTTTCTTTTGTGATTGCAACCAGTATCATCCAGGCTGCAAAATCGCCATTATCATTAGCCTCTATCCAATTAATAGTTTCACTCATCTGACCACTCCTTTAAAAATAGTTAATCAATTCAATTGTTATAAACCATTTAAGGCAAGGGGAGTCAAACGGTTTTATTGACGCCCCGAAGCCGTAATGGTAAAAGTAAGTCTAAGGCCTATACTTGGGATCGATTTCGTTTACGAATTGTTCGAATTTAGTCTTATAGACATCTTCGATAGGAGCTTTATACTCTCCCTCGTGCGGGCCATAAGTAAACTTATATCTTTTATATGAGTTAGATGAAATATTTTTATCGAAAGGAAAGATTTTTTCAATCTTTTTCTTGATCAGCATTTTTTCTGGTCTATCTACAAGATAAACAGAATCGCTTTCTATATACATTCCTGTTTCATCAATAACCTTTTCTGCTGTGGCTGTCTCTTTTCCGTAGAATAAGGGACTATCATTCCCAAATCTAGTACCGTCAAGAACATCATGCTTATGACCAATATTCATTGAAACTCTAAACTCAACATAATATTTAGAATCGTTGAAATTATAAAGTTTAATATCAACTCCTCTAAACCTTTCTAAGAATGCTTTTAAGTCTTTTTTCTCGAGCAAAAATCCATCATAAGTAATGCTTTTTTCCATCTTCATATACAAATACCCCCAGATATTTTATTGATTAAAAGTTTAAACTAACCGCGGCAAAAGGTTTGGCATCTGACCCGTCTGAACCCGGGTCGTAAACCACACCTCCAGAAACACTAACATTATTTGATGTTGACAGTTCTATAATTATTTCGTTCTGTTTTTTGATAGTATCGTATAAATCATCTATAGTAATTTCTAAGCTATCAACTGAGTCTTCAGCATTATCATATTGTTTCCCCATAACTTCGTATTCTTTTTTATATTCTTCTGAGAGCCTGACTGCTTCATCTCTTTGGTTTTTAACCTTTACCAGTTCGTCTAATGTGTCAAAATAAAGATCTTTCATTCCACTATAGGTATCGGGAAGACTTTCTTGTTCCTGAGCTCTACCGACACCTGTAAAAGAGATAACTATAATTATCATAAAAATTAACATCTTAGGTCCGTTTTTCTTGATGTCATTCTTTAGACTTTCCAAAGAGTCATCTAATTTTTCTTTATTTGTCCTTGATTCATCCACCTTAGACTGCCTATCTTCCTGTTTCATCTTCTCTTCTGACTTGGTAGTATGATAATCCTCAGAGGCATCTTCCTTAAGCTTTCTTGCCTTCTGAAGTAGTTTATTGTCTTTATACTTACCAAAAGTAATAACTGCCAGCGCGACACCACCAATAACTAAAAGTATAACCTTAATCTTGTTCCACATTTATTAACACCTCGTTTTAGAATTTACCTGTATGGCCAAAGCCGCCTTCTCCTCTTTCTGTCTCCTCTAACTGTTCGCAAATAACGGGATCCATATATGTTATCTTGGAGAAGATACCCTGTGCTATTCGCTGTTGTTCATGTATTTTTCTTGGCCACAACTTGGTATTTTGAATAATGACACCAATATTACCGATATAACCACTGTCTATAGTTCCCGTATGGACAAGCCATCCACCTCTCGACATTCCACTTCTGCCTGTTATTTTAAACTGATATCCAGGTGGAATCTGAAGTCTTAAGTTGGTTTTTATCAACACTGTCTGAAAAGGCAAGATCAACTTATTTTCGATAGAATATAAATCATAACCTGCATCATACTCATGTGCATGTTTGAAAGCCGGTACTTCATCATATTCTTTAACATATTTTACTTTTCTATAGTCAACATCATTAACTTTAATTATTATCACCCTTTTTGTACTTTGTTATATCTATTCCTTTATCTTTGAGAAAGGCCAGACAATCTTCGTATTCTCCAGCCATTTCTCTATGAAAATATTTATTTAATACTGTATATATTGTTATGTTGTCATCAATAACATGTAACTTAGCGAGCTTGTATTCGGGCTCCTTATAAGTTGTTAGCATTAATGTAATTTTCTCCTTCTGCTCTTGCTATAAGCTCATCTATTACTATTATCTTTAAGTCGCGGCGACCAAACTTTCTGGCCCAGTCTAAATCTGGATGATAAATATCTATTCTTTTACCCTGTATGTGCTTATAGGTACCATTGGATATTCTAGAGTTATCTCTTTTTCCTGTATCTTCAACAATAAAGAATCCGTTATTAGGTTTATCTGAAAACTCAGGAATATAAACTCTGGTTCCAATCGGTAAGACATTCGGATCAGCAGCTATGGTGTGCCATCTCTTAACCTCTTTCCCACTTTTAGTAATTCCATAAGCTGGGTGGCCAGGAGTTTTACCTGTTGATTCTGCCCCAGCTGTATAGGCAGTAGCCGTAAAGCTGTGAGTGGCAAGTGGTACTTGTTTTAGTATTGTTTCTATATTATAATTTAATATGGATTGTGTTTCTTTCAATCGAGAACTGGTTACTGCTAGGTCTGAACTAGCAGCGGCCAGTTCTTCTTTTAATGTACTGTTTTCTCTAATTGAGGCCTGATATTCTTCCTTCAATGTGTCATATCTGAAAGTAATATCAGCAACCTTATCCAAGAAAAAGCCGGTTATAGGTAATGAAACACCGAATATCACAAAAACCAGTAAAAGAAATAGAAAATTACTTATATTTATACTGTAAGTATCATCATTCCTATTCAGAAGTCTACCAAATAGGGTATTCTCATATATATACTCCATTTCTAGGCCCCCTTAGATACTGAACTCTCGAAATACTGTTCTTCCTTAAAGACACCAGGGTCTATTTCTTTTAAAAACTGTGATGGAGCTCTAAATACATGATTACCATATAAAAGTCGGCGGCGAGTGTAAGTCAAATGAAGTTCTTTTTCTGCTCTTGTAAGAGCAACGTAAGCTAGACGCCTCTCTTCATCTAAATCGCCTTCTTCCATACTCCTATCATGAGGGAAGATTCCCTGCTCCATTCCAATTACAAATACTACTGGAAATTCTAAACCCTTTGCCGTATGAATGGTCATCATCTTTACACTGTTTTCATCATCTTCTATATTATCTATATCACTTACTAAACTCATATTCTGTAGAAAACCTAAAACACTTGGGTCCTGTTCGTTCTGATCGTAGTCTTCAGCAACTTCTATTAGCTGATCTACTCTGCCTACAGCTTTTGAGTCTAACTTTTCTTTATAATCAGTTACCTCAACTATTTTTTCTACAGTATCTTTTACTGTGCTCTCTTCTGAGACTGTTTTTAATACATCTACAAAAGATTTAACAGCATTTTTTGCCCTTGTACTGAGTGATCCAACTAAATTATAGGAAAATACCGCGCCCATCAGCCCAACTTCTTCATGAATACCGTATTCTTCAAGCTTTTCTAAAGTTTTATCGCCTATACCTCTGGTCGGAGTATTGATAATACGTCTTAGGCTGATATTATCTTTAGGATTTGCTATAACCTTAAGATATGCAACCAGATCTTTAATCTCTTTACGGTCGAAAAAGTCAAAACCTTTAACAATTTCATAAGGGATTTGGTTTTTGATAAACTCTTTTTCTATTTTCTCAGTTAGGGCATTCAACCTGTATAAGATAGCAATATCTTCGAATTTATAATCGGTTGATCTAACTAAGTGTTTTATTTCTTCTGTAATGTGCCATGCCTCGTGCTTTGGATCATCGCATTCTACTAGAGAGATAGGTTCTCCTGGATCTGATTCAGTCCATAACCTTTTGGGCTGTCTTTCTGGGTTCTGCTCAATTAAAGTATTGGCTGCATGGAGAATCGTATCTGTTGAACGATAGTTTTGTTCAAGCTTATACACCTGAGAATTATTATAGTCTTTTGCAAATGATAAAATATTACTGACATCTGCTCCGCGAAACCCATAGATACTCTGGTCTGAATCTCCAACTACAAATACTTTAGCATTAGAACCTGTTATCTCTCTTAAAAACTCGTATTGAGCCTGGTTTGTGTCCTGATATTCGTCAACAAGTATATGCTGGAACCTTTTGTGAAGGCCCTGCTTTAAATCGGGATTTCTCTGAATCATTGTAGCAGTATTTTTTATTAAATCACCGAAGTCCATCTTGTTTTCGAAGTGCAGCTCTTCCTGGTATTCATAAAATACTCTTACTGGAGGGTAATCTGAGCTATCTGTTTCTTCTTCCAGCTCTCTTGGCCCCTTCATCGAGCTTTTTAGAAAACTAAAGTATGAAGCCATCTCAGAAGCATCAAGTCTATCTTTATAACCTAAATCTTTAATGATATTTCTAATCATCTTGACCTGGTCGTTTCTATCACATATCGTAAAATTATCTTCATAACCTAAAAGCTCTGCATTAGGCCTAAGTAACTGAATACATACACTATGGAATGTACCTGCCATTATATTCTTACCAACATCGCCCACAAGTTCAGTAACTCTTTCTTTCATTTCATTTGCCGCCTTGTTGGTAAATGTAAGTAGCATTATGTTATCTGGGTGCACTCCTGTATCTAATAAGTGGGCAACACGATAAGTCAGTACTCTTGTTTTACCACTACCCGCGCCGGCAATTACAAGTGAATGACCACCATCGTGATAGACAGCATCCATCTGTTGCTGATTCAGCCCGTTAAGCATATTTGGCATCTAAATCATCTCCTATATCTATTTTTAAATAGCACTGCATAAAACATTTACTTACTGGCCTTATGCCCTGCTTAAAACATTCTTTAATATCAGTAGATGAAACATAAGTCTCATCCTCTAAAATTATTTCTCCTGTTAGTACCGAGTCTTTCCTATTTGTTATGTTGAACTCCCAACTGCTATCTACTCTATCTAGATTGGATATTGCTTTTTGAGATTCTATATCTGTGTTCCTCATATAAGCACTCCTATTTATTATATTGATAATTACAATAGTGTCTTTTTCTCCTCTTTGAGTTCATCACAACCATGTGATCGCAATCTTTACAACTATCTACATCACTTAATTCTCTGCCAAATATTGATTTTCTTCCAGTAAACATCGGTATCTTTGAACTGGCAAACATCAAATTTCCGCCCATAGGGACTAGAGATTCATCATAATCTGGATATTTCACTTCTAAAAGATACTTACAAATTAAAGGCTCAGGAGAAGGCATATTAAGAGGCCTCCTTTGAACCTTTAAGAAAGTCTTCAAGAGTTTTACTAGAATCTCTGTATCTTTCTGCAAGATTGACTATTTCTCCCCACGACATACCCTCAAATCTTCTATAAAATGTGCTTACGGAAGGAAAGCCCTGGCATTTTGTCTTCCATTCTTCAGAACTTGGAATAAAATCGAAAACATCTCTTGCATAAATTATATAATCCAGTAACTCTTCTTTAGAATAAGAACAATAACTTGGTCTTGGGTCTATTCCTGCTGCCTTGTATGTCTCCTCCATGCTTCCAAATTGTTTTCTAAATGTGGAAGGAGAGGGGGTGTAGGAATCATATCTGATATCTTTATTAGAAGGTGACCTACCCAATCTATCGGCTAAATCACGTATATATACAATTAATTCTTCTTTATTATATTTAACTCTTGCAGTATTAACCTGTGGAATATCAGCCTGTTCAAGAGCATTAGACCAGGTACCAAAATGATTAAGAAAAGTCTGAGCTGAAGGATAGTCTGGATTTCTACTGATTGCGGTGGTTGTGGGTGTTTCCTTGTATAGCTCATAGTATTGCTGTAACATCTCTATTAAATCTATCTTTTTATATCCTTTACCCATTTAATCCACCTCCGTTTAACCTGCTTTTTCCAGTTCCTCTTCATCATCATTGTCATCGTCTGTTCCATTATTTATTTTATCTTTAATTTCTTCAAATACTTCCTCGTTAAGTCTTAGGTATTCAGAAAAGTTATCTCTACCCTGTTGTTTATGCTCTAAGCCCTCGTCATCTTCATAAGAGTACCAGGCACCATTTAATTGGATAATTTCCTTTTCTGTACCAACATCTATCAATTCTGCCACATTATCGATAGCTCTTTCATCATAAAATAGGTTGAATTCAGCTATTCTATATGGAGCTGCAACCTTATTTTTAGTAACCTTACATTTAACCGGGTGGCCAACTTCAACCTTATCGAATTTAATTGGCTTTAATCCTCTAACTTTAATTCTAATTGTTGAATAAAACTTAAGCGCACGTCCCCCGGGAGTAGTTTCTGGATTGCCAAACATTACACCAACCTTTTCTCTGATCTGATTTATCCAGATTACAAGGCAGTTATTTTTGGCCATAGCACCAGTAAGTTTTCTCATCGCTTTAGACATTAGTCTTGCCTGTAAAGCCATCTGCTGATCTTCCATTTCCCCTTCTAATTCTGCCGCTGGAGCCATAGAAGCAACCGAGTCAACAACTAATACACTAACCTCACCAGAACGGATGAAAGCTTCTATTATATTAAGAGAGATTTCTCCACCTTCAACTTGTACTAAATCTAATTCTTCATTATTTACGCCTAATTGAGCTGCTCTTTCCTTGTCATAAACTCTTTCATTATCTGCATAAACACAATGTAACCCCATTTTCTGTGCCTGTGCCACAATCGACATTGCAACTGTTGACTTTCCTCCACCCTGGTTACCATATAATTCAACCGATCTTCCGAGTGGTAATCCACCTACACCAGTTGCCTGATCTAATAAAAGACTTCCTGTTGGGATAATTATATTGTCTTCTATTTCATCTGCTGTTTTAATGGCGCCATCATATTTTTTATTAATACTTTTTCTTAGTTTATCTAGTTTAGATTTAGACATTACAGCACCTCCTTTAAGGATAACTTTAAATCTAAAAGTCTTCTTCTTACTAAGGAACTTTCTTCTTTCTGTAATTCTAAAATAGCTTCTAATTCATCATAAACATCTCTAACATCAGTTATATTTTGCTTAAGAGAATAATCAGAACCGTGTCTTATTTCATCTACCTCGTCTTTTAAGAAATCTACACAATCTTTTTTAGAACTTTTGTCGCATAATGCGATCACAAAATTATGGATAGCATTTTCTAATTTTTCTTGTTCCACATAAATCCTCCTTAGAATTATAGGTCGAGCAGGATTTTAACCTGCCTACCGGTTACCCTCGTCTTATTAATTACGGTGGGGCGGCGTTTCCCACATCTCTTTTTATAACCTTAATCTAATTGCTATCATAAAAGTTAATGTTGATTTATTTCAGTGCTTACCAAAAGAATAAGGTAGTGATAGTTGCCCGTTCTATCCTCGTAGTTAATTAGACTTCGGATTTTGTATTTACATTCCGACCATTAGTAAAAATGAGAGGGAGGTTTCCTATTGCAGTTAAGAAAGAGCCGGCTAAAGCTCGACTACCTCCCCCGAAAATCTATTTAAATAATGTACAGGGAGCCCTCAAAGCTCCCTGGTTAATTATTCGTGATTAAAATGGAACATCTACATTATTTTGGTTGGGATTAGAGTTCTGGTTGTAGTTTCCTTGATTATTGTTCTGCTGATTGTTGCGCTGGTTGTTATTGCGTTGATTGTTCTGCTGATTATTGTTCTTCCCACTATTTTTAGCAGAATCTAAAAACTCAACGTTATTTGCTCTTACTTCAATCCAGGTCTTTTTATCTCCACTTCTGTCGTTATAGGAGTCTACTCTGATTGCACCATTTACTGCCACTTTACGTCCTTTATTCAGATACTGATTTACTGTGCCTGCAAGTTTCCCCCAGCATACAATAGGTACAAAATCTGTACCCTGTTCTCCATTAGAGTCAGTGTACGGTCTATCTGCCGCCAGTCTGAAATTGGCCTTTGGAGTGTTGTTATTTCCAACCTCCTGATATTCTGGGTCTGCTGTCAACCTACCGATTAAATTAATGTTATTCATAAATACTCATCCTTTCCTAATTTTTAATATTATTTTTGTTACAAATTTAACGCGACCGCTCAGAAGGGGGATAAATCAAGTTGTTTTTTACTTGAATTATCACCCGATGAGTGGCATTAATTGATTTTACTCACAAGTTTAAGTAATTCACTTTTAGAATCGATATTCTCATAAAGACTATCAAACTGTTCTTGGTCTAATTTAATAGTCACATAATTGTAATTGAATATCATCGTAAATTCTAACTGACTTGCTTCTGGGTTGTAGAGTTCTAAGTCTATTGAGTTGTCTGTTTTTTCTGCTATATAGAATAATCCTTCTTCTATAGATCTTTCTATGTCGTTGTATGCTGCAAATAAGTAGTGTTCCAAAAAAGATCAATCCTTCCTATTGTTGTGGTTTTTAATCATATAGTATATTTTCTTGAACAACCCCCTTAAAAAATAATCTACTTCTTCGATAACAAACATCACAAGGTGAATGATTATGCCAAACCAGAGTAGATAAAGCCAAACCGCTAAAAGAAAAAAGGCTGGTAAGATCATATACATATTAAATTCCTCCCAATAGTAGGCGCCAAAAGTGTTTTATTTATAAAGACGACATAAATCCCCCTAAAAATCTCGTCTCTTTACATATAAGTACCTATCGGCGCCATTTGGGAATTAATGGCGGGAATAACCCCACCACTTAAGTACTTATAATTAAGATTACTCTATTTCTGACTCCAGCTGCTGCTTAACCGCTTCTCCAAACTCGATATCTTGAGTAAATCCATTTTCGATACCGTTTTCTTTGGAGATCTGAGCCTTATAAAGGTCTTTCTTTACGGCCATTAAAGTATCTTCAAGAAAATCTTGATACTTATATTCTGGAGTTAAGTCTTTGCTGTGCATTAATTCAAGTGCTTTATTATAGATTTTCTCTACATCTCTACCCATAATATCTGCAATTGTTTTATCTTCAGCATCTCCAGCGGCCTTTTTCATTAACTTACCTGTCCAGTAAGAGTTGGCTGCATTCTTAAATAGACTTTGATACGAGTCTTCAATGTCTTTAAGCTTAACACCAGCTTTTTCTGCAACTTCTTCGAATATCTCCATTACTTCTTTTTTCTCTAAGAATAAACCCTTAACTTCATTACCCATTAACATATCTAATTCAGTCCAGGGCATTGATTCTACTAACTCACTATGTCCTTCTTTAAGTGCTTCAATCTTGTAATCTTCCAAATTATAGCCTCCTATTTTAGTTTAAAATAATGCTTTTTTGTATTCTTTAATCTCTTTTCTTGGGGTATCTTTTGTATATAATAAGATGTCATCAGCTAATATAGCCTTATCATCTTTTTTGATATCTTTTTTACCTCGGACTATGATCAGATTATCTTTTTTACATCTATCTTTACGTTTTTCCCATAATCTAGGGAATACTACTACATCACTAAAATAAGTCTGAGTTTCTATAGTCAAAAAGGCCATCTTATTGTTTCTTTTAGTAGTTATCTCTTTTACCTTATTGATTACACAACCTACATCGAATTGTTCTTCTCCGACTATCTCGTCCCATGGTATATGAGGCATTGAATCAAGCGGATGTCCTGTTACATAAAAACCAAGATACTCTTTTTCATAAGCAAGTCTTGTCTGCTTGTTCCACTCTGGGAATTCCATCGGTGGATCCTCGCCTCTTAGGTCATAATAGTCTCTTAATACTTCTATTCGATTAGTTTTATAGTTTCCAAACATACCAGCTCTTATCATAGCGTCGTAGACGCCCTTGTGGAGCTTTCTGTTGTCTCCTTTTTCATAGGCGTCCGCTAGGTCATCAAAAGGACGAGCGTCCTTAATAGCCTTTATAGCGGATGCGCCGACCTGTTTAACAGATACTAAACCAAATCTTATTTTGCCGTTTTCAACTGTAAAACCAGCTGGTGATTTATTAATATCTGGTGGGAGCATTTCTATATCCATCCTCTTAGCCTCTCCTAGATATTCGGTTACTTTATCAGTATTACCACTGTAACTTGAAAGTAAGCTGGCCATAAACTCTGCCGGGTAATGTACTTTAAGATAACCAGTTATATAGGATAATAATGTATAGGCTGCAGAATGACTGCGGTTAAAACCATAAGAAGCAAACTCAACTATATTTTCCCAAAGGTTTTCAAGAAACTTCTTATCATAACCATTGTCTAGTCCACCATCTATGAACTTTTCTTTCTGTTCATTCATTACTTTTTCTTTCTTTTTACCTACAGCTCGACGGAGAAGATCACTCTCACCCAGTGTGTAACCAGCAATTGTCTGTACTATTTCGAGTATTTGTTCCTGATAGAGTAAGACACCATAAGTATCTTCATAGATAGGTTTTAAATCTTCATGCTGGTAATCTATCTTTTCATATTTCCTGTTTGCTATGGCCCTATTTTCTTTATAAGTCTTATCAAAACCATTATTTAGTGGGCCAGGTCTATTCATAGCGTTAATATCAACTAACTCATTGAATATCTTAGGATTGATAGTTTTGAGTAAACCCTTAGCTGAATTGGATGAAAACTGGAATACGCCAGTAGTCTCACCATTCTGGAATAACTTAAAAGTTTCTTCATCATCTAAAGGTAGATCGTAAGGTTCAATATCATCATCTATATTTTCAATAGTATTTGCTATTACCGATAACGTCTTCAATCCCAAAAGGTCTATCTTAAGCAATCCAATCTCTTCACATATCGGATATTCAAACTGAGTTAACATCATCTCACCGTTTGGGTTTCTTTTAAGCGGTATATGATTGGTTATAGTATCTGGTGCAACTATAACTCCGGCCGCGTGGACACCGGTTTGTCTTGGTACATTCTCTACAGCTGTTGCTATATCGAATAAATCTTGATAGTCACTGTAGTATTCCTGCAGTCTGGTGTTTTCTTCATCTTCGAGTTCCTCCTGCAGTAGCTCACCAGTACCCATTTCCTCCGTTACCTTATTTGATTCATCAAATCCCTTATCGAAAACCCTAAATACATCTTTTACAGCTGTTTTACCTAATATATAACCAAAAGTTATTATCTGGGCAACTCTATCTTCACCGTATTTGTCTTTGATGTATTCAATTACCTCTTGTCTTCTATCATCGGGTACGTCCTGGTCGATATCTGGAGGGCTTGGCCGAGCGGGATTTAAAAACCTTTCAAATAGTAGCTTGTGTTCTATCGGGTCTATCTTAGTAATACCTAAAAGGTAACTGACAAGACTTCCTGCAGCACTACCACGACCCGGTCCCATTAATATCCCTTTTTCTTCTTCTCCCCACTTAATAAAGTCTCTAACAATGAGGAAATAGCCGGGATAACCTTTTTCATTGATAATATCTAACTCATATTCTAATCTTTTATAATATTTATCTGTATCTGGTATCTTATCTTGCATGTGAAAGTTCAAAAAAGCTTTATCTAAGAGCTTCCTTAACCAGCTTTTTTCTGTTTCTCCTTCTGGAACAGGTGATTCGGGGTACTTATTACCCTCAAGTTCCAGTTCTAAATTACATTGATCGGCTATCTTCTTGGTATTTTTTATAGCTTCATCTGGTATATCATATTCTTTAATTTCATCTATAGACTTTATCCAGAAGTTTTCTTCTTCCAGTCTGTATCTATCTTCATCATTCATACTCTTATGCATATTTATAGCCATCAATACTTCCTGGTTATATGCGTCTTCTTTAGTTACATAATGTGCATCAGAAGTAACAACAAGAGGAATACCAGTATCTTCACTAAGTCTTTTTATCTCTGAGTTTAAAAATTCCTGACCAGTAATTGTGTGAGGCTGCATTTCAAGATAGAATGAATCGAACATATCTCTATATTCTAAAGCAAGTTTCCTAGCTTCTTCATATTCATTATCTAATAGTTTTTGAGGTATTCTTCCCTGCATACAGGCACTTAAGGCTATTATTCCATCGGAGTGGTCTTCAAGAAAATCATCATCAGTTCTAGGCTTTCTAAAAAACCCATTGGCATTTGCGTCTGTGACTATCTTAAGTAAATTCTTATAGCCAGTATCGTTTTTAGCAAGTAACACTAGATGATAATTTTGGTTATTAAGCTGATCCATCCCTTTTTGAGTCTGTATATTCCTATTTTCGGTAGCATACACCTCACACCCTATGATAGGCTTAATCCCCGCGGCTTTACATTTCTTATAAAAAGGGACAACACCATAAAGAGCACCGTGGTCTGTTATAGCAACTGCTTCCTGTCCGAGTTCTTTTACTCTATCTATTAGATCATCTATCTTACACAAACCATCAAGCAAACTCGAAGGAGTGTGTACATGCAGGTGAACTAAATCTGACTCATTCAATATAATCACCAACTAAATATCTATTTTTTCAACTGAATATCCTACTACTTTGGTTTCTTTATTGTCTGCTTGGTCTTTTAACATAAATAATCTGCCCTCGATAACTAGTATGTTGCTCAACTTTATGTTTTCTTCGTTATCTTTATATATATCATTTGGCAGCATTACTGTTATTTCTCCGACACCGTCGTCTAAAATTAAAAAACAGGCGGCATCAGCGTTGTCTTCTTTTTCCTCGAAATTAAAAACATCTATCGAAGTAATCTCACCACCAACGGTGAGTGGAGAACCGTGCTCACCTTTTTTAAGCATTGGTGAGAACACGGTAACCCATTTGTTCAACTTATCAGTTATTGGCATACAATCACCGCCTATTTAGTTTTTTTTAAAAAAAGATGTCTTTAGACTTGCTTCTAAGCTCGCTTTCAGTTACTATTCCCCTATCTAGCAGCACTTCTTGAACAGTAGCCGCAGTAATCATGCCTTCAAGTAGTTCCATGAGTACAAAAACAGGAACTTTTATTTTATCTGTGATATGAGCACCATTAACGGTTTCTAAAAGCTCTGCCAACCCAACATGTTCTAAATCGCCTAAGTCGCCCATATCACCCATGTTGATTCCTTCTTTTGCTGACTGGGCAATATTCTTTGCGAGGTCTTCTTTAAACTCTTCCTCACTCATCTGACGAATTTCAGCATTAGATAAATCGATTCCTAACTGTCGGGATAAAAAATCTTCTATCTCTTTTGGAGGTCTTTCTGGATCTCTTTCTTTTTTTCTGGATCTTTCTCTGCGGCTTTTACCTTCAAGATTCTTCATTTCTTTTTTAAACATATTAATAAAGTCCTCTCTATTCATTAACAATCCCTCCTAGGATTAAAGTTTTGTGGCATTTTATCGCCTTTTTTAACATTGCAACTTTTACAAGAACAAACTAAATTAGTGGGATAATAACTACCACCCTTTGATTTAGGTACAACATGATCTATAGTAGCATTATCTTCATTTAGTTCTTTTCCACAATACTGACAGATATAATCATCTCTTTCTAAGACCTCATGTCTTATCTCTATTTTTCTGTCAGTAGTCATAATTAAAACTATTGAATTGTAATTATCTCCAAGCCATTCAGCATGTCTTTTATCGACTAACTTACTGGCTTTGTTTTTGGAGCACGGATATAATAAGTCACCCTTTTTAGAAATAACGTGTACCTCTTCACCCATAATGACACCTCTAAGTTCAAATTTGTATTACGATTTTGAATACTAATTTAAGTATATCAGTTTCATTTATGAATTTCAAGGGTGAAATACGATTAATTTTAATTTAATCATGTTGTGCTACCCAAAAACCGAAAAAGATGTATACAACTATGAATAAAGCAGTAAGCGGAAGAGGTACAACCAAAAAGATTACTGCCAGTAAAGGTATAAGCCAAATAGCGTATCTTAAAAGTTCTAATATCTTATTTAATACTTTTAATTCCCATGTCTCACCCCTTTCATCTAGTTTCTTTCGTCTTTTTTCTTTCCAGTTAAGATGCTCTTTGTCTTCGCCCATGATTTTTGCTCCCTTCATCAAGTGCCTTGTTGGCCAACATATCAGCATAGGCATTACTTTCTCTTGATATATATTTAACATCTATAAAAGAAAATCGCTCTATGAGGGATCTTGCTTCATCCCTAAGAGCGACCAGTTCTGGCTTACTTGCCTTGTATATCATTTTAAGTTGATTAACAATCGGTTTATAATCAGAGAAGACGGTTACCTTCCTCTTTCTGTAACCGTCTCTTAATAGCCTTCTCAGGCTTGCAATAAGGGCCTTGTATTCTGCCACAACAGAAGTTGTTGAATCGATTCTCTTATAGTCTTCGAAAACAAGTTTATTGCTGTCATATATAGCAAACGCAATTGAGGACTTGTTTTCCTTCTTATTATTGTGGCTGTTTCTAGATGCCCCATCGACATAAGCATAAACTTTTTCTTTTTTGTGGGACATCTTGGAGTTGGAAGTAATTCGACTAAACATCTTTTCTGTATCTTTACCTTCTTCTTCAAGCCTCTTTTTTATATCATTAATTTCTTTTAATATGGCTTTTGCTTTTCTAGGGTTAGTTGAACGATAAAGATAAAGCCTATCGAAAAGATATTCTACGAAATCTACTGTTGTTTCTTCATTCATGTCTATTCTCAAAAAAGATCCTCCTCCTTCTCCCAAATATCATATATATCATCTATACTGTAATCTCCACTTACTCTTATACCAGAATCAACATACTTCATTTCAAATTCCATCTCTGTTCTTTCTCTCTGGTATTCGTTCTCGTGATAAGCGTCTCTTGTTGGGTCCTTCCTTACAAGTTTGGCAACAGTACCCCTTCTGGTCAGAGTAAATCTTTTATTGCTCCACTCTTCTTCAAACTTATTTTTTAAGAATCTCTTGTCGTTTCTCAAACAGGTAGGGCATACTGTTATTGCCTTACTACGCCTGCTTGCACCGCGTCTTTTATAATCTCCATACTCATCTATTAAGGTTTGCCCACATCTAGCACATATTCTTAACTTTAAATCGGGATCTCCTTCCTCATCAGTATGTTTTTCTCGCCAATCTGGATCGATTTCATCATAATTATCTGCATTATCTATATACCATCTATCATTTTCTTTTACTATTTCTGGCATATCAACCTTCGGTATTTGCTTAACATCTCTCATATACTTTAAAATGAGTTCATTGCTTTCAACTTCTTCTGTTTCTTCTTGAGTTTCTAATTTCATTTTTTACCCCTCCATTACATATTAGCTGCTTTTTTGGTCAACTCATCTAATACTCTATTTTGTTCACCGGTGTTTTCTATTATAGATTCTGAAAGTGTCCTCTTATTTTCAATAGTTTCCATCATTCTTTCATCTATCATATTCTTACAAATGATATTGAACACATTAACAGTATCGTATTTACTTCCTAAACGCTGAATACGACCTACTCTCTGATCAATTGTGCTTGGATTCCAGGTAAGGTCATAATTTATTAATGCTTTAGAGAACTGAAGGTTCAAACCTTCCGCACCTGCGTCCGACATTACTATTACACCGCAGAAAGGGTCATTCTCAAACTGAGTTACGGCCTCATCTCTCTGCTTTGAGCTTTTAGCTCCAAATAGTGTCGCACATCTTGTCATCTCAGATAATTCTCTTTCTATTATCTTAACCATTCGCGCAAACTGACTGAAGATGATAACTTTGTAGTCCATTTCGATAAATTCTTTCACAATACGCTTAAGCTCAATTAATTTAGGCGATTTAGTATCTGTTATTTCGTAATTATTTCTAACCGCCTCGCTGTGACTCATATTAAATAATTCAGGGCCATCAGAAGCTCCAATTGCTAAAGCATTTTTACCCTGCAGCGCTCCTTCAAGGGTGTCTATAGTTTCCTGAATTTCTGATCCTTTATTCTTTACCTTCTTAAGTTTCTTTAACCGTTCTGACAGGTCATCTTGTTCTTCCTGTATTTGCTTATACAGCCTTTTCTGTAGTGGAGTGGGGTCAACATATACATTAGTCATAGGAGCGTCTGGAAGTTGTCCTTTAACATCCTCAAGCTTTCTTCTAAGCATTAAAGGTGCGACTTTCTGGTTTAACTCCTCAAAGTTTATATACCCCTGTAATATCGGGTACCCTTGACTATAATCCTCTACTATATATTCCTTTTTAAATGTACTGTAGGGGCCAAAAAAGTCTTTATCTATAAACTCTATAATAGAATAAAGCTCATCTGGCTTATTTTGTACGGGTGTACCAGTTAAGGCAAATTTATACTTACTTTTTAGTTTCTTTATTTTCTTAGTTCTCTTTGATGACCTGGATTTTATATAGTGGGCCTCATCTAAAGTTATTAAATCGGCTTTCAGCCCTTTTATTAAGTCGAAGTCATAATATAGAAGCGAATAGTTTAAGACAGTTATAAAAGAGTCTTTAGCTTTCTTATATAACTTTTTTCGCTGTGACTTAGTTCCGTCTATTACGGTTACTAAATCTTTATCTATATGCTCTTCCTCGAGGAACTTATGTGCCTCATTACCCCACTGCTTTTTGAGTGAGCTCGGGCAGACTACAAGCATTTTCTCTATCTCACCCCTGTTGTATAACTCTAAGGCGGCAAATAAGGCCTCTGGTGTCTTACCCAGCCCCATATCATCAGCAAGTAAGGCATTCTTTTTTTCAACTAAAAATGAAATACCTACTTTTTGAAACGGATAAGGGTCAAGTTTTTTACCTTCTATATCTCCTACTAATGTTAAGTCTTCGTGTGTTGGAAGATCAGGCTCAACTCCTTTGATTACATAAGGCGGAGTAAGCCAAGCCAAGCTCTCAGGGAACATATGCTCAAGCAAATGAACCTGTTCGCGCGGGATAGACCAATATTTATCCTCGGGATTAAAAGATGCACCCGGGATAGACTTAATGAGGTCTATTTTCTCCCTGCTCCACTTAAAATTTAGTTTCAGTCTATTATTTGTTAGTAATTTAATTCCTATCAAGTTAAGATATCACCTCTTCTTTTTTATTTCTGGAAAGACAAACTATAATATCGTCAATGTCAAACTGTCTCATATACACCTCCTTATAAATCGGCTGGTTTTCCTATGCCTTCGTAGTTATAGTTACCCTTCATAACCTCTTCTAACTCTTTTCGGCGGGCCTTGTCATAATCTGGGTGATTCTTTTCTACTTCTTTACAGCCCATACATATAAGTTCTTTATTAAACATACTCATTGTATGAGCTGTTATTTCTTTGCCACACCTTTGACAATTTTCTACTATATCCATTTACATATCCTCCTCGTACCACTCGAATTCTTCAACTTGTTATCACAATAATTTGGCATTTTATCAGCTCCCTATTCTCTAAAGTGTGGTTTAATACATATATATCCTTCTGGCGGTTTTTCGGTAGTTACGTGAACACGAGATCCAGCCCAAGAACTAATGAAATACTCATCTGTTGCATTGCGAGACCTATAGTCTCCGCTACCAAGACCAATCCCTACTCCATTTAGTATTGGTAATGGATGGACTTTCCAACGTTCTCCATTAGATTCAATTAAGTTTTTATCAATATATTCCCTGTCAGTAACATTAACTATATAACGATGTTCTTTTGAAGTTTCATCGTTGAACCAACCCTTATTAAAATCTGGATGTGTATAAAACTCAGAAGCTATCAAATAAGGTGGTTTATCCTCCATACTTTGAAATTCACTTTCAGTAAATAACGGTTCTCCCATACAATTTTCTATGATATTTTCGTATTCTGGTGGCAACTCGTAGTAATCACCAAACCAGATAACTCTATCATTCTTCCAGGATTTCTCATACTTTCCCGATAAAAGAGACTCGACTTTATTCATAGTCCTGTTGTAGATATAGGCATGCTCCATCAACTTAACTCCATTCGGCCTCACAAATTCTTTTCTATCAATATTTACTATAAGATAATACTGTCCCATAATCTTCCTCCTTTAATTTAAATAACAGGCTAAAAATTTAGCTGCATTCTTAAGACTAGCCTCATCTGCCTCATTAAAAGTTGCATATTCTAAAACATCTCCATTCTCGTGATAATATGCTATTGTCTGATGATCTTCTGGTGAATCTAAGGTAAAATCTTCTAATATTCTATATCCATAATAATCACTGAATTCGCCATAAGATTGAGTTTCAACAAGCCATAGTTTATCTTTATTAGCTTCAAGTTCTTCTAACCTATCTATCATCTGATTATGGAGTCTATGCATTTTAAGCTCCCTTCTTGTCTTTAAAATTTCCAAAAAGACTCAACTGTACTGGATCATCTTCATAGAAGTGTTCATCTATACTCTCATCTATAATTTCGTGATAACCAAGCTCCTCAAGTCTGCCGTTAACAAGTGAAGTCAATTCGTTAATGTCATCCTTAGTAGGGATTAACCCCTTATTAAGGCACATTTCACTAATATCAAGTTTTATCATCTTCATAAATAACAACCCCTTTTTAGACTTTTTTATCTATGGTATCCTTCCTGTTTAAGATAAGCTATCAACTCGTCTTTTTCTTCAAATATAAGCATATTAATCTCTGGTCCAACCTCAACTCCAATATATTTGTTGTCAATTTCCCAAATAATGATTGTGTGCCCTAAAGCCCTGCTTTTAAATAAGAAATTCTTATCCTTGTAAAAATCCTTATCAAAATCTATAGAAATCAAATAGCTTCCTCCTTTCTTTTTTCATTTCTCTCTTTCCGTATCTCCTCAACAGTCTTATCTGGATATTTATTAGATATCTTATCCAGAACATTCTCAAGGTACTCTACATCGCGCTCCATAGACTTAACTGTTTCATCTATTTCACACCATTCGTCAAATTCGAGTAAACCAAGGCCAGACGCAAATGATAGCCCCTCATTAAAAGAGTTAAGTTTTTCTGTAATTTCACCTAACTCTTCTTTGAACTGTCTTGATATTTCTACTGGACCTGCAGCCATATTGTTACCTCCTTATAATAAAATTAATTGGAACAATTTATATAACCCACACGATTAAGGGGCGTCAAGTGGTTTTCTTGACGTCCCGCGATGAAGTGTGGTAGAACTTATTCTAAAAAAGGTAATGCTTGTTCACCATATAATAGAGCATTCTTAACACGCTCATTTATAATCTCTTCCGCCATATCAACAATAACGCCTCTTATGCTTGTATATTCACCTATAAGAAGCTCGTTACATCTTAAAAGAGAAGGATCTTCTAACTCGTTTTCCTTGATGACCTGATAAAGATTTTCGTGAGTTATGGCATTCTGTGCCTCATTCCAGGAGGCATCTCTAACAGCATCTTCATCTTTTGCAAGATCACCATCTTCTAAGTCTTCTCTTATGATGTTGACAACCTTATCAACAAGCTGGTTTGTCAGATTCTTATACTTATCAATACCTGTTATAACCCATTCAAAGTCTTCTCTTATGGATATTTCAATCTTGGCATTGCCGGCATAAACTATATACATATCTTTTTCTACTGACTCTATGCTTACTGATGTTATCTCTTCAAGATCAGCTGTTAACTGCTCGTTATCTACAACATCACCATCTTTATAGTTATCAACCACATAATCAAAAATACTTTCATGAAACTTAACATCGTCTGATACTAAGATATCATCACTCCCTTTCGTTTTCTCTATCTCTTCAATCATCGTCCCACTTCCTTCTTCAGAAGATATAAGCAGTGCAACATTAGCAAATTTCATAGAATAAGTAGTTTTAATTGCAGTACTTAATATAACGTTGGTCTCTATCTCAAGGCCTGAACGTTCAAGTTTGTTCTTAAGCTCGAAATCATTTATATAATCACCAACACTGTATTCGGAATCAATATAGTCGTACACATCATCATAAAGTTTTTCATCTTTTTCCATTATTTCTCCTCCTCTGCTGGGGTCATATACCCCTCTTTAAGTAAAATCTGACCTCGTTCTACTCCTTCAACCTCTCGCCCCGAAGGTCCACTGTCCATCCAACTTAATAGAATACTTACAGTATCCTTCTTTTTGGGATAGGCGCTACAGATATTATCTATTAATTCTTCTAATTCTTTATCATCCATCACTATTTTTCTAGGATCAACATCCACCTTACCTTCTGGATAGTCATTATCTTCTCTATAAAACTTAAGTATCTTATTAAAAAGAGAAATTAATACTTTAGCACTAAAATCTCTTGGATCTTCTGTAATTTCTATCCCTTCGGATAATTCTTCGAAACTATAACTTTGAATAGACTTATCAACCATAAGATACCTCCTTATATGTCCTTTAATTCTAAAAATCTAATTATAACTGCTCTCTGGTACTTATCGATAACACCTTTACTGACTAAGGACTGGAGTTCTTCTCTACATTGATATTTACTTACTGGTTCTGCAAAGTATGAACCATAATGATAACCGACAAACATACAGAGAGCGCCAAAGGCAATGAAAAATAATACGATCATAATAACACTCCCTAACTTGCTTTCTTGCTGTTGATTGCCTTATAGGTTGTGTACTTAGACTTACCGATTTTGTATCCCTTTTCTCTTAAGTCGCCTTTATTACCATATTTACTGTTTCTTTTATAATATGTTTCATATTCTAGTTTATCTTCATTTAATTCCCACCAGCCTTTGATAATGTTAATAGCTTTAGGGGAATAATAAGTCATTTGACCTATGTTGTCGCCACCAAATACTATCTTTACATATTCATCTTCATAGGGTGCCGACTCATCGCTTCTAATTCCTATATGCTTGGTAACTTTACCGATAAGTGCTGAGTGCAGTCTGTCATTTGATGATGTTAAGTTTAACTTTAAAGCTATCTTAGCAGCATTCAGATAACCTTCTGGTACTTTTTTAGAGGTAATATCATCAACTTTATTATTGATATCTGCTATCTGTTTTTGCTGACGCTGTTGTTCCTTTTTTATTTCCATCTGTCTTTTTATATTATTTTCCATATTATCCAAGACATCTCTCATTAGATCTATTCTTGCCAGCCCAGAATTTCTTATGCTTACAAAACCAGTTCTTCTCAATTCTTTGATCACATTTCTCACGAATCGCCTAAATTCCTTGGCCTTTGGTTGACTTGAATTAATAGTTACCTCAATTACTCCATCCTCAGTGAAGACCCTGGTATCTTGGGTGCCTCCACTAGGGGTAGTCAAAGCGACTACCCCTGAATATTCTTCTTTTTTTAAATAAGGATTTCTTTTTAATATCTTACTTATTGACTGAACCGGGTTTGCATATTCTAAAACCTCACCTAACTGTTTTGTTGTCATAAAAATATCATCTGAATTATCATTTTTATAGAAATCACACTCTATACCGGCAAACTTTTCTTCGCGTACCTTCTGTAAATCTATAACTTCTCCCATTTATAATTCCTCCTCAGTATTTTCCGACCAACAGATACAATTGCTATTAGATTTAGTACTCATCAAACCGCTCCAGCACCATTCATCAATCTTTCTATCTAGATTGGCACCAAAGGAATCACAGTTTTTACATATTCTCTTCGTTTTCATCATCTTGATCATCCTCACTCCTGGCTTCTGCTTTGCCGAGTTCATACATCTTTTCTAAAAGTTCCATTGATTTATCATATATATCAGAATAGGCTAAATAGTCTATATCACCTACGGAATTAAGTCCGTGCAGGTAATAATCTCCCATATCTGCTTTAATCTTTTCATTTTCTGGTGCCTTACTGCTTATTCCCAGCCTCCCATAATACACACCTCCTATTTGTCGTTATCTCCAAAATATTCAAGAATATTAAGCGGCGGATAAGATGGTAAAGGATTGTCAGTTAAAACTTTATTAGTGTCAGGATCGAATTCATATATTCTACGACACTTATTATTAGTACACTGAGCATAAATCTGAATTGTCCTACCTACATACTTTCTACGACGCGGTGTCTCCTCTGGTTCACCATTATTTTTTACATCAAATTCAAGCATCTCATCAATGTGTTCATATACTCTCAAGTCTGAACAACATACAGGACATTCCAACATATTATTACCCCCTTATAGACATACTGCCCGTTATTCTAACGAGTTCTTCTTCTGAAATGTGATCTACCATACTAACAAAGTCTTTCATATTGGCCATTACTGGGTAAAACTTTTCTTCTCCAGTGCTTTCTTTTTTTTGCCTTAACGCATAATTCTCCATCAATAGACATATATAGAACTGTTCCGTTCAACTCGACACTGTTTTTTAGCTGTCTCCTACTTAAATATTTAAAAACGATACTAGCTTTTTGAAGTTTAGTCACTTCTGCCTCCTAATTTAATCGTTGTAAGTAATCATTACAGTATGTTCTGTCCCCTCATAAGGGATCAGATACGATTGATACTGAATATCTAAATAGTCGTGAGTTGTTAGAAATTCTCCAACCTCTTCTTCGAATTCCTTAATTGGCCTACTTCCTCGTTCTATAATTTTTATTCTTTTCATCTACACCCCTCCTTAAATAAGAAAACCATCTCGATATGAGATGGCTATAAATTATGCAGCTTCCTCAACTACAGTATCTTCTTCTGGTTTTTCTTCTGTCTCCTCGACCTCTTCTGTCTCCTCGACCTCTTCTAGTTCCTCAATCTCATTCACATATTCCTGCTCTCGACCAATTTCTTTTTTCCTTTTGATCATACCAAGAATGGTATCTTTAGTTACTGTCTTTTCAATCTCGATTCTTTCGAATTCAAAGATGCTTTTTACCGAGATGGTATCTTTAATTTCATCTTCTTTAATCTTAAACTTTTCGATAAAATTATCTTTGGCCTCATCTTTATCAACTCCGTAAATTGAAGACTTATATCCTGGTTTGCTGCATTTAACGTTATATTTTGGCATAAACTCACTCCTAACCTTTAATGACTGCTCTAGTTTTCATCTTATCTATTGGTTTTATTAAATCACTTTGCTGATCTATTACATTATGGATATCTTTATAAGCTCCCTTATATTCTTCAGTGATATCCTGTTTATTTTCTTTACCCAGGACTATGTTGTTAGCCTTGAGGTCTTCAATAACCTCTTGAACAGTGAATTCTTCTCGGGCTGCTGTTCTGGTATGTGTTCTACCTGCTCCGTGACTACAGCTTTTAAAAGAGTCTTCATTGCCTAATCCCTCACAAATATAACTATAAGTACTCATTGAACCGGGTATAGGGATTATTTCTCCTTTTCTAGCTCTTACCGCACCTTTACGGTGCACCATATAATTCTTTCTATCTATATTTTCATACGCTGCATAATTGTGATGGACATTCACATCAGTTTCAACATCATATCCATCAAAATCAGTATATTTAGTAATAGATTTTAATAATTTCTTTTCTGCTAACTTCATTATTTCTTCTCTATTAATCTCTGCAATTTCAAGAGCGAAGTTCATCCATTTTAAGTAATCCTGACCTTCTTCAGAGTATAAAGGTAAAAAGGGTAGATTAACATTATCTGATAAAACATCAACATACCACTTCTTATTAAGTTTTTTAGCAAGATTACTAAAGTGCTTGTTTACCTTAGCTCCCACATTGCGGCTGCCGGTGTGAAGCATTATCCCAAGTTTTCCGTCTTTATTTTCTTGCAATTCCAGAAAATGGTTGCCGCCCCCAAGAGTTCCAACAACTTCAAAAGATTCTTTAACTGCATCTTCTAGGGGTGTGTTTTCTATTGCACCCGGGCCACCATCAAAGTCGTGAATTGCATTAAGTATTCTCATATTATCTTTATTTAACTCTGGATCTTTATGTTCAAACCCTGTAGGAAGGTCACGCATAATAGAACCTACAAGTTGTTGAGCAAGACTGCCAGAACCGGTCTTAACATCTAAGACTTCTATAGGTAGATTGGTTTGCTTAAAAGCAACGCCGCAGCCTATGTCACTAGACACAGCGGCAGGTATAATCACATCTTCAGTAGCAATAACACCACCAACAGGCATCTTAAAGCCGGTAGCGTGACAATCTGCCATTAATGCTATATGAGATTTAGCAAATGGTAAATCAGCTATAGCAAATGCTTCTTCCAGAGTAGTATCTTCTATCTGCATACTTCTTTCAAGCCAGACTTTTATGTCGACTCCTCTTTCATTTCTTATATTAAACATTCTAGGCGCTCCTCTCTTGTGTTCCTGCAAATTCTTCGCGTGCCTGAAGATGAATTCTTAAATCCATCAGGTGCTTACCGAGATGATTCTTACCCTCTTTATCGGTATTGGTGGCATTACCCCAATAGTCATCTCCCCAAAAATTAGTTTCTTCTAGATAAGCATCTCCAGTATCTAAAAGTCTTTGTGTGAGCTCGGGGTTTTGAGTAAATTTCTCGTAAAGCCCCTTCTTCATAACATCATGCTTTAAACCATCATCCCAGTCATCTCTTAATTTTACCTGTCTACCAATTTTTTTAGCTTCTCCAGGGCTGTCAAGATTTGAGATATACTTTCTTTTATTTAAGTCAAGAGTTTTCATTGCCTGGAAGAAATGTTCGTTTGTGGGGTAATAGATACCTCTAAACTCAAAACCGTATTCACTAAAATTGCTTAAAAAATTATATGGGCCCTCAAAACCTTCTACTTTAATATCACTAATATGAATCACTCCTTAGAATGGTACTTTTACTTCTCTAAATAAATGGTTTTCTTTCTGCCTTTCTACAAATTTATCTATTTTTCTCATAGTTAGGTGTTCCATTTCTCGCGGGGACAATCGACTTGTGAATTTACATTCTGGATAGTTAGTACAACCCCAAAATCTCTGGTCATCTCTTTTATTGATTTTAGGTACTAGTTCACCATCCTCACAACTTGGGCAGGTGTGATCGGTAAATACTTTTAAGTTGTAAAATGTTATAATATAGTCTTTTATTAGTTCCTGTCTTTTATCAACCATATTTATACCAGAGTCTAGAACCACTTCTGCACCGCACTTGGGACAACGTGGTATATAATCTTCTTCTGAAGTCCCTATCCAAAACTTTTCCTCACAAGAAGGGCAATCATATTCATAAACGACCTGTTTATCTGATTTCATATAGGCCCTCCTTTTCTGTAATTCAATAATGTAATATCAGTATATCATTTAGTAATACAAAAATCAAATGCTAAAATAAGGGGGCGGGAAGCCCCCAGTATTAGAGTTTATTAAAAAGGTACATCCTTGTCATTACCATTGTTATAGTTTTGAGCCTGGCTGGCGTTCTGTCTCTGGTTAGGTGCAACCTGTTGCTGATTTCTGTATTGCTGTTGCTGGCCATTGTTCTGCTGATACTGATTGTTCTGGTTGTTACCGTTATTCTTATTAGGTGAATCTAAAAACTTCACGTTATCAGCCACAAACTCGTGACCGTATTCTTTCTCGCCATTCTTTTCAGTTACATAAGAACGATAACTACACTCTACGGCAACTAAACGGCCTTTGCTGAGGTGTTTTGCACAAATCTCTCCAAGACCGTTCCAAGCTGAGATAGGAGGATAGTCAACAGGTCTGTCACCATTATCGTCGCTGTAATTTCTTTCAACAGCCAAAGTCATCAAGGTCTTATTGCGTCCGTTTACAGTAAATACGTTAGGGTCCCTTACTAATCTTCCCACAAATGTTGTACTCATAAAATTCCACTCTCCTTAAAGTTTTTTAGTTTAATGTTATGCCTATACAGCCTGTCTTTTAAGCTTAGACTCCTCATAGTAATCAATAAACATATCTTTATTAGATTCTGACATAAAAAAGCTTTCAATTTCCTCACAAATACTTATTATATTAAGGTGACTGCCTGCCACACTTGATTTAGACATTCCTGAGACAACAGGAGAGGAATCTATATCCTCTAAAATTCCCTCGTGAACCTCTTTTTCAACAGCGATAAACTTAAGTACAGTGTTTATAAAATCCCTACCAGTATCCTTAAAATTGTGATTATTATACACTTCATAATAGTTATCGAGTATCATCTTATTCTCAACTAGAAACTCATAGAAGTTCCTAAGCTGTAATAATCTGATATCCTGTATCTTTTGACCAGAAGTCTCATCTAACATTTGATTGTAATCAGATAAAACTGAATCTATAATATCTCCAATCATCTAATTCACCTCCTTTAGAGTAAATTAATTGTAAAAAAGAAAAATGTTTATTTAATCTAATTTAAACGAGCTGGAATAACCAAGACTGTCAAATGGTTTTCTTGACAGTTGCCGGTTATGGAAGCATTCTTTTGAACTTATTGGAGAAAGTCAGTGAAAATACTAAAAAGCGATTTAAACTTATTTAGCTTAGTCAGTAATTTATGTTTTTTATCATCTTTTTCTCTATACAGCGCAATCACTCCTAATATCGAATTTTATTTCTGGATAATCTCTTTTAATTGAGGTATAATTTTTGGTACTTACTACAAGATGGTCAATAATCGGAATATTAAGCAGAATACCTGCTTCTATTAAATTCTCAGTAACTCTGATATCATCATCACTTGGCGTACTGCGGTCACTTGTGTGGTTATGCGCTAGAACAATTGCCGTTGCATTCATCAAAATAGCGGCCTGAAAAACACTTGAGGTATCAAATATTGCTTTATTGATAGAACCTCTTGAAATTTCCATATAACCTATGACATTATTGTTATTATTTAGTCCTACAGCAACCATTATTTCTTTTGGCCGAAGGTCTAATTCGACCTCTCTTACCAGAAAATCATAAAAACTTGTGGGATCAGTTACCTTATATTCAGCAGACATTTCTTTTTCCTTGACTGGTTTCAATCTCAAGTCATATTCTTTTATCACTCTCATATTTTCTCCTTTCTAAAAAGGGCAGGTACTTATAGTCTCATTATCTACCTGTACCTGCCGCTCTTTTAAGTCATCATGGTCTGCACGCTGGCCCGGGCCATTGCAACTTGTCTTATAGATAGAACAATTAGAACAAGAATCAAGGCCGAGAGTAGAGGCCATCTCAACAGTTTTTTGATACGTCTCACAATCCGCCTCACAACAGGGCGTATCAATATAGCAATTATCACACTTTTTTGAACGTATTTTTCTAAAGTGGCTTGGATGTGAGTCTAGATTGTGTAAAGTTGAGGTGCGGCTAAAAGTCTTCGGTGGTTTAATCATATACATCGGAGCTCCTTTACCGATAGTATCCACCTTCTTTGTAGTATGCAGTGTGTTGCCAAAATAACATATTATTACCCCCTGTATTGTCTGTTTAATCTGGTTTTATTGTTTCTATTTTTTCATCACTGATATCCTGATTGCAGTACGGACAAATCCACTCCCCCCCTTTTTTCTTGAGCTGTAAGATTTATCACCACATTCGGGACATTTTTTCATATACATTTTCCTCACCTCCTACTTTAATGAATAAATATAAAGTTGCTTATCTGATTCAGAATATACGTGTTTTATTATATTCTTAACTTTATTCCAGTCGCCGCCGGCAAGGCCGCAACCGATGAATTTCGGGATAGCAACAGCTCCTTCAAAGCTGTCTCTTAACTTAATAAGACATATCTGGAGTGCTTGATAGTCCGTGTATCGTTTATCTCTGCCATATCCATACTGACTAAACATATTGACAACTGCTTTATCGTTCTCAGTTTCAATTACCTGTATCTTACCTAATAGATCGTCAACCTTATCGTGAGCCATCTTATATTGAGCAAAAACTTCTGGATAGGAGTTTTTTATCTGTTTTGCAAGTCCTGCACCCATCACACCCTTGCAATTAACCTGGTGAGCGATGGCAACTACATCATCTCTATTGAAAGCACTTAGTAAATCTCCTTTAATATTAGTGAACAAATGAACCAACTCCTTAAAATATTTTATTAATCTACCCTAAATAAACCGAAAACGACCAAGACTGTCAAATGGTTTTCTTGACAGTAGCCGGCCGTTGTAGGTAGGTCTTTACCAACTTGTATATGAAAGCTCCTTGTTTTCCGTCCATTCATTGACAAAATCTAACGCGTCTTCTGGTGGTTTATTGTTGTGCTTTGATTTGACCTGCACAACATCATCTCCTCTTACTTCAACTGTTGCGACTCTCTCGTTGTCTTTAGTTCTTAAAAAGTAAATCTTACATGAACCCCGAGCCAGCATCTTATCGTATGTGCCAACGCAATGACCCATTTCCATTCCCTCTTTGCTCAACTCTTCTAGTGATTGAGGAGTTTTAATCACATAATGGTCACCATCAAACTCTAGTTTCTTGTTTTCTTCATATCTTTCATTATAGGCTTTGTTTAATCTTTTATTTTTGTTCTTGTTATAAAGGTCGGTTAAATTGTCATGAATATCTACAAGTTCAGATACAGAATAAGAAATTATGTCTAAATTCAAATCCATACCTTCTTGTATTAAGTCCTCATATATTCTATATGAATCTCTATATAGATACATATCGTTATCAGAAAAGATTTTGTGTAATTTACTCTTAATCATTGTCATATCACCATTGTAATATCTAAGTAAATCTTTAAATAACTGTTTATTATAAGTATCATAAGTAGATTCAAATACGTCATCATCTTCGATATCATCGTCTAATATAAATTTACGAAAAAACTTAATAAACTTTTTCATTTGTTTAGAATTAATTATATCTCTACCATTATCGAGACCAAACAATTTATAGATTTCAAGAGAAGTAAGGAAACCATCATAACTTCTAATATAGTAGTTTTTAGTTATCTCTCTCAAAAGAGGTTTAGTTATCTCTCTGTTAAAAATAGTAGATAGTACTTTTTCTGGTGCTCCTGTAAAATCACCTCTGGGGTAGTTCTCAAGCATTGAAAGTACTATAAAATCAATAAGAAGTTTGTTATCTACATTATCGTATATAAACTGCAGTAGATCCTTTAACTCTGGATTTCTATTTATTACAGCTAAATAGTGAGGTAATTTTCTTATTATAGTTTGATTGATTTTCTCCATAGACGGAATCTTTCTAAAAGGTTCAACTACCTCAGTTTTGGCTGATTTGTCAGTAAAGACAGAATCAATAGCACTTTCTATGAATTCTACTTTAAACTTTTTCCTAGCAAATGCTCTATATAATTGAATCTTTTCGGTATCACCAACATAAGTACTATGATGTGTTTTAAGGGCACGAACTCTGAATTGCTGATATTCGTGATTTTTAAATAGATAGAAACTTCGTCCGCTTTTTAAATTTAATACTATTTTGTTGTGATATTTTATTTCAAAGTATCTTTTACCACTCTTTATATTATAGCCAGATTCCAATCTCTTAGATGACACCTTAATTTTACTACCATCTTCGAAAAAATCTTGATAAGCTTCAACGCTTTGTGGTGTAGGGTTCTGTACCAATTGCTTAAAGTTAGAATTCAAGCACTCTGAACAGACTGTCTTTATACGGTGTCGCTTCAAATCGCCATCCATTAAAACTCCGTGTATTTTTACCCCCCGGGTTTTAACCTCATCTTCATGTCCACAAGAACAAAAATAGTGGGACTCCATTAATCTTTCAGAAACATTATAATGCTTATATGATATAGAGTAAGTTCTATCCTTTGTATCTGATAGCCTAACATCGAACGATAAAAGCTTTTTTATAAATAATTCATACAAATTTTTTCTAAAGTTAATTCTTATTTCTTTTTCACTGTTATAATAGTGATTAACTTCAGCATTATCTTCTTTAAAACGGTCTAGATAAGTCATAAACCTCTTGAATACGTCAAATATTTTTCTTGGTTTTATCTTCTTTATTATTTCAATAAGTTCTACCTCTTGAGATACGAGACTTATTTTTTTATAAATGTCAGTGCTGCTGTCTAAACCGCTCAGAAGAGATAACATTGTAGCTTTTGTTACTTTTTTGATGTTATTTTTGCAATTGTCTTTATCACAATAATGCATTAGAGCCTCACCAAAACCCTCTTCGCCAATATAAAGCGCTTGAATGTCCATTGTTTAAGCACTCCTTTCATTTTCGTATAAGAATTCCTGTTTGATATTTTCTAATCATACTATCCTGCTTTTATATTATTAAAGAAACATGATTGTTTAGTATTAAAATATTAAGTTATTATAATAATTTAATATTTTAGTAACAAAGTAAACCCCGCTAATTAAAGCGGGGTTCTTTTATATATTATTTAATTATTTTTACAGCATCATTAACCGTAAAACATTTTAGATATAGTTTTGTTCTATTTATTGAACTGTCAATATCATAAACTGGCTCATTAAATTTAACATCAAAACAACCATCGCTAAAAATAATCTTACCTTCTATCCAATTGCCCTTGTGATTTAAAGCAAGCGTGTTTATTTTAACTTCATCTTTATTGTATATTCTGTTATCCCTTTTATCCTTCATGCCTGTGTATTGACCCACAGTTTCGGGAATAACTTCATTTTCTTTTGTGTCTATATATACTTTGCCGTCACGACCGTGTATTAGATCACCATATACATAATGACCAAGCTCTTTGTGTTTGCCCTTGAAATGTATTTCATCTATTTCCATTTTCATTTATAATCACCCTTTGCATTGTTTAGAAGAACTAACATTTTTTATTATTTGATTTATTCTTTCTTTATATATTTTTATTCTTTTTTCTGAATCAGGTTTTTTTCTGATAGGTGGGTATAAACATATCAAAACCAGATAAAAAACTACTGAAGGTTATCATTAACATCATCTCCTAATAATTTTATTTAATTCAACTATCACATACCTGTGTGAGCAAGTTCGTCAAACGGTCTTCTTGACGAGCACAGCTCTAAACAGGTAGATTAGTTTTTGACCTTTTTGCGGATACTATTTAAGTTTAAATTCCATACAGGGATGCGATCCTGTACTTTTTCTGATAGGTACTGTGGTCCATCTCTGAAAATAGCAATAAAAACTGTGTTATTTGTTTTAACATTGATAATTGAGTTAAATTCGTGCTCTCTATGCCGAAGGCCGTCTATATAGTCAGCTCTATCTGGGTCTTCGATAGTTTCGCTGGCCCAGGCATACTGGGCATTTGATATATTAGAGTTTCTTAAAGCCTGCTTGGCGTCCTCAACAATCTCATCTGATCTTGAAGCATGTTCAACTATAAATGCCTTATCATAAGCTTCTACCTTTTCCAGTTTATTTCTGATATACATATTTTCATCGGAAATGGTGCGCGGCAGAACAACAACAAACTTGGCATTCATATTCATTAAAGCTTCCATAAAGTGTATAGACTGACTAATAGCTGGAAGAGCAAACACATAACCCTGATTGTGCAACTGTCCCAACTTAGACATAATAGGCTTTCTAATTAATTGATACTCCCTGTAAGAGATACGGGGCAGGTCGATTACACACCAGTTAGAATATTTTCTTGTTAAGGAACCTAGTCCATCATTTGTTGAATACTGAGTATAAGCCATTTTAATTCCTCCTTATAATATTTGCCCCCGAGTAGATAAAACCCGAGGGCGCAGACAAGGTAAACTATGCAGCCATCAACTTAACTGTGTTCTCTAAATAAAACTTAAAGTCGCTCCAGTGATAACCTGGTAGAGCAAGTAACTCCCTTAAGTCTCTATCAACAACTAATCTCATATCAACCAACTGTTTAAGATACTTTGTTTTATCTAACTCCTCAGAATGAACTGTGTCTCCCTTATAGGTAAAGGTAAACTTTAAGACGTCTCTTAACTCATCATGCATTAAGTTAACATCAACTACGTTTTCATCTTTATTGAGAATTTCATCTTCCTGTATAAGTTCAACAATTTTACTTAGCTCTTCAACTAATGCATTTTCATCATTCATATAAGGCTCAAGCTCGGGTTCGGAGTAGAGCTGATATAATGAATCTTGACCATCAATGAAAGACTGAATTAAATCAGATAACTTAATCTCTTTTGCAGTAGCGATAGTTTTAAATGAAATCTGTTCTTCTGATTCTGAGATTACCTTTTCTAAGATGTCTTTATGATGCTGGACGGTAAATAATTCCTCGTTCTCCTCAACAAATGAATCATCATAAACTGATTTAGATAGCTCTAAAGACTGTTCTGATACCTTTATATCGATTGTTTCATCTTCACTGAGACCAGGATTAAAGTTACTAAGACTTACTTTATAACTATTTCCATCCTCTGTTATAAGTGTCTTACCAATCTGATTTTCATTAGTAAGCAATAAAAGCATAGGAACCATATCAAATCCGCCATAAACACCAACAGAATCTTCAGCCATCTCTTCAGGTAAAAGACCACTCTCTTTATTTGTCTTAATTGCGTCCATCCAACCTTCAAAAAACTCTTTTACATTAACATTCTTTATCATAATTATCATCTCCTATAAGTATTTTTAGTTACTAAAAGCTCTTCTCTTCTTTTCAGCTATCGCTTTTTCAGTGAGTTCATAAACAGGTGCAACAACATATCCACTCGTGATTTCATCGATTCTTTCATCTTTGATAACTTCAGCCTTTATCAACGCTTTTGCCATCCCTTCATTCTCGCTCCAATTCTTGATAGCGACCTGGTGACCGGGAAGGTTGACAAGATTGACAGTTGCCGTTGTGAAAGGCATACCTTCTTCTACGGTTGTGAGAGTTATTGCGACGTTATCGTTTTCTACATAGTGACTGAAATTGACATCACAAAGCTCTCCATGATAATCCACAACTATTTCGGACATAATTAACAACTCCTTTATAAGATAGTTAAATTAATCTAACTTTAACAAACCCTCGCGAGCAAGCCTGTCAAATGATCTTCTTGACAGGCGCCGCGAAGTCGAAGGGTAGAACTAGATTTAGCTGGCGTTTTGAAATTCTTCGGGAGGTCTTAAGTCTGGTGGAACGGCATGTATTAGCTCTCCATTTATGATATAACCTTCGGTGCAGGATGGGTTATCAAATACTAAATACTGTTCATCATTGTATCTAGCAAGTGTCCAGCTCCTGTGCTCAATAGAATACATGACGCGGCGGCAGTGGTCAGAATTATAATCAAACTCTAAGTGACCAAACCCTATATTAAACTCCTTTGGTGGCCACTGTTCATTCTCGTTTATCACCTTAGCCATATACTCAGCCACTTCCTTTATCTCAAAGTCTATATAGTCAAGTAAGTCCTTTTCATTAGGACCCTGAACAAAGTCTAAAAAGGCTTCACTCTTCCAGTCACCATTCTCTGTGTCGAAGACCATCAACTTCTTTGGTGTTTCCATAGTATATCTGGCAATAAGTGATGCAGTACCTGTCAAAGGACTAGAAATACTGCCTACTAGAATAACCTGTGTCGAATAATCTATTAACTGAATAATATAATCTTTGTCACTACCATCTGGCTGGTGACTATCATTGAAATTAGCATAGATACTATCTATTACGTCTGATTGGATTTCGGGGACCACAACCTTGCGATCACCTTTTTGTCCTAAATTGTTCAAAATACCCTTACAATAATTAATAATCTTGTCTGATTTACCCATTGGGAACACTATAACTCTTTCCATTTATATCCTTCCTTTCTTTATTTAGGAACTATTTAATGCCAACAAGGCCATTTTTAAGCAATTATTCGAAGTTTTTAACGTCATAACATGATTTGGTTAGTATCGACTTGACAAAATGGGGGTTTTTGACGGTATTATATAAATAGAGCGTCACTTTTCTGGGAAAAGGACTTTGGTCTTAATTCTTAGGCCTTTCGAGTTCTGTGATTTGAAAGTCTCCAGAAAACACAACACTGACGCTTTAACGAATTTGATATCAGAACTAAAGACGTTACTTGAACTTAGTTAATCAGTTATTGAACGATTTATTGACAACTACCTAAAATGGGAGAGGTGTACTAAGAGGAGTGTCCTCTCAGACTCTTACATTCAGGGATAAATCCCTAAAAACCCTGGACTCATTGTTAAAAAGGGAGGGCGCGCAATAGCAGGTACACAAAAGTAACATTCAGATAGAGATCCCTTCTTAGGTGAAACCCTCTCCCCTTTCAATTGCGATTGTTTTCCCCTGTCCCTTAACTATAATACCAGTGTATCATTTCTGTAATACATAATCAATAGTCATAACATAACTTATATACCTATCTCGTAATACAACCAAAAAGCCCGGCGCGGCAGGGAACATTATAACCATACTCTTGATTCTCCTTCTAATAGTGGTACTACTAACTCTACTAAGGATACTAAGGATACTAGCCAACTAGCCACTACTAACTCACCCCCCAATACTGCTTGCACTTGCACTTGTACCAGTAACTGTACCAGCACCTACACTTACACAATTGCTTACAATGTTACCAACACTTACACTTGCGATTACATCTCCACTCACAATAATGAATACAGACCAACCTGTTCCCTATTACACATCACTAAGAATACGACTGTCTCTCCCCGTCACACCTCACTATTATTTAAGAGATGACTGTGACACGACACTTACTCTCCTTCGTATCGACTAATGTTGTCACTACCTATTCAATCACCTCATAACTAGATGTAACCACAACTTATATAGATGAAAAGAACAATTAATATAGGAGTAACTAAACCTGTAATATATGGGTAACTAGACCTGCTCCCTTAATATAGGGGTAACAATTAATATATGGGTAACTAGTAATATAGGGGTAACTAGACCTGCTCCCTCCGGCCTCGGCGAATCTTCCCCCTAATACGGCTATACGAGATTAGCACGCTAGAGGGTCATATGAGCGAGACCAGAGTTGAGAGGCTTCAATATATAGCTTAGATGCTAACTAGTCCTTAAGCAGGCGCTCACGGACGAGAGAGAGTATATATCCCATCTTCGCTTTGTCCCTGTAGGTTTCCTGTGGGAATAGTTTCTTGCCATCATAGTCTATATTAATCGTGAAGCTAGTTTTGGTATCTCTTCTAGGGTTATAAATCGAACCTTGTACGCGTGCCAGGCCTGAGGCAGGGTGTCTCCCTAGGGCGTCGGCAAGTTTAGACTGGTCTATATTAACACTTTCGAGCTTAATATCCTCCTGAAAGGCTCTACCTGAGCTGAAAGCTAGGTACCAGGGTTTATTTTCGGGCTTAGAGGCCACTTTGGTGCATTCATCTAAGAACACACGCATAGTATTACCCTCACTTGTAGTAACGGGTAGTACATAGTGACCAAAGGTGCTATTATAGAACGGATTACCTTCTACTTTATATTTACCTCTCCAGCCTTCTACCTTCACTGTATCGTTTTTAGTAATCATCTATTTACTCTCCTCTCTGCTTGCCTGAGCCTGGATTACTTCATAGTCATTATATACTCCTTGTTGGCCAAGAGAACGAACACAACTGCCATCGTCGTAGAAAGTATACGACTCAACTACCGGGCCATCATCATCTCTGGCGATATCTAAATTAAGGCTGATATCATCACACTGGATATTCTGAATCTTTTTCTGTTCCATAACCTCTGACATAACACTAATTTGTCTGTAACTTAACTCAAAATGCATATTAACCACTCCTTATATAGTATTTACTTAAAGACTAATAAACTGAACAACTAATAAATCTTACCCAATACGTATCCACGACCACCGCGGCGTGTCAAATGGGTTTCTTGACACGGTAGGACGGGCGTGATATTGTTTTAGTACAGGACAATAAACATACTACAAAGCTAGAACTTTTAAACTTCAGGCCGAGTGTACAACCACCCGACCCGAAGGGTCTGTCTAAGTTTCAGAACTAGACTCAATACGAGAACATACCTAACAACCAGGGCCCGAAGGGCCTATAAGAGTTACGCCTTAATATAGGCATCTCTTACTTTGTCAGTTATAAACTGAGCGGTAGCTTCTCTTTTGATGCTAGTATTCTGATCCTTATCAAAGAATCTTAGGGAGCCATTATAGAACACAGCTACAAACTGTGCTTTCTTGTCTCCTGCTTCTAGTTCAACATCCGCTATTGCGGTGCCATTAGTGATGTCTTCTAGGTCATCACGCAATTTAGAAATGCTCCAGCGATCTAGTCCATGATCGGCAGTCTTCTGCTTTCTCTTTGGATTAGTATCTACTGGGGCTTTCTTTGTTTTAGGAGCGGGTTTCTTGCTGGCCCGCTTTTTGTTTGCTGCTTCTTGAGCAAAGTACTCAGTAGCAGGGATTTCTTTGATTAGTCTGCGTCCATTAACCTTAACAACCATGCCGTTCTTAACTAGCACAGTTTCTTCTTCGTCTTGATTCTTACGCACAGGATTCACCCCCTCGTCTTTAGTATTTTCACCAGTGTTAAAGTCTGCCTCTGCCCGCTTTTTCTTACGGGTATATACTTTTCTGATCTCACCAATTAGGTGCTTTGTTACGTGATCAGGAACCTCATCCCCAGCTTCTTCTTTATCTAATGCATCTTCATACTTAATAAATAGGGACTCGTCATTATAGATTGCTTCACCGCTGATATAGCTGCCATCTCCTCTAATTAGGGTAACGTCAGCTACTAAGTCACTATCAGCAAGCTCTTCCTTGTAATACACCTCATCTACTGTTACTTCTCTGAATCCGTCTTCTACCAGTGTCTTCATCTGCTCTCCTGAAACTAATACTTCTTCAGGATCCTCGTTAACCTCGCCCAGTTCTTTCTTATAGGCGCGGATTAAGGCCATCTTGATAGCTTCCCATTCTTTTCCTCGCAGGTCATCACCATAGGTTTCATATTCTAAGTTGCCATCTATAAGGGAAACCTCAAGTATCTGGTTGTGGCCGGATCCATAGGTTATCTTCAGGTCGGCTACATAGGTCTCAGCATCTAAATTAACCGCGGAGTCCCCAAGGTAGTAAGCATTAACAGCAACTTTCTCAATGCTCTCAACGTTCCTTAGAATCACATCTTTTTCTTCTGTCATCTTCTTTTCCTCCTTATTAGTAGTATCTGTCTCTTCTTCTGGTAGCTCATCGATAATAGACTGAGCGCGCTTCTCACCGATCCCTTTGATGGAGGTTAATCCACCCTGGGATACCTCAACTGATTCTATCCCTTCCTCTGCCGCCACTTTATGCATTCTCTTTGTGATTAAGTCCAGGTCAAATAGTCTCTCTACTGTAATTGTCATAATATATACCCCCTGGCTGATTGAGGAGCCACCCTATATATTTGATGTTAAATAAAATAATGCCAGACATTTATAGAGCGCCTCTGAGCCGGGCGCTGTGAGATTACTTAAAGTTAACGATAATATTTGGTAAATAGACTCTATTTAGATCTCTTCTCCAGATAGCTCTCTCTGGTATAACTCTGTGTGGTGCATAGAAAGGGCATTTATCTGCATGGTAGGCAAAGTCAGCCTCACGCAGCTCGGACATATCAGTATGCTTTCCCCCAGTCTTTACTGAAAAGAAAGCGTTATCTGAATAAGTCCCTCCTCCTGTCACACGTTTTTCACCATTGAGATACATGTGGCCTTTGAGACCGTGTAATAGACCATGATCTCTTGTTGCCAACCAGTTCCCTGACTCAGAAGCGCCATCATCCAGAGTTTCCCCTGTCATAGCACATCTATTACTTGGTTTAAAGGCATCTCCTGAAACTGGTCCTTCAGCCGGCTGGACATAGCACTTGTTAACACAGTTAGAGCAGGACGGGAACTCATCATTGTAGTCATTATCATGCCAGAAGCGGTTATCGACCTCATCATGCTTCTGGGTCAATATGAGGTTAAGCTTCTTCCACATTGCAACCGATGCTGCACCTCTAAGTGCATTTGTTAAATAGAAGATCCCTGTATCAGCCTCAATTGAACCAATAGTCTGGCCGCGGATATCACCGGGATTCTCTAATAAGAACAACTCTTCTTCTGTCTTCATGGCCCCCGGCTTCTCTAAGCCAGAACTAACGGGCACAACTGTAATCTTATTCTGCCTGATCTCATCAAGTCCCTTATAAGTCTTTAGATTAACAAGTATCTTAATAAGTGGATCTTCATTCCACTCCTCGTTAATCTCAAACCGTCCTTTAAGTTTGATCAGTACTTCACCCAGGAAGTTAGTTTTCCAGGACTTATACTGATTACCACCATTGCCGTGATTCTTTCCCATAATCCTAACTGTTTCTATACTAGCCTCTAATACATCTTGGCCAAACTTCTTTAAATAAACGCTCATATTAATTCCTCCTTAAAATGGTAAATCAGTCGTCTCAGTATTGTCGGTGTCTGTATTATCTGGACAGTAAACATGGACGCGGCCATTACCGCGCTTTTCATTTAAAGTCAGGTCAGCAAGCCTCTGATCGTCCTCAGAGTACACTTGCTCTCCTCCTTCAATCCATGTATAATCATAACTAGGCAAAGTAATCACCTCCTTTCTTTGGAGTCTTATTTTGTCTACTCAAATAAAGACATCTGCACGAGATCACTAGTCTCTGCAGAAGAACGGTTACGCATGGGCCAGCCCTTAGAAGACGCTTTCTTGGCGATAGCGTATCTTTGCTTATATGGCATGTTATTCCAACGGTCCATGTTATAACCGTTAGCATCCCACCAGCCCTTTCCTTTACTTACAAGTCCAGTCATTTACTTCACCTCCAGTCCTAATTCTTTTCTGAAGACACTCTTCCAGCCATTTTCTCTTACCTGCTGCATGATCTCATCATCATAGCCATTAGCAAACATGATATTAGTCTTAGGCCCTTGAGCTCGCCACTTAATGTCAATCTTAAAGCCGGCATCCTCCAGGGTTTCTAATACTGAGTCCACATCAACATCTGTGGTACCCACATAGTCTAAAAGCCACCTCCTCTGGTGCTCGCTCTTAGACTCATGACGCTTTCTTCGATCTTTCTTGGAGGATAAGTCAACAAAGCGGCTCTTTTGGTGGTACTGAGCCTTACTCATCTCACCTCTCCTTGAATCGTGACCTCTCTTTTCCGCACTTACCAAACAATCAAATACCTCTTTATCAACAAAGCAATCGAATCTCATTATTTAGCCTCCTTTAATACGGGTACCTTGACCCTACTGCCAATACTCAACATTAAGTCCTGTCCATTTTCCTGTCTGAAGTAATAAACGGCCTTCCTTGTGTCAACCTCTGGTGAGTTATAGACCTGCACTATATCCCAGGCTGTATCGCCTGAGCTTACATTGTGCATAATGACATCGTAATCTTCTACTTCCCCAACCCCTGACATCCCCACAACAACAAAAGACCCCAGCACAACAACTAGGGCAATAACAGTAATTAACTTCTTCATATATATCTCCTCCTAAAGAGAATTAGTTTGGCAGTTTAACGCCATGCCTAGGGCGCCACAAGGGATTAATGAGTAATAGATTCCAGTACATCCACTGGGTAGCCCTCTAGAGTACCGTCTTTACGTACCCTATAGAGCTCGTTACCTATTAGCTCGTAGTGTGAGAAACAACCCAGCTCAGGACAGCGCTTATTCATACGACCATACATGGCCTTAACCTCATGTGACTTGAGTACTCTTACTCTCATTGTAGTTACGCCTCCTTATTATTGTCTTCGCCTTTGAAGCCCTCTACAAAAGAAGACTTAAGAGATTTAAAGAAACCACCAGTATTATTCGCGGCAGAAGCAGTCTTTTCTATTACTGTACCTGCTGCCTCATCAACCTTTCTTATACCAGTACCAGCTAGCTTACTGGCACCCTGGACACCTTGACCAGTCTTAGTGATAGCTGTCTTAACACCAGATCCAGTCTTCTTTACCCCAGCCTCTAAGCCCATAGCTGTCTTACCTAAGCCACGACCCAGCTTGTCTGATAATCTAGCCTTCTCTTTCTTAAGCTTATCTGTCATCTTATTCACCTCCTTAGTCTTAGTCTTGCTCTCTGCCTGCTCGTCAGAGGACTCATTGATAATAACTACTCTGCCCTCATCTAGCTGTCTCTTGATCTCTGTTACTACCTGTTTGAACTTAGGCTTCCAGATACCACTCATATCATTGGAACCTGAGAACCACTCGTATGTCAGCTCATCTATATCCTCACCATGTTCAAGCATAGACTCAATAGTAGCTCTAAGCTCCTCGTTCATAGCGTCTACCATCTTGAGTATGTCCTTGTCTGCCATCTTAATCTTAGTCTTCTTAGTCATTGTTGTTGCCCCCTTATTAGTGCTAGCTGCCTCAGCTTCCAGGCCAGCCGCTTCTTCTGTTGTATCCTTCTCCTCAGCACTCACCTCCTTTTCCTTTGAGATAGCATCTAAGATATCACCTCTTATGCCACTATCTGCTGCCATAAACGCATCAAAATCAGCAAGTGACTCAGTAGGCACGTCATCTAGTTTAGTACCTTTATCGGCAGCAGCCTCTAATACTGCCTTAGCCTCTCTCTCTCTTTCTTCTCTATTTACTTGGTAAGGAGCAGGATAACTCCCTACATCCATCAGGCCTTCCCTCTTCTCTGGATTGTACTTCTTAATGAAGATGGTTCTTTCTTCAGGCAGTATTACATACTGTACAGGCACGCCAGAGATCCATGTCTTGGCAACAATATCTTGCTCCCTGTTGCCTATTGCGTCATTAAGAGCACGCACAAGACTAACTGGATTATTGAATGTAACCTCACCATCACCAACAGAAAGAGTAACCTCTCTGTTGTCTGAGTCGTTAAATAATGCCTTTGCTAAGTCGATATTGTTATTGATTCTCATGATAAAACTCCTTCCTGTTTGACACCTATACTAACTTGGTCCTCCTCTTGCGAGTGAGGAATAGTTATAAGTGACGCCTTCTCTAGATGGGTCGGGCGTCGAACGTCAAACATAAATGTATATATAATACGTGGTCCCCCTCTAGGTTTTTACCCCAATTTTTGATATCTACAATGGCATTTTTCCAACTTCATACAACAACCGTAAAGGGGTGGGGTCTATATATGGCCCGGGCGGAAGATAAATAAAAGGGGTGGTCTCAAAATATTTTCATATAATTTTTGATAATCCCAATAGCTTTTTGCTATAAAAAAACAGGATTCATTAAAATAAAAAGCAGGAATAAAGAGATAGACCGAGAATAATTAGAACAAGACAGGCCAAAAACCATGACAGCAAATTGCTGTTGCAAGTAATGTCCTGGTGCAATTGCTGGTAATGGTAATGGCAATAGTGCAAGCAAGTTAATTACTCTTATGACGGGGATTTAATTGCTGGCAATGGTACAAGCCCATCAACAATGATGGTGCAAGTGCTGGTAATGTGATGGTGCAAGTGCTGGCAGAATAATGGCAGAAGTGCTGTTAAAATTACTGGTGCAAGTAATGTTGAAATCAAAACCACAAGTACTGGTAATTCTACAAGCGAAAGCACAAGGGCTTTTACAATTGAATCCAGAATTAAAAGTAATTGCACAATTGCTTATGGAAGTACAAGTGAGGTTGCAAGCACAATTGCAAGTAACACTAATGGCAAAACTAGAATTAATGGCAAAGGAGATGGTAATTTGAAGAAAATTGCGGTTATGAATAACAAGGGAGGGGTCGGAAAATCTACCACAGCAGTAAACTGTGCCCATGGTCTAACTAAATTAGACTATAAGGTGCTAATAGTAGATATGGATGACCAAAACAATGGCAGTTCTTTTCTAGGCTTTGATGAGGATGATTATGATAAGACTATCTATGACATGATAAAGCGGGAAGACAATCAAATACCTGCTAAGTTCGAGGAAGTGGTGGTCAGTGCAAGAGAAAACTTAGACTTACTTCCTAACTCTAAAATGAAATATATTGAATCCTATTTTAATAATCACAGAAGATTGGACATAGCTTTAGATGAAATCTTAGGAGATTTAGAGGAGAGAGGTTATGATTTTGTAATATTCGACTGCGGACCAAAAAGATCGATGGTAAATGATGCTGTATTATTATATGTAAGCGCAATCATAATGCCGGTCCAGACTGAAGGAGCTTCAGTAGAGTCGGTTGGTAATATGTACGACTACCTAAATGATCTAAGATTAAGCAGCGATATGATCCAGGTAGTAATACCAACTATGTTTGATATTAGAACTAATGAAGCCAAAGATAAATATAAACTATTAAAAGAGATATTCGAGGACGAACAGGAGCTCTTAACTGAGCCAGTTCACAGAAGGACAAAAATAGCCGAATCAACTTCTTTAGGTAAGACTGTATTTGAATACGACGAGGAAGCGGCAAAGCAGTACTTTACCGTGCTAGAAAAGGTGGTGGAGAGAATTGTCTAAAAAAGATGATCAAAATGAAGAGTTCTTTAATGGTTTGAAAGAGAAGACTAAAAAAGAGGACGAAGAAAAACAGGAAGCTAATGAAAAGCTTAAAGATAAGGTTAAAGGTAAGAAGGATAAAGCCAAATCGGAAGATGTTGATGGTGAAAGTGATGGTGCAAGTGAAAGTGATGGCACTTCTGCAAGTGCAAGTGATGTTAAAAGTGATTCTGAAAGTGAAAGGGATGATTCTTTTATACTTAAATCTAAGGGAATTAAGGAGCAGAAGACAAAAAAGACTTATTACTTCTATCCAACTCAATTGAGGAAAGTAAGAGAGTTATCTGAGCGTTCAGGCAGAGATATGTCAGATATCATCAGAACATCTATCGACTATTTCTACGAACATGTTGAAGTAAGAGACTAATTAGGGGCTTATATTAATGAATACCCAATATAGACTTAACATTCTCGAATAAGTAAGCCACAGCAGGGAACAGCGACCATTATAAGAGCTTGTAGCCGGAGGGTGCATATTTGATCATCACTAACCCTAAATCCTTATAGTAGGTGTTTATTAAGCTTAGAAGACAAACAAAAAAAGTCCCAGCCAGAAAATGGCCAGGACTAAAATATAGTGGTGTGTAAAATAAAATTTTTGGAAAACCATAAATAAGTAAGACTGGCCTAAATAAATGGGCCAGTCTTTTTTATGTTAAGTCTATTTATCTTAGTAGTCTATGCTTTCTCATGTTCTGAAAACATTCTTCGCAGACATATTTTTCTTTTGCTGGTATTAAATCATAACTACCAGTCCTATCCTTTTCACAGACAACACATTCATCTTTTTCAAACTCTATTGAAACCGAACCGTCATCATTAACAAAGGTGCTATAATTTTGACCATTACTTAGTTCGAACAATTCAATTATGGTGTCTGGTATCTCTAGGGTATTACCAATGGCCTCACTGCTAAATTCCTCATTGCAGCTCACACACATAAGAGTACTACCACATTCTCTTCTTAATACTTTAAGCGATAGGTCACCTGTTATGTTTATACATCTACTACCTGTTTCCCCTTGAAGCTCTACAGTGTTGTCCAACATAACCGCCTTAAATCCCATCTTTAAATTCAACTCCTTAATCGTTTGATATATTATTGATCTTCTCCTGTTCTTTAAATTCAACTCCTTAATCGTTTGATATATTATTGATCTTCTCCTGTTCTTTAAATTCAACTCCTTAATCGTTTGATATATTATTGATCTTCTCCTGTTCTTATAATCAAAAAATTATCAACATAATCTATGTTATCATGATAACTTAGTCTTTAAAAGAACTTTTTTTATTCGACAAATTAAGACAAATAATGCTCGTATACCGTGATAACAGGTTATATATTATCACAAGTTTTTTCATATTAAAAGGATAAATGCACAAACATCTGTTTTTTTAACGTAAAAAACGGGATTTGGTTAGGAATCCCAGTCTCTACTTGGCAAAACACCCTCTAAAATGCGTATTATATATAATAGAAGATAATTTAATTTTAACAAGGGGGAGAAGTATGTTATTAGTTAAACCAGTACTAAAATGCGATTTAAACTGCGATTATTGTTACGAACACCAGGAAGGACTTTTAGAATCAGATAAGTCCAATGTAGAAACTGATATAGAACTAATGAAAGAGTCGATAGAAAAACATCATGAAAGATTTGGCAATAGAGATGGGATCACAATCCACGGTGGTGAGCCGCTACTGCTTCCGATAGACGAGTTAGAAGAATTGATTAGATTTTCAAACGAGATTCTGGATAAAAACGATCTAGGAAAAAAAGTAGGAATCCAAACAAATGGAAATCTTATCACCGATGAGCATGTAGAATTATTTAAAAAACATGATGTTGGTGTTGGAATTTCTTTTGATGGATTCGGTGACTTGAATGATCTAAGAGGTTATCCAGATGTTGAAAGAACAAAAGAATACACTAACAGACTTGAAGATACTCTTAAAAAACTGGTAGATGCTGGTGTACGCCCAGGTTTTATTTCCGTATTGCACCAAGGTAATGTTGGCACTGATGAAAAATTAGACAAGTTTTTAAACTTTTTAAGAAGATTAGAAGAAGAATTTGATATTACAGGTGGTAGGTTAAACCTTGCATTCATAGATGGAGATACTCCAGAAATAGAACTAAGTAGAGAGAGAGCTGCAATAGTTTATGAAAGACTAGCTGAATACGTCCTGAGTTCGCCTCGTAGAAGATATAATCCTTTTAGGGAATTTGCTGACAACTTAATGGGATACGGATTAGGCTGCTGCACTCAAACAAAGTGCGAACCTTTCAAAACACCAGCAGGCAGGGTTGTATTACCAGACGGAGACCTTTCTACGTGTGTAAAACAGGTAGATGAAGGCGGTAATCCAATTCCTTTTGATGATAATAGTTTTACTGGTAGACATGAGTTATTATTACAGAAAGACTGCCAAGGATGCCGTTTCTTCAAGGTGTGTTACGGTGGTTGTCCAGGAAGAGCAAGAGACGATGATTATATGAGAAAAGATCATTATTGTAAAGCAACTTTTAAAACTTATGCTTACATCACAGAGAGAATGCAGTCCATGTTTCCACATATAGACCTAGTAGTAGATGAACCGATAAGAATAGAAGATGAACATAAAGATTACAGAAATAGATCCGGCAGAAACAGTAAGCACAATCCATTCAAGAGAATGCATGCTCAAAGATCTTTATTTGACAGCAGTAAATTAAATAGATAGAGAAAGAAGGTGCTAGGATGGGAGGACATACAGACTACCCCCATGATAATTGGGGGGTAGATTCTGATAGACTAAAAGGAGAAAACGTAAAAGACGCCAGGGATATCAAAAATAATGATAGTAAGTTCAGAGGGAATGTGGTAGATAACGACGCAAAGCAAAGCAACCATATTCCAGAAAATGACGACAAGGCAAGGTGGACACATTTCGACCACAGTGATTACACAGACACTCATCGGGATTATGGTTATGATGTTTATACAAATACCGGTCATGATGACCACACAAATAGTGGCCACGACGATCACACAAATTCTGGGCATGATACACATACTGACAGAGGTTAGTAATATCAAAAGAAGATAGAGGTGATTTAATTTGGGATATGATTTATATGTAGATGATTACGCTAAATATGATAAAACAGGATCTTATGATGCTGGATCATACGGGGACGGTCATTCGGACGACTCTGGTAGTGGTTATAGTGATGATGGTGGTTATAGCGAGTCAAGTCATGATACTCACAGCGATCACGATACGCACAGCAACTATGGTCATGATACGCATTCAAATTACGGCTATGATGATCATAATGACAATGGTAGTCACGATAACCACACAGACGGAACCTACAATCAGCATACAGATGCTCCCCACGACAATAGTCACAGCGATTCTCCAGATTTATGGTAGATTATTTTCTTTTAACAAGAAAAACTGGAAATGGTTAGGAAAATCTTTTTCGACTTGGCAAAACACCCCCTAAAACGGGTATTATATATATAGAAGCACATTTAAATAAAGGCGTGCTTACAGGAGTGACAACGGATGAAATGCAACAAATGCCACAGCAATGTTCAGAAAATATTACTAGACAATAGGAAAAAGCCCAGCATGTATGCATATTACTGTAGTAACTGCGGCAATTTCTGGGTTAAGTTAGAAAATGACGATGATAAGGATAGTCAGAGCAGGGAAAACTCATAAACCAGCCTGGAGCTCGGCTATCCTTCATATATAGATTATGGAGGTTGAAGTTATGAGCGATTCTCAAGAAGTTATAGAACAAGAAGCAGAAGACAACTATCCCAGTGAATGGAATCTCTCAGAAGAGGGGAAGAGAAATATAGCCCACGCAAAGACAGAGCAACAGGTTAAGCACGGTCTTTATGCCGGCATACCTATGATATGTCTTGATGATAAATGTCCTTACAAGGAGACGTGTGGCTATTACAAAAACGATAATGCCCCAGAAGGAGAGCGTTGTCCAAAAGAGATCGCAAAAGTATTAGACCTTTATGAGAAATACAGTAAACAAATGGGTTTAGAAAGTAAAGACATGGTTGAATTATCACTGCTTAAAGAGGTAATAGACCTTGACATAAAAATAGACAGGGCTGACAGGAAACAGGCGGCTGATCCAGATTTAATTAATGATGTGCCGGTAGCTGTTAGTGATTCTGGTAAGGTAATCAGAAAGCCAGAGATCAATAAAGTAGCTGAGTTAAAAGATAAGCTATTAGATAGAAGACATAAGATATTAAGTTACCTGAATGCAACACCAAAAGACCAATCAGCTGATAAACTCGAGATATCTCAGGATCCAAGTACTTATGCTGCCAAGCTTCTGAAAAAGAAGCAGGAATCAGAAAAGGAAAAGACTGTTGAGATAGAGGCAGAGTCGGAAGCTGAAGAAGAATAAATCATTCCCTAGTCTTTTCAATAAATTTTTATAGATTGATACAAACCAAATTAAATCCCTCGCAACAAATACTCCCTCCAATAGGAGTGCCCTCATGAGTGGTACTCCTATAACACATCCATTCAAGGAGGCTTTCCAATGAAAAGACAATTAGACGAAAACAGATTAGTAGATGTATATGTTCACAATAGACTGGATGAGATCATTATCTCCAGAAAGAACACTCAGGAGGAGATAAATCAAAGGACCAAAAATCTAGCCTTAAATAGATTACAAAAAAATAACCCTTCACAATAACTATAACTAAGATAAGGAGAGGGTAATAATGTTAAAAGAAATCGCAGATGCTATTTTTAAGGCAGGCGAAATGGAAGCAAAGGCAAGAGATTTTAGAGAAGATTCTTTAGAGAAGATTCTTTAGATAAGGCAATGAAACACGGATATTTCCTATAAGTAATATAACTTTATAAGAGGTGGTAATAATGAAAATCAATGTATGTGAAGATTGCGGCCATGAAAATAGAATGTCAATAGACCATTATTGTAATAGATGTAGTAATGACTTAATGTAGAACTTTAACTGACTGTAGCCTAGTTTGGTAGGGAACTTCGTTTGGGACGAAGGAGTCGTAGGTTCAAATCCTACCAGTCATACCATTTTGCAGGGAGGATTGGTGTCCAGTCGAGGTTCATAATCTCGCTTTCGCGTGTTCGATTCACGCCCCTGCTCCCAATTTATAAATAAATCCGCTCCGTTGAGTGGATAAGTAATAGATAAGTAATAGAAATGACAAATAAGAGAGGCCATGAGCGCCCCTCAGTAAAGTAGAATAGCTCAGTTGGTAGAGCAGCTCACTGTTAATGAGAAGATCTCAGGTTCGAATCCTGATTCTACTGCCATATTTACTTGTTATAAGGAATAAAGGAAGGAATAATAACTGAAGTTTTGTATTAGTGGGATGTGATCATTTCTTAAAGTACAGAATGAGAGTTTAAAGATTAGTTACATAATTCTAGAATAAGTGCTAATTAATTCGCAGGTTCGAATCCAGCCCTTATAGCAAAAAGTTTTATCCCCGGGAGTAACGGAGATTGATAGAGAATATTACTCATTCGTAAGTAAATGTAAGGATGGCCGAGTGGTTGAAGGCGCGAGATTGTAAATCTCGTACACGAAGAAACAGCGGAGGTTAAAATCCTCCTCCTTATACTATGGACCCATAGCTCAACCGGCAGAGTCGCCGGCTCATAACCGGCTTGTTGCAAGTTCGATTCTTGCTGGGTCCACCATAATATGGACAAGAAACCAGGCGGTACATTTTCGAGAGGTTCGATTCCTCTATTGTCCTTTGAATAAAAACGCAGAAAGATGAAAAGGGGTAGTTTAAATGTTCAAATTATTTATGAAAGTATTTGGGATATATAAAGGCGAAACGATCATTAGACACGGTTCGCTATCTGGAGTTTATGAAGTTTACGAATTTTTCGGTAAGAACTTCGAATTCAAAAAATAAAAAAGTAGGTGTCAGCCTATGTACAAAAAGTTCACTGAGTATGTAAATAGAATAGACGATATTGATAAACTTATGAAAGAGTTTATTATTATTAACCGAATCATCAGCAATCAAATAAAGAAAAGGCGGCACTTGAATGTAAAAATACTCAGAGAAATGTCTTATAAACTTTTTATAATCTCCAATAAAATAATAAATACACAATAGAGAGTGATAATAATGGAACTAAAAACAAACCCCGATTTACACCCACCGCTTAATGAATCATCCACACACTACCTACTCAAACTCGTGGCAAGTAAGTACTTAAAAGATAAAAAGAACTGTAAGTTTATTGCCAAAGAGGTCTACGTAGGAGACGAAAAAAATCCCTATTTAAATTCAAAATACAGAACTACAAAACAAATAACAGATGTAATTGGAATGACTGTAAGAGGCCGCAAGAAAAGAAGGACGGCTTTTAATATAGAAGTTAAGGTATCAAAGGAAGACTTCAAAGCAGGATACACACTTGCAGGAGACTATAATTACATAATGGCTCCAAAAAATGTGCTTACTCGTGATGATATGCCTCCTAAAGTGGGGCTTGTTGAGGTTGACCTGGATAAATTAAACTTTGAGCTTGATGGTGTCCAATCGATCAAGAATGCAACCAAGATGCACGAGGAAGTAGTTAAATTTAGAAATAACTATTATAAACAGAGTTATTACAACTTTCTTGAGAGTCAAGTAATAGGAAGTTTAACTAACGAAATAATATACAACAATCCCTGGTTTTATCAGGATGTTGATATAAAAAAGGGCGGATAATAAATGAAAGATTCAGTAAGAGGAATTATCAGAGAAAGAATTGCAAATGAAAAACCAGAACATTTAAATGGCTTTGATGAAGGCTGGCTTGAGATAGTAGAAAATGACTTCCAAATAGAAGAATCAGAAGATAAAGAAGATAAAGAAGATGGCCCGGCCAGAGGAAAATCAATTCAAGTATTTAGCAATGAGAATGGTTTTAAGAAAATAGTAACTACAGTAATAATTTAATTTTAAGCTAATGTAGCTCAGTAGGTAGAGTAGCTCATTTGTAACGAGCAGGTCGCGGGTTCAATTCCTGTCATTAGCTCCATTTTATATATTAGGAGAGTAGCTCAATTGGTAGAGCAGTGGACTCCAAATCCATGTGTATGGGTTCAAAACCTGTCTCTCCTGCCAATTTTTAAAATATAACGAGAGAGGTGAACGATATGGCTTTAATGAGTAATTTAGGAAGTACATTAGGAGATTTTGCTGGTAAAGCCGCAAGAGGAGTTTCTGACGGAGCATCTGGAATAGCAAAAGTCGGAAAGCACATTTCGAATCAACCCATAGAATCAGCTTCGAGCTTTTGGACCAAAAACGGTGCAAAAGTACTGGGCGGCGCCACTATAGGAGCTGGCGTAGGAGCTGGATCTGCAGCAGTAACAGGAAACAGTATAATTAAAGGTGGGTTAATGGGGGCCGCTGGTGGAGCAACAGCAGGTGGAGCTATAAGCCACGGTGGTGGAATGGACGCAATTAAAGGTCAATTCACCAAAGGCTCATCCGCATCTAAGGTTAGTAGAACCGCAAAGTCGGTTAATGAGGGTGCAATTAATGCAACCAAAAGAACAATGAATGCGGCCGCCAAAAACAATGCTAGGAAAACCGGCAGAACAGTACTTTAAAGTAGGTAAGCAATGAATATTTATAGAAAAGCCTTAGACGGTGTATTCTCTGGACTGCTTAAAGGGGCCAAAAACCTAGCAATAGCCCCTTTAGCCGGTGCAGTTAGCGGTTCAGTATTAAAAGACATACCAGAAAATATACTCAATACAGTGGGCATGAAAAAGGGCCTCGGAGGTTTAATGTATAACGCATCCAATGCTGCGGCACAGGGAGCGTCAATGGCTGGAATATCAGCGGCTAAAGCAGCACCCGGTGTTGCTAAGACATTAGGATCTGGAGCGCACAAATTCGCAAAAGAAGTTGCTCCCGGTTTGAAAAAGGGTGCAGTTAATACCTTCAAAGCCTTAACAGTAGAAGCCCCAGATGAAGCAATGGGTAGAATGCTTAGACCTGCAGTTCAGAACACAGTTGCGGGTACAGCAGTTGCCGGTGGAATATACGCTGGAGTTAAATCGTACAACACCTCAAAACATCAAGTAGCAAATACTGAAAATACAATGCCCACATCCGGTTATGATGGTAGACCAAATAAAAGACAGGATGTAGAAAATACTATGGGCCTAGTTCAGGCATTAAATGATTTAAGATAAGGAGCTAATCGCTATGGATAAAAATGTAGCAGGAAAATGGTTAAAAAAACATGGTGATTTTGTAAAAGGAGTAAGTGCAGGAGCCGCGATAGATGTAGGAATGGAACTTGCAATGGGTAACGGCTTAGGCAAAGGCTTAAAGAATGCCGCTATTGAAGGTTTAATGTTTGAAATGTTCCCTGCAGTAGGTCTTTCGACTATGGTAGTAGCTCCTCTGGCAACAGTTGGAGCGCAATTAGGTAAGGCTCATTATGACAACGATAAAGCTCAGTATAATGAAATGTTTGATGACAGTCTTGGCGGAGGCTATCAGGACACACAATCGGCCTACACAATGAGGCAGAGAGGTATGCAGGCGATACAGAACAGCAGAATGAACTCAAGAAGTGCCCTCGGTAATACAGCAAGAATGAAACATAGATTATAAAGGAAGTGACTATAAATGGCAAGTTTTATGGGAAAAGCAAGAAAAATACTCTCAAATGCAGCCAATGAGATAGGGCAAAAAGCAACCAAATTAGGAGACGATGTTGGAAGCACAGTAAACAGGGCTTTTAATAGGTCAAGTGGTTATGAAGACATAATGGGCGAAGTTGGAGGCAAAGTGGGAAGAACTGCAAATGATGCCACCACAAAAGCCGCATCCCAAGGCGACGATCTGGCTAAAGCTAGCTGGGCAAAAAGAAATGCTACGGAGAGAGGAAGAAATTATAACAACTCTTCCAGTACTACTAGAAAAAACCTCAGAAACGCTAGAACTGTTAATAACCCCCAAAGAGCTAAAGAATTGGAAGTTGATGAGATCACTCGTGGTATTGATAACTATAATGCTCATAGCAAAGCAAATAAAGCTAGTGTTGGTCAAAATACCACTATCAATGCAAACAAGAAAGTATCCCAAGAGGGCGTATCAAGCAATGGTAAAAGAACTCTAACCAGTAACAACTCACTTAGTTCAGATGGTTATACTAGAAAGAAAAGTGGTTTACTGGCAAGTGCAAAAAGACATCCAGTAGTAACCGGTACACTTGCGGCTGGCGGAGTTGGAACAGTTGGATACATGTCAGGTAAAAAAGGTAGAAGAGAAAACAACGATCTTTTTAGAAGATAAATAAATTACGATAAGGTGAGATTATGAGTGAAAATTTTACAGATGAGGAACTAAATACTCTTGAAATACTAGAAGATCCCGTTAAGTTTGCAGAATATGAACTTGACTGGACAGCAAGATCTTACCAGGAGACCATGCTCAACTCAGATGAGAATAGAGTAGTTGTAAGAGCTGGTCGTCGTATTGGTAAAACCGATATGGCCGTAATTAAAATGCTTCACTCAGCATTCACAATAGAAGGATACAGGGTATTGATTGTTACACCTTTTGAGTCACAGATTAAACATATATTCCAGAGATTAAGAGCTCTAATTAAAAAAAGCGATATGATACAGCAAAGTGTTACCAGAGATATTAGATCACCTAATAGAATAGAATTCGGTAACGGAAGTTATATCGTAGGATTTACAGCAGGAACCACCGGCGGAGGCGGAGCAGCAAGCGTTCGTGGGCAGGGCGGGGACCTCATTTATCTTGATGAGGCAGATTATTTGAGTGATGATGATATAGATACAATTATCTCGGTTGCCTATGAGGATGCTGAGAACGTAAAGATATGGGCAACATCAACGCCGACTGGTCGCAGGGGCAGGTTCTGGCAGTGGTGTACCAAAAAAGAACTTGACTGGACAGAGTTTCATTATACATCTCATGTTAACCCTAACTGGTCAGATGCGGCAGAAAGAGATGCACGCAACAACCTTACTGAACTCGGTTATGTACACGAGATACTAGCAGAATTCGGAGATATGGCTGAAGGAGTATTCCAGAGAAAGTTTGTAGAGAAGTCAGCAGAAAAAGGCAAAGAAAAAGGGATAGAGCTGGTAGATGAGATCGACTACCAGGCTGTTAGAACGATAGGTATCGACTGGGATAAAGCTGGTGCAGCAACACAGATTGTAGTATCAGAGTACGATCCTGAAGAGGATATATTCTATCCAATAAACAGGTCAGAGATACCATCTGGAGAATTCACTTATTCAAATGCTATCGACACTATCGTAGAGTTAAACGAAGAGTTCGATCCAGACTTCATTTACGCTGACAGGGGCCACGGAGAGTATCAAATAGAAGCCCTGCATAAATATGGAATAGCACATCCTGGTACTGGACTGGAAGACAAGGTTAAAGGTATTAGTTTCTCGGATAAAATTAATATTCCTGATCCTCACACCAAAGAAATCGGGAAAAAACATATTAAACCATTTATGGTAAATACAACGGTTTTATTATGTGAAAACGAGAGAATCGCCTTACCAGGCAATGATCAGATGATAAAAGAGCAAATGCTTGATTATTATATAGAAAGAGTAACCCCAACTGGCCGACCGGTATACAACGATGATAATGAACATGCATTAGATGCTTTCATGTTGAGTCTGCTCGCAATGCAGTTAGAATTTACAGATATAGCAAAGTCAAAATTTGCAAGTAATGTAGCAACAGCACCCAGACTCGACTACGCGCGACACAAGAAAAAAAGAGAAGAAGACAAGAATAAATCTAAGAATACAGGTGTTGCTTTCCTTGATGGTCCAGGACTGTCAAAAGGAGCAAATGCCATAAGATCAAGCTTTAATAGAAGCAGAACTTTAAAAAGACCTCCAAAAAGGAGCAGTTTTTAGTTCTTTTCTAGACACCATGGGGTCGCGTTTTTCCAACCCCCTTTTTCGCGCCCCATGATGCCTATAAAACAAAAGGGAGAAACAGTTGTTAGAAGTACAACTTTAAGAATTTCCATAAATAAAAGTGGGAAGTGATAATTATGAAAAAAGTATTAGTTATTTCAACAGAGTTCAGACGGTCAAGAAGATTTGCAGAAAAGATAATAGAAGACAGAAAAGAAGAGATATTAGAGGCAAGCTACATGGACAACATTGAAACCGAAGATACTAATTATTTAATGTGCAGCACTAATAACCTCGAATCTAAAAGAGGCCTGGATGTTGATGAAGTATTAATTGATATGGAAGTAGAGATCAATAATGAACTAAATGATGTTGTAGAACCTCTCATTTTAAATAGTGATTTAAACTTTCCAGTTAAGCTTATATAAAGGTGGTTAAAAGATGGGTAGAGGTATAGACACAAAAGAAGAGAGAAGATCAATAGAATATAAACCTAATCTTGAGTATATACCAGAAGAAGTCTTTATAGAAGATGAAGAATCAGCTACTCAAAAAAATTACAAAGTACCACCACAGCTAACAAGAGTAAGCGAAATTAAAGTAACAGATAGTTATGAAAAGGTGTCGGATACCCTAAAGAAGCTGGAAGAATTCATCAGTAACTTGGAAGAAGATTTAGAAGACGATACAGTCAAGTTAGATGACGAGATAAAAGAATACTTAAAAGATGAAGATTTCGGTGATGAGATATCTTTTACTGATTATAAAGACATAAGGTTCAAGCCTGAGCCGACATCAGATGAAATAAGTATTTCTAACTATTACGAGAAAGAACATAAAAGTATAACAGATGATATAAAAGTAGAGATACTTGATATGGCCTGGGATATGAGGGATGAATTTACAGACTCCTTATCTTTTATGGAAAACACTCTACTTGATGTAAGTGATGATTTCAGCCTCGAAAAGCAGAGAGACAAAGAACTCGAACTTTTAAACAGGTGGCTTGAACTGGATATAAAAAAACAAAACTTAGAAGAAGAATACAAGAGGATGGACAACCCTGATCAAGACGAGCTAAGATCATGGCGCGAAGAATACCAGGGTGTTAATGAAGAGCTTGATGAAATATCAGTATATGGACCCAAGGGTGATATCGGTAAAACATTGTACGACAGGGCCACCAAAATGAATGAAGTAATAGATGAGTGGTCAGAACTAAGAAACAATACCGTAGCCGATTATTTCGATGGATATGTTTACTGCATAATACATGAATTCCTTTCAAATAATAAAGTTGGATTCGATACTGCAAGAATAGCCGGCAGATTAAAGAAAGTAAAAGCACTACTTGAATTCGCACACAGAGGTTTAAATGATGATATTAAAAACATCAAACAGCAGATTAGAAGCCTAAAGAATCTACCACAAAGGCTTGCCATGGAGGCTGGAGGGGCAGCAATTGGTGTCTTAACCCAGTATATTGGAGAGTCTGTTGCAAACTTCGTTCAATACTCTACTACGTCAGGAACAAGCTGTCAGCCCTTTTACGAGATAGGTAGAGAGCTATTAGATATCATAAAGGGACTTGATATTCAGTACAACGAGCTGCTTGACGATTATTATAGAACAAACAGCCTAGAATTCAATAAATACAAGAATACAAATAATATACTTAGGAATAAAAAGAAAAAACAGGGCGTATTTTACATGCTAGATCTAGTAGTAGATGTTGTTGATACACTCGAAAAATCAACACGAGAAAAACCGTTAGATGAGTGGATCGAGGATTTCATCAAAAACAACAATCTAAATACGACCTACAATAAGAAAACAAACCAGGTAGAGCGGTTTGAAATATAAAAAGGGGCGTTATAATTGGCCAACGATTTAGATAAAGAATTAGAAGATAAGGTGAAAGAGTTTATATCAGAGATGGAAATGGACCCAGAAAAAGAAGTTCAGGAAGATGATAACAGTCTTAAGAAGTTTGACAAACTGAATGCACAGTCTGAAGCCCAGATGCAGAGCAAAGAAGTCCAGGTTCTAGATTTTGAACCTGAAGGAGATAAGGTACAGATAGTACCCATATCGGATATACATCTCGGCTCAATAAATGCGAATATACCAAAGCTTAGAGATTTTATTAAATATATAGAAGAGACTCCCAACACCTACACGGTACTTACTGGAGATCTTGGAGAGAATGCAACTAAAACATCTATAGGACTTGGTGTGTATGAACAAAGATATGACCCGCAGACACAAATAGAAATCTTAGAAGAAGAACTAAGACCACTCGCAGAAAAGGGCAAGATACTCGGAATCCAACCCGGCAATCATGAAAGACGGATCATGAGAAGCACTTCAATTGATCCTATGAGAATACTCGCAAGAAGCTTAGGAGTACCTTATTTAGGTTATCAGGGCTACCTGAAACTTAATGTCGGAGAACAAACCTACCACGCAATTACCTTCCACGGAAGATCTGGAGCCCGCACACACGGAGGAAAAATTAATGCAGCTCATAAGATGAATCGAGTTGCCAATGTTGACCTCTACATTTCAGGACACACTCACGTCTTAGACTCTTCACACGATATCATAATGGAAATCGACGATGAAACAAATGAAATTGTATACAGAAGAAGATATTACGTTATAGCAGGTTCCTTTTTAAGCTATTGGGGTGGCTATCCAGAGATGAAAGCTTATTCCGTAGCAGATCAAGGAGCTATGCGTATTGACTTATATAAAGACAGACACAAGATAAAAGTACACAAACCATAAAATATATCTAACCATTAAACTATATCACAAAAAAGGGGATTTATATGATTAAAAAAGTTTACATGGCCGGGCCAGTAACCGGTAAAGACTTACTGGAAGCAAAAAAACACAGAAATAACATAGCGGATATGTTATCTGACCAAGGATTAATGGGTATCTCACCGCTAAGGGGTAAAAAAGAAGGAGAAGAATATACCCCTCAAGAGATAGTTAATAGAGACTTAATGGATATTAGAAATTCTGATGCTATTTTATGTGATTACTTTGATGAAGACCACAGTTACATAGGTACGAGCATGGAAATCATGTATGCAGCTCAAAAAGAAATACCAGTATTTATAGTAACTGGTAGTGACACCATAAGAAATCATTACTGGATCCAAAACTATGCCACTAAGATTTTTAGCTGTATAGAAGATGCAGTAATATATATAAATAATTTTTTAGAATAGATAAGCAAGGAGACTGATCATCGATGAAGATATTCCAGAAAATTGGTAATTTCTTCAATCGTATGATTTCTTTAAAAAACGCTTCACCTCAAGATTATGACCCTAAAAATGTAAGAATCGGAAGAGTGGGTACAGCTGATATAGCAGGAGGTGGCGGAGGAGAAACATTTGAAGCCCCGCAATGGGACTTTCAACAAATAACAGATGCTTACGCTACTTCAAGTTACACAAGACAGGCTGTAGATAAGTATATAGAGCTGCTCTTTAAAGAATCATATGATTTTGTAGGGCCAGATTCAGACGCAATAAAATACATCAGACAGAGGTTTAAGGTTATGGCCCTGGCAACTGGCAAGCCCGTTCAACAGTTTTTTAATGAAATGGCTGAGGACTTAGTTAAATACTCCAATGTTTTTGTAGTAAAAGCAAGAGAAAATAATTCTAAAGCTTTGCAGATGCAGGGTGTTAGTCTTACCGGTGTGACTGGTAATCAACCAATAGCTGGGTATTTTATATTAAATCCTACTACTGTTGAAATTTTAAGAGACGAACACGGAACTATAACTAAGTACAAACAGGAAGTGCCAGGGGTTGGAGATCCAGTCGAATTTGACCCCAACGACATAATACATATCTACTATAAAAAGGACAGAGGTAAGGCATTTGGACAGCCTTTTATACTTCCCGTCCTAGACGACATAAGGGCTTTAAGAGAGGCAGAAGAAAGCGTTTTAAGGCTTTTATATAGACACCTTTTCCCCTTATATCAGTACAAAGTAGGTATTGCAGAACCCGGTTTTGAAGCAGACGAAAAAGAAATAGATAATGTAAGAAATCAGATAGAGAACATGCCCTCAGATGGCGGCATAGTAACCCCAGAGAGGCACGAAATAAAAGTAATCGGCGCAGATGGTGAGGCGATAGATGCCAAGGACTACCTGGAGCACTTTGAAAAACGAGTCTTCACCGGTTTAGGAGTGTCGTCTACTGTAATGGGTAGAGGCGACACGGCCAATAGATCAACTGCCGATAATATGACAAAAGAGATGCATGATAGGATAAAAGCTTTTCAAGAAGTATTATCAACCTTTTTAAATGAGTTCATGATACAGGAACTATTACTTGAAGCTGGGTATGATCCTTTAGAAAACCCAGAAAGCGAAGTTAAGTTCCAGTTTAGAGAAATAGATACTGAGCTTAAAATAAAAAAGGAAAATCATGCAGTATATAAATATGAACATAATGCAATTACAGAAGATGAGATGAGACAGGAAATTGGAATGGACCCCATAACTGATAGGGCTAAAATGCATATCAATCTGGTTACTGGAGCTACATCTGATGCAGAAGACTCCGAAGGAAGCAGCTCAGATACTGATAATAAAAATAACCCAGAAAACCAGAGCGGAAAAAGGGGAGGGCCTAAGACTAAGGAAAACTTAGAGAGCCTTACGGCAAATGAACTTGTCGATAACTTAAATTATGAAAAGCATCTTTCCAAACTAAAAAAGCAATACACAAACTCCAAAAAAGATGTATTAGAGCTTACGGAAAAGTACTTCGAAGATAACAAAAAGAAACACCCCAATTCCACGAAAGACATAACATCCTCACTTAAATCACTCGCACGATTAACTCTCAAAATGAGTGCTGACACCTTCAGTACTTCTTTCCAAGCAGGCAACGACACAGCTTTTAAAGATATAGCAGATGAAAAAGTGTCTAAAGCCACTCACGATTATGAAATCAAACAGGTAGAGGAATCTCATAAAAAATACTTCAATAAGCTGGCAGATGAAATGTCGGCCAAAATAGAAACAGCACTTAAAAACAACAATAAGAGTAAAGCTCTAAATAGAGTCAACAGGCTTTATGAGGCTTATGCTCATAGAATAGATTTCATTGCATTTACAGAAATGATGCATGCCTATAACTACGGATATGCTGTATCCGCAAGGGATTTAGGCAAAACAGAGTTGATAGTTAATTCTAGTGAAGACACTTGTGAATTATGTGGAGAAAAGAAAAAGATCAACTTAGAAGGCAGCAACTTATATGAAAGGGTGCCGCCATTCCACACCAATTGTCATTGCACTTTAGAAGATAAATAGAATATTTACTACCACAATGGGGAGGAGGTGTTAGATTGAGAAGATTACGTTTAAACGAATCATATAAATTAGAAGTATCCAAAGAAGAGAAAGAGAAAAGACTGGAATCGACTGAGGGTGTTTCTAAAAAAGGTGGTTCTGTCATTGCTAATCTCGCCGCGATTCATGCCGGCACTACAGCAAATTACACTGTTTACGGTGCCGATAAGTTGCGAGGAGATGAAGCAGAAGGCACCGGAGTAGCCTCATGGACTAATCCATACAACAAACCAGTACTTACTCACCACGATAAGCACTCAGACCCCATAGGTCGAGTAGAGAGCGCTTCTTATATGACAGCAGGAAGTAAGCCCTTTATCAAGCTTAAGGTAAAGATATCGGATGAAAGTGCCGCCGAGAAAGTTTTAGATGGCAGGTACGACACGGTAAGCATCGGCTCAGAAACTGATGCAGCTATCTGTAGCATTTGTGGTACAGACATAGTAGAAGAGGGTTTTTGTGGCCACTGGCGTGGAGAAACATACGAAGGAGAGACTGCTAAGTGGATACTTGGTGACTTATGGTTTAACGAAGTGAGTTATGTCAATGTTCCAGCTGACAAAGATGCAGGAACTCTTTCAAAAGAAAGATTACAAGAAAGCGCTGATTACAACATAGATACAGTAGAAAGTCTAGGAGATGGTACTGCAGTCCTCATTGTGGGCTCAGAAGAAACTGAAGAAAGCAAAAACAAAAAGAATACAGCTTCAGTTCAATACACCATAGAAGAAAGCAAGGAAGGAGATAACACATTGCCAGAAGGTAAAGAAAATGAAAAAACAGTTGCAGAGTTACAGGAGGAATTAGATTCCCTTCAAGAGAGTCATGACGAACTAGAGGAAAGTAACAAAGACCTCGAAGGAAAGTTAGAAACTCTCAAAGAAGAAAAACAGGATCTTGAAACAGAGAAAGAAAAGTTGATGGAAAATGTTGAAGAAAAAACAGACAAGCTCCACGATGCTCTATCACAAAGAATCGTTGATATGAGAACTGTATTGGGTAAACCAATGGAGGAAGAAAGAGACGATGAGGTAGAAAAGTACGCATCTAGAAGCTTTGAGTCATTAAACGACACCATGGGTGATTTAGTATTGGAATATAAAGATGCATTACCCGGACTGAGAGGTCAAATTGAAAAGGTAAATAATCCTGGAGCCGCAGTCAATGACGGGAAAGAACCAAATTCCTCAATTGAAGGTGTAGAGGAGAAAGATGACGATGAAGATGTAGAGATGACAGAAGAAGAGATCAACAAGAAAACAGAAGATGTATTAAAAAACTTATTCGGTGGAACTAACTAAAAATAACCCAAGGAGGTAATTAATAGATGCCACTTTTTGAACAGTATAATCAGGTACCAGATAGTCGTTCTAACACAAAATTAGTAGTTTCTGGCGGGGATTCCCCAGCAGAAGAATTTATAGTTGACCCAACATTAGAAGTTAAATTTAAACATGAATATGGTGGATGGGGCCAGCAAGAGGTTGTTATCGCAAAAGGACAGTTATGTGCGATTGGCGACCCAGTTAAAGACACAGTTACAGGTGAGTATCGTCCAACACTTACTATCGCGGACGGAACAAACCCAGTAATCGGTGTAGCTCCATACAACATTAGTAAGAATACAGACGATAGGTTTGACGGGAATCAGCCTTCAGTAATTACCAAAAATTACATTGAAGTACCTTATATTCCAGATAGCAAGTACTCATCTCAGGTACATTGGGGATTAGCAACAGGTAGCCTTGAACAAGGTGACTTTGTTAAGGCTAATGGCAATGGTAAATTTGAGAAATGGGAAGAAGGAACAGACTCCATTAGACAGATCGCAGGAACATTATGGGCTATTGAACAAAATATTCCACCTGCAGGATGGTTAAAGTGGGCGATGTTACCAGACGAAGTATTAAGACAGATGGAGAACCCAGGAGAAGCACCAGGACCAGAAGGGTATCCTTACGATCCTCAGTATGGCTGGCCTACAGAAGGTATGGAAGGACAGGACGCAACAGGTATTCCTGGACTTACAGATGCTTATAATCTATCTAAAGAAGATGTAGCAGCAGAAGAATTGGGAACAGTATCCGCTGGAACATTAGCTGGCACTAACTTTGTCTTCAAGACAGATCATACACCAGTAGTTGAAGGTACATTAGTACTGAAAGCAGACGGAGCACCAATCGACGCAGTTAACTACACAGTAAATGAAGAAAAAGGCGAAGTAACTTACACAGTAGAAAGTGATATCGGCGCGTCTGATGTAACAATCACAGCTGATTATACACATACCGAAGCTCAATGGGATAACACTGGTTTACCAACTGGTTGGGACTTCCAAGGAAGCACAGGAGCTGCAAGAATCTTACTACGCATGTAATTGATCATAAATAACAAAATTATAGATTAACAAAATAAATAATATATTGGAGAAAACTTCAAAGGAGGAAGAATAGTGCCAAAAGAATTAACCGAAGAACAGCAAAAAAAGCTTAATTTAATTGAGCGTTACCAAGATATGATGAACCCAGACTATAACTCACCTTCCAAGTTAAAGGAAGAGAGAATTTCCGTAAATGAAGCTCTATCTACACCAGATGCTTCCGTACTTATTCCTAGAGTGATTGTGGGTGAATTAAGAGAGTCCGCAGAACCTAATTATATTGCAAGCGAGTTCTTTGATCAGGTGCAATTAACAGAAGGTAGAAGCATGGTATTTCCTAGTGTGTCAGCGATTCGAGCGCATGATATAGCTGAAGGTCAGGAATATCCTCAAGAAAATCTCGATTTTAATCAGTACAAAAGTACTGAAATTCGCGTTGGTAAAGTTGGTCTACAGGTCAGCATTACCGATGAGATGATCGAAGATAGTCAGTGGGATACTATAGGTCTTCACATTCGCCACGCTGGACGGGCAATGGCTCGTTTCAAAGAGGAAAAGATTTACAATGAGTTTAAAAAGCACGGACACACATTATTTGATAATGATATCAGGGGTGAGCAGCCAGAAGCCGGTACTACAGGCTTAGGAAAAGATGGTAATCCAAACGATACTATGTCAGTAAATGACTTTATCGATATGGTATTAGCATTAATGGCTAATGGGTATGCAGCAACTGATATTTTAATGCACCCTTTAACATGGTCAATGTTTGCTAAGAATAATGCATTATCTAAGTTAGACTTAGCTGCTTTAGGTGGAGAAGGAAACGATGTAACTTTATCACCATCTATGGTACAGGGTCGTATCCCAATGAACTTAAATGTTAACTTAACACCATTTATGCCTATCGATAGAGAGAACAAGAAGTTTGATATGTATGTATTGGACCGTAATAACGTAGGTATTATGCTGGTCAAGGATCCACTCTCCACAGAGCGTTTTGACAATCCTCGGAGAGATATCCAATCAATTAAAGTTAAGGAAAGATATGGCATTGGATTACTGGACTCTGGAAAGGCCGTTGTGTCAGCGAAGAATATCGCACTTGACGAGACCTACGAGGAGCCACAGCTAGTAAGAAACGTATAATAAGCTCTCAATACTAAATAAAAGCTAGGAGGAGATTAAATGGCTAAAACAAGAGTCGGATTAGCTCCTGGTCGAGTTGCTTTTTATGACGAACTTACTGGTATACATTTAGGACTGCAGTCCCCTGTCGCGGAAGTGCCCGGGGACTCAGACTTAAAAGCTATTAAGTCGGGGTTAAGAGCGGGAACGCTCATAATGATAGAAGGCAATATTGAAGACCTAGAGCAAAAAGTGGAAGAGAAGGATGAAGATTCTAAAGCGGGCACCGAAAAAGAAGATGAAACAGAAGATGCCCCCACTGACGAGTCTAAAGAGGCAGAGAAAGATACCTCGGAAGGCTTTACAGAAAAAGAGTTGGAAGATCTAACTGTTCCAGACTTAAAGGACTTAGCAAGAGAAAAGGATTTAAGCGGCTATTCAAGTATGAAAAAGGACAGCCTAATTGCTTTAATTCTTGATTCATAAAAACAAAACAATGGGGTCTTGTAAAAGAGGCCCCATATATACATATAGGAAACGAGGAGGATTTAGATGGCTTTAAGACCGATTAACTCAAAGATGATCTTAGCAATTGAACCAAGAAAGATAGACTCAAATGTACCATTAGATACAGACATAAAGGTAACTTTTCAAAGAGATATGGATGTTAGTACCCTTAACACCTCCACGTTTCAGGTTGCTAAAAATAATGGTGAAACAATAGAAGGTCATATTAACTATGATGATAAAATTGCTTATTTTGTTCCAGAAGGTGAATTGGAACCAGACACTACCTATCAAGTAACACTTGTAGGCCAAAGTGATTTAGAAGAAAACGAAAAGGAACAAGGTATAAAAGACATATTAGATAACAGTCTTTATGGTAATTACACCTGGACTTTTACAACAGAAAATTCAAAGACCATTGATCCCCCACAACTTGAAGAACCTTACAACGAAAGTTACTTAACAGAAAATCCAATAGAATTCAGCTGGGAGAGACCAGAAGGCGCAGTAAGATTCGAATTACAGGTTGCAAGAGATAGAAACTTCAGAGCAGTAATCTGGCCTAAAAAAGATTCACATATATCCAAGGAGCACATAACTCCAGATGTAGAATTTGAAGATGGGCAGTATTACTGGAGGGTTAGATCTATTGATTCAAGAGAAAGACCCAGTAAGTGGAGTGAGATCTGGACTTTTTCGATAGATACTCTTAAAAAGGGAAAGGTTACAGAACACGACGCTGATGAACCAGAAGTAATAGAAAGCGGGTATGTTCCAGCAAGAGAGCTTGCTGACCAGTTCCCAGAAGAAAGCGACTCCAACCTTGATTTAAACCTAGGCGCGATCGTCATTAAGGTTCTTGGCGAGGTTGACCCAGAAGAAGTAAATGAAAACAATTTTAAGATAAATGGTAAGACAATAGGATACCGACAGGAAGATGAATCACACGGCAGAGTAGAAGGAACAATATCTGTTTTTTATAAGGATGGGCTCAGTCATATAATATTCCAACCAGAGCCGATCACGGAGTAAAGGAGGATCTAAATGGCAATTAATATACAAGGTGGCACCGAAGATCCAAAAAAAGTTTTGTTAGAATTTAAAGGCAATCAAGCCGAAATATCAGAAGATGGAGCCATTAAAGTTGACAGTACTCACACTATACAGGAAGTATCGGGTAGTGTTGATATAAATAGTCCTGTTGACATAAATGACCCAATTGAGACGAAAGAGCTCAATACAATAAGAAGTATAGAGTCAATGCCACCGGTTAAGATAGACGGTGCTCAAAACATAGTTAAAGCTGAGATAGATCAGCCCATTACTGTAAAACAAAATGATACGGTTTTATCAAGAATAGTTAATTCAAAAGTGCCGGTTGAAGGGGAAGTATCTGTAAGCAATATCCCGATACCACTTAATGCTGGTAAAGATGCTGTTAAGATTGATGGCAGTATTGATGTTAATAATCTGCCCGCAGTCCAGGAAGTTGATGGTACAGTAACTATCAAACAGGAAACTGGTGACAGATTAAAGGTTGACGCTAATATAGGTAACACCCCATTACCAGTGAGTACAGGTACAAACTCTCTGGATATAGATGGTGAGGTTAGATTAAAGCCAGGAGACGAGCTTATTGGTTCGGTTAATATAAACGGAAGACCTACTGTTGATGTTGGCAATCTCGCAAAAGATGCTAATGATCACCTTCAGGTGGATATAGTATCACAGCCTACTATTACTTTTGATGAAGTAAAAATAAATCCAGACTGGAATGGAGTAACAGTAACCAATTTTCCAGATATCCAAACAGTTAATCTTAAAGAAAATACCGTAAGACTCCCAACTTCAATACAGGAAAACTTAAAAAGTGTAACAGCAGAAGTTTCAAACATAGTAAAAGTAAAAGACCTTTCAGATAATAAGCATGTTGATGTAAATAACTGGCCGGCAGTACAGGATATAAGAGGAGAGGTTACACTACCAAGTGATATGGTGGATGACCTTAAAGTAGTACAGGTCGATAACTTCCCTGCAGTCCAGGATGTATCAATACCAGATGCTCACTTAGATTCTCTAGGTAGATGGATGGTTAAGGTAGATAAAATGCCTGCTATCACAATTGATGATTCCACGCCTATTAAAGTAGATACAGAGCTTACGGTCGAAAATGCCCAGGTTAATTTAGATAATCTAAAAAGTGTTGATGTAATAGATACATTGACTTCTATAACCAACCCGGTACCGATAGATGATGCAGAACCGATCAAAGTAGATGTAATAGGTATTGACCAGGTAACCTTTACTAACAGCTATTTAGATACTCATGAACAGAATGCATACGACGATATAAACGATAGATTTAAAGTGACTGTAGAAGAAGATCTTACAGGTCTAAGAAATGTAAATGTAGTGAATGAGTTATTGGATGTGAATGTTACAAATATTCCTGCAGTCCAGACTGTTGATGCTACTGGATTAGATATAAGAAATCTAACAGCAGCACAGGATCATGTTAGTGCACAGATACTTAATAGCTCGCTTACGGTAGATAACGGTACACAACCTTTAGAAGTTACTGGAATGGTGGATGTAAATAACTTCCCCAATGTTTATCCAATAACAAATGACGGTTCACCAATATCTATAGAAGGAACAGTAAATTCTAAGATAGTCAGTGCTCCTACAATAGAGGTTGCACCTGATTTAATGAAAGATCCTTTTCCTGTAGTTGGAACAGATTTTGATATCAGATCTCTTACAGCACTGGAAGATACTATAAGTGTTGAAGGGGGAAACACAAACCCTGTTAATATAGCTGGAGATGTAAGAGTAGAAAATCTCCCTGCAAATCAGGACGTAAAGGTGACCAACATCTCCCTGGACGCAAATAATCATGTCCAGGCGGATTTATTATCGCTGCCGGCTGTAGAATTACATGCTGATACGCTGGCAGCCCTTGAAAATACCACAGTAACAGTTGACAATATACCATCAAACCAAGATGTTACTGTAACCAATATAAATCTAGACGATCTCGGCAATCAGCAGGTTGATATAGTTGATATGCCAAGCATACCACAGGGTAATAACATAATAGGACAGACCAGAACTCTAGGGTATAACTACGACGAATTGTCTCCTACAGAAAATGAGATAAGAGTCAATGGAACTGGCGAGCAGTTTACCCATATCATGAATCTACCCGAAGTACAAAAGGTAGACCTAAATAATGTAAGCCAGGACGCTGACAATAGGGTAAATGTAAATATAGACAATCAGCCAACAGTAAAAATAGATGATTCTACTCCGATCAAAGTCGACACAGAGCTATCAGTACAGAACGCTGAAATTACACTAGATAATCTAACAAGTGTTGATACTGTTGATACTATTACTTCGATCACAAATCCCGTACCAATCGATGATTCTACACCAATAGCTGTTGACGTAATCGGAATAGATACAGTTAATATCGAAGGCGGGATCTTAGATACCAGAGAACAGAATGCATACGATACTGTAAATGATAGATTTAAAGTATCTATAGAACAGGAACCAGGAATAAGAGATGTAAATGTTACAAATACTGTACTTCCTATTGAGGGGACAGTAGAGGTTACAAATATTCCTGCCATTCAGACTGTAGATGCTACAGATTTAGATATAAGAGCCCTAGCAGCGGCAACCGATTCAGTTACTGCCACAATAGATAATCCTAGCTTAGATGTAAACCTTAATAATGGAATATTACAGGATGCTGCAGGGCATGGTCAGATAGATATACTAGATATGCCGAGTATAACTGGTAATGTAGTAATCGACAACCTTCCTGCTAATCAAGATGTAACAGTTTCCAATCCAGAAGCAAGAGATCTCGACGGACACCCGCAGGTCGATATAGTCAATACGCCAACGGTAAACGTACAGAATCTTGATGTTATTGGTTCAGAAACAGACCATTCAACAAGCAGTGTTCAGGTATACGGTAATGATGGCACATCCAACCAACCTGTTGCTACAGATAATGAAGGTAGATTAAGAACTGTAAGCGAGCAAAATAAAGCACCTATAGATAAATACTTTGAGAAAACCTTAGATAAAGATGAATTTTCATATAAAGACTATGTAATTCCAGCAGGAGAAGAGTGGGTTATAGAAAACTTAGGGTACTCAATGTCACCTAAATGGGGACACTGGCACGACTGGCATAAAGATTATGGACTGGAAATAGAAATGGTCTGGGATCCAGACGGTGTTGACGAAACAGTTAGAAGATTATCAGGTAACGGCAGCAACCCAGAGATAAACCTAAGACGCTCATTTATTGGAGACGGGACTAAAAAGATAAGAATAGTTGTCAGAAATAGAAGTCACGATGACGATGACCTTGTAACTTCAGCCTGGTTCTTAGGCTACAGGAAATAACGGGGGAGGTATTAGATGTTAGATAATCAAGTGATCGACATGGGATACTGGAAATTTAAAGAACTCTATCAAGAAAGAAACTATCCCATGTGTTATTCAGAAAACTCAAAGGCTTACACGCTAATGATGTATGAGAGACACAGAGGATATAGATGTAAGGTAATAAAAAGCGGCTATGAAGATAGTTATATGACTGACCTAACAAGTCAGCAAGTAACAGATGTAGAAACAGACTTTAATGCAACCGGCAGCATCAAAGAGAATGCCAAGTTAGTAGAAGATATCACTAATGAGGCAGCTCTTGGTATAAACGTGAGTTCTTTTAAATACAATGCTAGCTTTAAAGAGAATCATCGTATAATCGATTTAGTACAGGACGATATCCCGTTTGAAGGTAAATGTAAATCGATCTGGTTTAAATCAGATAAAGATCTTAATTTCCAGATAAATAATGGTGATGTTATCTATGTACATCACGGAGTAGAATATCAAGTAGAATTTGATTATAAATTAGTAAATCCAGTCTTTAACTTCACCTCTCAAAACGGTGATGGCTGGTTGAATTATTACATTGATGGCGAGGTGTTATAAATGCCAGTAAGAAAAACCACTAAAGATGTAAGTTTATCTGGAAAGTATATAGACGGGACAGAAAGACAGGCTAACATTGACCAACATGGAGCTCTTAAGGTAGTCACCCTAAACTACAAGCCCGGACGAAATATCTTAATGAAAGGTCATAAATTCACGGCAAAAGCGGCCTTTGGTCCAGATAGTCCAAGAACAACAGAGCATGTATGGGAACTGCCCTACGGTATAAACCTGCTAGGTGGAAATTTTAAAATGAAGAACGCTACTGATGGAGATAAGATAAATATATCTGTAATATATCCACAGGAAGATGGTTCTGAGATAGAGGTTAATTTTGTAGAAGACCTCTTTATCTTCCAGGGCGAGGAGTACTCTCTTAATAATGACACAAGTTTTGAGTTACCTGCGGCAACAAAGATAAAGGTATATTACACTAATACAGCAGAAAAGACCAAAGAAATATTTTACAGTTACACACTTTATAGATAAGGAGTGAAGCCATGAAAGCATTAGTCTTGTCAGGCGGCGCCTTCAGAGGTGCTGTGCACATAGGTGCTATAAAGGCACTAGAGGAAGCAGGATACAAACCAGATATTATAGTAGGAACAAGCATGGGGTCCGTAGTTGGCGGGGCTTATGCTTACGGGTATTCACCAGAAGAGATACAAGATATATTAAACGAAATAAATTGGTTCAAGATGATAGATCCAGATATAAGAGGATTTTTATCAACAGTATTACCATTTTATGATCATAAAATGGTAATACTGTTGATAAAAATCCTCTTATATCTGGATCTATCATCTTGAACCAATTTATTTCGTTTAATATATCTTGTATCTCTTCTGGTGAATACCCGTAAGCATAAGCCCCGCCAACTACGGACCCCATGCTTGTTCCTACTATAATATCTGGTTTGTATCCTGCTTCCTCTAGTGCCTTTATAGCACCTATGTGCACAGCACCTCTGAAGGCGCCGCCTGACAAGACTAATGCTTTCATGGCTTCACTCCTTATCTATAAAGTGTGTAACTGTAAAATATTTCTTTGGTCTTTTCTGCTGTATTAGTGTAATATACCTTTATCTTTGTTGCCGCAGGTAACTCAAAACTTGTGTCATTATTAAGAGAGTACTCCTCGCCCTGGAAGATAAAGAGGTCTTCTACAAAATTAACCTCTATCTCAGAACCATCTTCCTGTGGATATATTACAGATATATTTATCTTATCTCCATCAGTAGCGTTCTTCATTTTAAAATTTCCACCTAGCAGGTTTATACCGTAGGGCAGTTCCCATACATGCTCTGTTGTTCTTGGACTATCTGGACCAAAGGCCGCTTTTGCCGTGAATTTATGACCTTTCATTAAGATATTTCGTCCGGGCTTGTAGTTTAGGGTGACTACCTTAAGAGCTCCATGTTGGTCAATGTTAGCCTGTCTTTCTGTCCCGTCTATATACTTTCCAGATAAACTTACATCTTTAGTGGTTTTTCTTACTGGCATTTATAACACCTCGCCATCAATGTAATAATTCAACCAGCCATCACCGTTTTGAGAGGTGAAGTTAAAGACTGGATTTACTAATTTATAATCAAATTCTACTTGATATTCTACTCCGTGATGTACATAGATAACATCACCATTATTTATCTGGAAATTAAGATCTTTATCTGATTTAAACCAGATCGATTTACATTTACCTTCAAACGGGATATCGTCCTGTACTAAATCGATTATACGATGATTCTCTTTAAAGCTAGCATTGTATTTAAAAGAACTCACGTTTATACCAAGAGCTGCCTCATTAGTGATATCTTCTACTAACTTGGCATTCTCTTTGATGCTGCCGGTTGCATTAAAGTCTGTTTCTACATCTGTTACTTGCTGACTTGTTAGGTCAGTCATATAACTATCTTCATAGCCGCTTTTTATTACCTTACATCTATATCCTCTGTGTCTCTCATACATCATTAGCGTGTAAGCCTTTGAGTTTTCTGAATAACACATGGGATAGTTTCTTTCTTGATAGAGTTCTTTAAATTTCCAGTATCCCATGTCGATCACTTGATTATCTAACATCTAATACCTCCCCCGTTATTTCCTGTAGCCTAAGAACCAGGCTGAAGTTACAAGGTCATCGTCATCGTGACTTCTATTTCTGACAACTATTCTTATCTTTTTAGTCCCGTCTCCAATAAATGAGCGTCTTAGGTTTATCTCTGGGTTGCTGCCGTTACCTGATAATCTTCTAACTGTTTCGTCAACACCGTCTGGATCCCAGACCATTTCTATTTCCAGTCCATAATCTTTATGCCAGTCGTGCCAGTGTCCCCATTTAGGTGACATTGAGTACCCTAAGTTTTCTATAACCCACTCTTCTCCTGCTGGAATTACATAGTCTTTATATGAAAATTCATCTTTATCTAAGGTTTTCTCAAAGTATTTATCTATAGGTGCTTTATTTTGCTCGCTTACAGTTCTTAATCTACCTTCATTATCTGTAGCAACAGGTTGGTTGGATGTGCCATCATTACCGTATACCTGAACACTGCTTGTTGAATGGTCTGTTTCTGAACCAATAACATCAAGATTCTGTACGTTTACCGTTGGCGTATTGACTATATCGACCTGCGGGTGTCCGTCGAGATCTCTTGCTTCTGGATTGGAAACTGTTACATCTTGATTAGCAGGAAGGTTGTCGATTACTACATTACCAGTTATACTCGGCATATCTAGTATATCTATCTGACCATGCCCTGCAGCATCCTGTAATATTCCATTATTAAGGTTTACATCTAAGCTAGGATTATCTATTGTGGCAGTAACTGAATCGGTTGCCGCTGCTAGGGCTCTTATATCTAAATCTGTAGCATCTACAGTCTGAATGGCAGGAATATTTGTAACCTCTACTGTCCCCTCAATAGGAAGTACAGTATTTGTAACATTTACATCTCTTATTCCTGGTTCCTGTTCTATAGATACTTTAAATCTATCATTTACAGTATCGTATGCATTCTGTTCTCTGGTATCTAAGATCCCGCCTTCGATATTAACTGTATCTATTCCGATTACGTCAACAGCTATTGGTGTAGAATCATCGATTGGTACGGGATTTGTGATCGAAGTAATAGTATCAACAGTATCAACACTTGTTAGATTATCTAGTGTAATTTCAGCGTTCTGTACTGATAGCTCTGTGTCGACTTTGATCGGAGTAGAATCATCTATTTTTACTGTTGGCTGATTGTCTATATTTACATTTACCCTATTGTCAGCGTCCTGGCTTACATTATTTAGGTCTACCTTTTGTACTTCGGGTAGATTCATGATATGGGTAAACTGCTCGCCAGTTCCATTGACTCTTATCTCATTTTCTGTAGGAGACAATTCGTCGTAGTTATACCCTAGAGTTCTGGTCTGTCCTATTATGTTATTACCCTGTGGTATGCTTGGCATATCAACTATATCAACCTGCTGATTGCCGAGATCGTCTAGATTTATATTGGTTACAGTAACATCTTGGTTTGATGGTATATTGTCAACTGTTACTGTGGTATTTTCAAGGGCTGCCAGCGTATCAGCATGTAATTCTACAGCCGGCAGCGATAATAAATCCGCCTGGACATGATTATTTGCGTCCAGGGAGATGTTGGTCACCTTTACGTCCTGATTTGCAGGGAGATTTTCTACTCTTACATCTCCAGCTATATTAACAGGGTTTGTGTTTCCCCCTTCAACACTTATAGTATCTTCCAGTGCTGTAAGAGATCTGATATCAAAATCTGTTCCAACTACAGGAAAAGGATCTTTCATTAAATCAGGTGCAACCTCTATTGTAGGAGCACTGACTATCTTAGAATTTACTGTTCCTTCTATAGATATTGGTGAACCGTCATTTGTTATTGGATAAACATTGGGGAAGTTATTTACATCCACCATTCCAGTAACTTCTAAAGGTTGTGTACCGTTATCTACCGTAAGCGAGCTATTAAGTATCTGTGCACTAACATGATCCTGTGCTGCTGTTAGATTTCTTATATCTAATCCAGTAGCATCAACAGTCTGGACTGCAGGAATATTTGTAACATTCACATCCAATAACTCATTCACTACATTTACATTTCTTAGACCTGTAAGATCTTCTTCTACAGTCACTTTAAATCTATCGTTTATATCGTCGTATGCATTCTGTTCATGAGTATCTAAATAGCTGTTAGTAAAGGTTACCTGGTCAATACCTATTACATCTACTTTGATCGGTTCTGCATCATCTATCGGTACCGGGTTGGTTATAGAAGTCAATGTATCTATTACATCAACACTTTTTAGATTATCTAAATTAACCTGGGCATTTTCGACCGTAAGCTCTGTATCTACTTTAATAGGCGTGGAATCATCAATTGTGATAGCAGGCATTTTATCTACCTTAACCATCCATCTACCTAGAGAATCTAAGTGAGCATCTGGTATTGATACATCCTGGACTGCAGGGAAGTTATCGACCTGTACTACTTTAAGGTCATCCACCATATCACTTGGTAGTGTAACCTCTCCTCTTATATCCTGTACTGCCGGCCAGTTATTTACATCAACATGCTTATTATCTGAAAGGTCTTTTACTTTTACTATGTTTGAAACTTCTGCTGTTACACTTTTTAAGTTTTCCTGTATTGAAGTTGGGAGTCTTACGGTATTTTCTTTAAGATTAACTGTTTGGATATCTGGAAAATTGGTTACTGTTACTCCATTCCAGTCTGGATTTATTTTTACTTCATCAAAAGTAATAGTAGGCTGTGATACTATATCCACCTGAAGGTGATCATTAGCATCTTTTGCGAGATTGCCAACATCAACAGTAGGTCTTCCGTTTATATTAACCGAACCAATAAGCTCGTCTCCTGGCTTTAATCTAACCTCACCATCTATATCCAGAGAGTTTGTACCTGTACTCACTGGTAATGGGGTGTTACCTATATTAGCGTCAACCTTTAATCTGTCACCAGTTTCCTGTTTGATAGTTACTGTACCATCAACTTCCTGGACTGCGGGCAGATTATTAACATCAATACTGCCATCAATCTTAACAGCATCTTTACCAGCATTAAGTGGTATCGGGATATTGCTTACAGATACTTCCCCTTCAACCGGCACTTTTGAATTAACTATTCTTGATAAAACCGTATCATTTTGTTTTACAGTAATGGGCTGATCTATCTCAGCTTTAACTATGTTTTGAGCACCGTCTATCTTAACCGGTGGCATTGACTCTATACTTCTTATTGTATTGAGCTCTTTCGTCTCAATTGGGTCATTTATGTCAACAGGACTATTTATATCAACACTACCCGATACTTCCTGTATAGTGTGAGTACTGTCAACTTTAATGGCTCCATCTTCTGATATTTCGGCTTGATTGCCTTTAAATTCTAACAAAACTTTTTTTGGATCTTCGGTGCCACCTTGTATATTAATTGCCATTTAGATCCTCCTTTACTCCGTGATCGGCTCTGGTTGGAATATTATATGACTGAGCCCATCCTTATAAAAAACAGATATTGTTCCTTCTACTCTGCCGTGTGATTCATCTTCCTGTCGGTATCCTATTGTCTTACCATTTATCTTAAAATTGTTTTCATTTACTTCTTCTGGGTCAACCTCGCCAAGAACCTTAATGACGATCGCGCCTAGGTTTAAATCAAGGTTGGAGTCGCTTTCTTCTGGGAACTGGTCAGCAAGCTCTCTTGCTGGAACATACCCGCTTTCTATTACTTCTGGTTCATCAGCGTCGTGTTCTGTAACCTTTCCCTTTTTAAGAGTATCTATCGAAAAAGTCCAGATCTCACTCCACTTACTGGGTCTTTCTCTTGAATCAATAGATCTAACCCTCCAGTAATACTGCCCATCTTCAAATTCTACATCTGGAGTTATGTGCTCCTTGGATATATGTGAATCTTTTTTAGGCCAGATTACTGCTCTGAAGTTTCTATCTCTTGCAACCTGTAATTCGAATCTTACTGCGCCTTCTGGTCTCTCCCAGCTGAATTCTATTGGATTTTCTGTTAAGTAACTTTCGTTGTAAGGTTCTTCAAGTTGTGGGGGATCAATGGTCTTTGAATTTTCTGTTGTAAAAGTCCAGGTGTAATTACCATAAAGACTGTTATCTAATATGTCTTTTATACCTTGTTCCTTTTCGTTTTCTTCTAAATCACTTTGGCCTACAAGTGTTACTTGATAGGTAGTGTCTGGTTCCAATTCACCTTCTGGAACAAAATAAGCAATTTTATCATCATAGTTAATATGACCTTCTATTGTTTCACCATTATTTTTAGCAACCTGAAACGTGGAGGTGTTAAGGGTACTAACATCCATATCTCTTTGAAAAGTTACCTTTATGTCTGTATCTAATGGTACATTTGAGTCTATCTTTCTTGGTTCAATTGCTAAGATCATCTTTGAGTTAATCGGTCTTAAAGCCATCTAAATCCTCCTCGTTTCCTATATGTATATATGGGGCCTCTTTTACAAGACCCCATTGTTTTGTTTTTATGAATCAAGAATTAAAGCAATTAGGCTGTCCTTTTTCATACTTGAATAGCCGCTTAAATCCTTTTCTCTTGCTAAGTCCTTTAAGTCTGGAACAGTTAGATCTTCCAACTCTTTTTCTGTAAAGCCTTCCGAGGTATCTTTCTCTGCCTCTTTAGACTCGTCAGTGGGGGCATCTTCTGTTTCATCTTCTTTTTCGGTGCCCGCTTTAGAATCTTCATCCTTCTCTTCCACTTTTTGCTCTAGGTCTTCAATATTGCCTTCTATCATTATGAGCGTTCCCGCTCTTAACCCCGACTTAATAGCTTTTAAGTCTGAGTCCCCGGGCACTTCCGCGACAGGGGACTGCAGTCCTAAATGTATACCAGTAAGTTCGTCATAAAAAGCAACTCGACCAGGAGCTAATCCGACTCTTGTTTTAGCCATTTAATCTCCTCCTAGCTTTTATTTAGTATTGAGAGCTTATTATACGTTTCTTACTAGCTGTGGCTCCTCGTAGGTCTCGTCAAGTGCGATATTCTTCGCTGACACAACGGCCTTTCCAGAGTCCAGTAATCCAATGCCATATCTTTCCTTAACTTTAATTGATTGGATATCTCTCCGAGGATTGTCAAAACGCTCTGTGGAGAGTGGATCCTTGACCAGCATAATACCTACGTTATTACGGTCCAATACATACATATCAAACTTCTTGTTCTCTCTATCGATAGGCATAAATGGTGTTAAGTTAACATTTAAGTTCATTGGGATACGACCCTGTACCATAGATGGTGATAAAGTTACATCGTTTCCTTCTCCACCTAAAGCAGCTAAGTCTAACTTAGATAATGCATTATTCTTAGCAAACATTGACCATGTTAAAGGGTGCATTAAAATATCAGTTGCTGCATACCCATTAGCCATTAATGCTAATACCATATCGATAAAGTCATTTACTGACATAGTATCGTTTGGATTACCATCTTTTCCTAAGCCTGTAGTACCGGCTTCTGGCTGCTCACCCCTGATATCATTATCAAATAATGTGTGTCCGTGCTTTTTAAACTCATTGTAAATCTTTTCCTCTTTGAAACGAGCCATTGCCCGTCCAGCGTGGCGAATGTGAAGACCTATAGTATCCCACTGACTATCTTCGATCATCTCATCGGTAATGCTGACCTGTAGACCAACTTTACCAACGCGAATTTCAGTACTTTTGTACTGATTAAAATCGAGATTTTCTTGAGGATATTCCTGACCTTCAGCTATATCATGCGCTCGAATCGCTGACACACTAGGAAATACCATGCTTCTACCTTCTGTTAATTGCACCTGATCAAAGAACTCGCTTGCAATATAATTAGGTTCTGCGGACTCTCTTAATTCACCCACAATCACTCTAGGAATAAGTACGGAAGCATCTGGTGTAGATAGAGCTTCATTTACGGAAATTCTCTCTTCCTTTAACTTGGAAGGTGAGTTATAGTCTGGGTTCATCATATCTTGGTAACGCTCAATTAAATTAAGCTTTTTTTGCTGTTCTTCGGTTAATTCTTTTGGCACTATTCTTCCTCCTTTGAAGTTTTCTCCAATATATTATTTATTTTGTTAATCTATAATTTTGTTATTTATGATCAATTACATGCGTAGTAAGATTCTTGCAGCTCCTGTGCTTCCTTGGAAGTCCCAACCAGTTGGTAAACCAGTGTTATCCCATTGAGCTTCGGTATGTGTATAATCAGCTGTGATTGTTACATCAGACGCGCCGATATCACTTTCTACTGTGTAAGTTACTTCGCCTTTTTCTTCATTTACTGTGTAGTTAACTGCGTCGATTGGTGCTCCGTCTGCTTTCAGTACTAATGTACCTTCAACTACTGGTGTATGATCTGTCTTGAAGACAAAGTTAGTGCCAGCTAATGTTCCAGCGGATACTGTTCCCAATTCTTCTGCTGCTACATCTTCTTTAGATAGATTATAAGCATCTGTAAGTCCAGGAATACCTGTTGCGTCCTGTCCTTCCATACCTTCTGTAGGCCAGCCATACTGAGGATCGTAAGGATACCCTTCTGGTCCTGGTGCTTCTCCTGGGTTCTCCATCTGTCTTAATACTTCGTCTGGTAACATCGCCCACTTTAACCATCCTGCAGGTGGAATATTTTGTTCAATAGCCCATAATGTTCCTGCGATCTGTCTAATGGAGTCTGTTCCTTCTTCCCATTTCTCAAATTTACCATTGCCATTAGCCTTAACAAAGTCACCTTGTTCAAGGCTACCTGTTGCTAATCCCCAATGTACCTGAGATGAGTACTTGCTATCTGGAATATAAGGTACTTCAATGTAATTTTTGGTAATTACTGAAGGCTGATTCCCGTCAAACCTATCGTCTGTATTCTTACTAATGTTGTATGGAGCTACACCGATTACTGGGTTTGTTCCGTCCGCGATAGTAAGTGTTGGACGATACTCACCTGTAACTGTGTCTTTAACTGGGTCGCCAATCGCACATAACTGTCCTTTTGCGATAACAACCTCTTGCTGGCCCCATCCACCATATTCATGTTTAAATTTAACTTCTAATGTTGGGTCAACTATAAATTCTTCTGCTGGGGAATCCCCGCCAGAAACTACTAATTTTGTGTTAGAACGACTATCTGGTACCTGATTATACTGTTCAAAAAGTGGCATCTATTAATTACCTCCTTGGGTTATTTTTAGTTAGTTCCACCGAATAAGTTTTTTAATACATCTTCTGTTTTCTTGTTGATCTCTTCTTCTGTCATCTCTACATCTTCATCGTCATCTTTCTCCTCTACACCTTCAATTGAGGAATTTGGTTCTTTCCCGTCATTGACTGCGGCTCCAGGATTATTTACCTTTTCAATTTGACCTCTCAGTCCGGGTAATGCATCTTTATATTCCAATACTAAATCACCCATGGTGTCGTTTAATGACTCAAAGCTTCTAGATGCGTACTTTTCTACCTCATCGTCTCTTTCTTCCTCCATTGGTTTACCCAATACAGTTCTCATATCAACGATTCTTTGTGATAGAGCATCGTGGAGCTTGTCTGTTTTTTCTTCAACATTTTCCATCAACTTTTCTTTCTCTGTTTCAAGATCCTGTTTTTCTTCTTTGAGAGTTTCTAACTTTCCTTCGAGGTCTTTGTTACTTTCCTCTAGTTCGTCATGACTCTCTTGAAGGGAATCTAATTCCTCCTGTAACTCTGCAACTGTTTTTTCATTTTCTTTACCTTCTGGCAATGTGTTATCTCCTTCCTTGCTTTCTTCTATGGTGTATTGAACTGAAGCTGTATTCTTTTTGTTTTTGCTTTCTTCAGTTTCTTCTGAGCCCACAATGAGGACTGCAGTACCATCTCCTAGACTTTCTACTGTATCTATGTTGTAATCAGCGCTTTCTTGTAATCTTTCTTTTGAAAGAGTTCCTGCATCTTTGTCAGCTGGAACATTGACATAACTCACTTCGTTAAACCATAAGTCACCAAGTATCCACTTAGCAGTCTCTCCTTCGTATGTTTCTCCACGCCAGTGGCCACAAAAACCCTCTTCTACTATGTCTGTACCACAAATGCTACAGATAGCTGCATCAGTTTCTGAGCCGATGCTTACCGTGTCGTACCTGCCATCTAAAACTTTCTCGGCGGCACTTTCATCCGATATCTTTACCTTAAGCTTGATAAAGGGCTTACTTCCTGCTGTCATATAAGAAGCGCTCTCTACTCGACCTATGGGGTCTGAGTGCTTATCGTGGTGAGTAAGTACTGGTTTGTTGTATGGATTAGTCCATGAGGCTACTCCGGTGCCTTCTGCTTCATCTCCTCGCAACTTATCGGCACCGTAAACAGTGTAATTTGCTGTAGTGCCGGCATGAATCGCGGCGAGATTAGCAATGACAGAACCACCTTTTTTAGAAACACCCTCAGTCGATTCCAGTCTTTTCTCTTTCTCTTCTTTGGATACTTCTAATTTATATGATTCGTTTAAACGTAATCTTCTCAATCTAACACCTCCTCCCCATTGTGGTAGTAAATATTCTATTTATCTTCTAAAGTGCAATGACAATTGGTGTGGAATGGCGGCACCCTTTCATATAAGTTGCTGCCTTCTAAGTTGATCTTTTTCTTTTCTCCACATAATTCACAAGTGTCTTCACTAGAATTAACTATCAACTCTGTTTTGCCTAAATCCCTTGCGGATACAGCATATCCGTAGTTATAGGCATGCATCATTTCTGTAAATGCAATGAAATCTATTCTATGAGCATAAGCCTCATAAAGCCTGTTGACTCTATTTAGAGCTTTACTCTTATTGTTGTTTTTAAGTGCTGTTTCTATTTTGGCCGACATTTCATCTGCCAGCTTATTGAAGTATTTTTTATGAGATTCCTCTACCTGTTTGATTTCATAATCGTGAGTGGCTTTAGACACTTTTTCATCTGCTATATCTTTAAAAGCTGTGTCGTTGCCTGCTTGGAAAGAAGTACTGAAGGTGTCAGCACTCATTTTGAGAGTTAATCGTGCGAGTGATTTAAGTGAGGATGTTATGTCTTTCGTGGAATTGGGGTGTTTCTTTTTGTTATCTTCGAAGTACTTTTCCGTAAGCTCTAATACATCTTTTTTGGAGTTTGTGTATTGCTTTTTTAGTTTGGAAAGATGCTTTTCATAATTTAAGTTATCGACAAGTTCATTTGCCGTAAGGCTCTCTAAGTTTTCCTTAGTCTTAGGCCCTCCCCTTTTTCCGCTCTGGTTTTCTGGGTTATTTTTATTATCAGTATCTGAGCTGCTTCCTTCGGAGTCTTCTGCATCAGATGTAGCTCCAGTAACCAGATTGATATGCATTTTAGCCCTATCAGTTATGGGGTCCATTCCAATTTCCTGTCTCATCTCATCTTCTGTAATTGCATTATGTTCATATTTATATACTGCATGATTTTCCTTTTTTATTTTAAGCTCAGTATCTATTTCTCTAAACTGGAACTTAACTTCGCTTTCTGGGTTTTCTAAAGGATCATACCCAGCTTCAAGTAATAGTTCCTGTATCATGAACTCATTTAAAAAGGTTGATAATACTTCTTGAAAAGCTTTTATCCTATCATGCATCTCTTTTGTCATATTATCGGCAGTTGATCTATTGGCCGTGTCGCCTCTACCCATTACAGTAGACGACACTCCTAAACCGGTGAAGACTCGTTTTTCAAAGTGCTCCAGGTAGTCCTTGGCATCTATCGCCTCACCATCTGCGCCGATTACTTTTATTTCGTGCCTCTCTGGGGTTACTATGCCGCCATCTGAGGGCATGTTCTCTATCTGATTTCTTACATTATCTATTTCTTTTTCGTCTGCTTCAAAACCGGGTTCTGCAATACCTACTTTGTACTGATATAAGGGGAAAAGGTGTCTATATAAAAGCCTTAAAACGCTTTCTTCTGCCTCTCTTAAAGCCCTTATGTCGTCTAGGACGGGAAGTATAAAAGGCTGTCCAAATGCCTTACCTCTGTCCTTTTTATAGTAGATATGTATTATGTCGTTGGGGTCAAATTCGACTGGATCTCCAACCCCTGGCACTTCCTGTTTGTACTTAGTTATAGTTCCGTGTTCGTCTCTTAAAATTTCAACAGTAGTAGGATTTAATATAAAATACCCAGCTATTGGTTGATTACCAGTCACACCGGTAAGACTAACACCCTGCATCTGCAAAGCTTTAGAATTATTTTCTCTTGCTTTTACTACAAAAACATTGGAGTATTTAACTAAGTCCTCAGCCATTTCATTAAAAAACTGTTGAACGGGCTTGCCAGTTGCCAGGGCCATAACCTTAAACCTCTGTCTGATGTATTTTATTGCGTCTGAATCTGGCCCTACAAAATCATATGATTCTTTAAAGAGCAGCTCTATATACTTATCTACAGCCTGTCTTGTGTAACTTGAAGTAGCGTAAGCATCTGTTATTTGTTGAAAGTCCCATTGCGGGGCTTCAAATGTTTCTCCTCCGCCACCTCCTGCTATATCAGCTGTACCCACTCTTCCGATTCTTACATTTTTAGGGTCATAATCTTGAGGTGAAGCGTTTTTTAAAGAAATCATACGATTGAAGAAATTACCAATTTTCTGGAATATCTTCATCGATGATCAGTCTCCTTGCTTATCTATTCTAAAAAATTATTTATATATATTACTGCATCTTCTATACAGCTAAAAATCTTAGTGGCATAGTTTTGGATCCAGTAATGATTTCTTATGGTGTCACTACCAGTTACTATAAATACTGGTATTTCTTTTTGAGCTGCATACATGATTTCCATGCTCGTACCTATGTAACTGTGGTCTTCATCAAAGTAATCACATAAAATAGCATCAGAATTTCTAATATCCATTAAGTCTCTATTAACTATCTCTTGAGGGGTATATTCTTCTCCTTCTTTTTTACCCCTTAGCGGTGAGATACCCATTAATCCTTGGTCAGATAACATATCCGCTATGTTATTTCTGTGTTTTTTTGCTTCCAGTAAGTCTTTACCGGTTACTGGCCCGGCCATGTAAACTTTTTTAATCATATAAATCCCCTTTTTTGTGATATAGTTTAATGGTTAGATATATTTTATGGTTTGTGTACTTTTATCTTGTGTCTGTCTTTATATAAGTCAATACGCATAGCTCCTTGATCTGCTACGGAATAAGCTTTCATCTCTGGATAGCCACCCCAATAGCTTAAAAAGGAACCTGCTATAACGTAATATCTTCTTCTGTATACAATTTCATTTGTTTCATCGTCGATTTCCATTATGATATCGTGTGAAGAGTCTAAGACGTGAGTGTGTCCTGAAATGTAGAGGTCAACATTGGCAACTCGATTCATCTTATGAGCTGCATTAATTTTTCCTCCGTGTGTGCGGGCTCCAGATCTTCCGTGGAAGGTAATTGCGTGGTAGGTTTGTTCTCCGACATTAAGTTTCAGGTAGCCCTGATAACCTAAATAAGGTACTCCTAAGCTTCTTGCGAGTATTCTCATAGGATCAATTGAAGTGCTTCTCATGATCCGTCTTTCATGATTGCCGGGTTGGATTCCGAGTATCTTGCCCTTTTCTGCGAGTGGTCTTAGTTCTTCTTCTAAGATTTCTATTTGTGTCTGCGGGTCATATCTTTGTTCATACACACCAAGTCCTATAGATGTTTTAGTTGCATTCTCTCCAAGATCTCCAGTAAGTACCGTGTAGGTGTTGGGAGTCTCTTCTATATATTTAATAAAATCTCTAAGCTTTGGTATATTCGCATTTATTGAGCCGAGATGTATATCCGATATGGGTACTATCTGTACCTTATCTCCTTCAGGTTCAAAATCTAGAACCTGGACTTCTTTGCTCTGCATCTGGGCTTCAGACTGTGCATTCAGTTTGTCAAACTTCTTAAGACTGTTATCATCTTCCTGAACTTCTTTTTCTGGGTCCATTTCCATCTCTGATATAAACTCTTTCACCTTATCTTCTAATTCTTTATCTAAATCGTTGGCCAATTATAACGCCCCTTTTTATATTTCAAACCGCTCTACCTGGTTTGTTTTCTTATTGTAGGTCGTATTTAGATTGTTGTTTTTGATGAAATCCTCGATCCACTCATCTAACGGTTTTTCTCGTGTTGATTTTTCGAGTGTATCAACAACATCTACTACTAGATCTAGCATGTAAAATACGCCCTGTTTTTTCTTTTTATTCCTAAGTATATTATTTGTATTCTTGTATTTATTGAATTCTAGGCTGTTTGTTCTATAATAATCGTCAAGCAGCTCGTTGTACTGAATATCAAGTCCCTTTATGATATCTAATAGCTCTCTACCTATCTCGTAAAAGGGCTGACAGCTTGTTCCTGACGTAGTAGAGTATTGAACGAAGTTTGCAACAGACTCTCCAATATACTGGGTTAAGACACCAATTGCTGCCCCTCCAGCCTCCATGGCAAGCCTTTGTGGTAGATTCTTTAGGCTTCTAATCTGCTGTTTGATGTTTTTAATATCATCATTTAAACCTCTGTGTGCGAATTCAAGTAGTGCTTTTACTTTCTTTAATCTGCCGGCTATTCTTGCAGTATCGAATCCAACTTTATTATTTGAAAGGAATTCATGTATTATGCAGTAAACATATCCATCGAAATAATCGGCTACGGTATTGTTTCTTAGTTCTGACCACTCATCTATTACTTCATTCATTTTGGTGGCCCTGTCGTACAATGTTTTACCGATATCACCCTTGGGTCCATATACTGATATTTCATCAAGCTCTTCATTAACACCCTGGTATTCTTCGCGCCATGATCTTAGCTCGTCTTGATCAGGGTTGTCCATCCTCTTGTATTCTTCTTCTAAGTTTTGTTTTTTTATATCCAGTTCAAGCCACCTGTTTAAAAGTTCGAGTTCTTTGTCTCTCTGCTTTTCGAGGCTGAAATCATCACTTACATCAAGTAGAGTGTTTTCCATAAAAGATAAGGAGTCTGTAAATTCATCCCTCATATCCCAGGCCATATCAAGTATCTCTACTTTTATATCATCTGTTATACTTTTATGTTCTTTCTCGTAATAGTTAGAAATACTTATTTCATCTGATGTCGGCTCAGGCTTGAACCTTATGTCTTTATAATCAGTAAAAGATATCTCATCACCGAAATCTTCATCTTTTAAGTATTCTTTTATCTCGTCATCTAACTTGACTGTATCGTCTTCTAAATCTTCTTCCAAGTTACTGATGAATTCTTCCAGCTTCTTTAGGGTATCCGACACCTTTTCATAACTATCTGTTACTTTAATTTCGCTTACTCTTGTTAGCTGTGGTGGTACTTTGTAATTTTTTTGAGTAGCTGATTCTTCATCTTCTATAAAGACTTCTTCTGGTATATACTCAAGATTAGGTTTATATTCTATTGATCTTCTCTCTTCTTTTGTGTCTATACCTCTACCCATCTTTTAACCACCTTTATATAAGCTTAACTGGAAAGTTTAAATCACTATTTAAAATGAGAGGTTCTACAACATCATTTAGTTCATTATTGATCTCTACTTCCATATCAATTAATACTTCATCAACATCCAGGCCTCTTTTAGATTCGAGGTTATTAGTGCTGCACATTAAATAATTAGTATCTTCGGTTTCAATGTTGTCCATGTAGCTTGCCTCTAATATCTCTTCTTTTCTGTCTTCTATTATCTTTTCTGCAAATCTTCTTGACCGTCTGAACTCTGTTGAAATAACTAATACTTTTTTCATAATTATCACTTCCCACTTTTATTTATGGAAATTCTTAAAGTTGTACTTCTAACAACTGTTTCTCCCTTTTGTTTTATAGGCATCATGGGGCGCGAAAAAGGGGGTTGGAAAAACGCGACCCCATGGTGTCTAGAAAAGAACTAAAAACTGCTCCTTTTTGGAGGTCTTTTTAAAGTTCTGCTTCTATTAAAGCTTGATCTTATGGCATTTGCTCCTTTTGACAGTCCTGGACCATCAAGGAAAGCAACACCTGTATTCTTAGATTTATTCTTGTCTTCTTCTCTTTTTTTCTTGTGTCGCGCGTAGTCGAGTCTGGGTGCTGTTGCTACATTACTTGCAAATTTTGACTTTGCTATATCTGTAAATTCTAACTGCATTGCGAGCAGACTCAACATGAAAGCATCTAATGCATGTTCATTATCATCGTTGTATACCGGTCGGCCAGTTGGGGTTACTCTTTCTATATAATAATCAAGCATTTGCTCTTTTATCATCTGATCATTGCCTGGTAAGGCGATTCTCTCGTTTTCACATAATAAAACCGTTGTATTTACCATAAATGGTTTAATATGTTTTTTCCCGATTTCTTTGGTGTGAGGATCAGGAATATTAATTTTATCCGAGAAACTAATACCTTTAACCTTGTCTTCCAGTCCAGTACCAGGATGTGCTATTCCATATTTATGCAGGGCTTCTATTTGATACTCTCCGTGGCCCCTGTCAGCGTAAATGAAGTCTGGATCGAACTCTTCGTTTAACTCTACGATAGTGTCGATAGCATTTGAATAAGTGAATTCTCCAGATGGTATCTCTGACCTGTTTATTGGATAGAATATATCCTCTTCAGGATCGTACTCTGATACTACAATCTGTGTTGCTGCACCAGCTTTATCCCAGTCGATACCTATCGTTCTAACAGCCTGGTAGTCGATCTCATCTACCAGCTCTATCCCTTTTTCTTTGCCTTTTTCTGCTGACTTCTCTACAAACTTTCTCTGGAATACTCCTTCAGCCATATCTCCGAATTCTGCTAGTATCTCGTGTACATAACCGAGTTCAGTAAGGTTGTTGCGTGCATCTCTTTCTGCCGCATCTGACCAGTTAGGGTTAACATGAGATGTATAATGAAACTCTGTCCAGTCAAGTTCTTTTTTGGTACACCACTGCCAGAACCTGCCCCTGCGACCAGTCGGCGTTGATGTTGCCCATATCTTTACGTTCTCAGCATCCTCATAGGCAACCGAGATAATTGTATCTATATCATCATCACTCAAATAATCTGCCTCATCAAGATAAATGAGGTCCCCGCCCTGCCCACGAACGCTTGCTGCTCCGCCTCCGCCGGTGGTTCCTGCTGTAAATCCTACGATATAACTTCCGTTACCGAATTCTATTCTATTAGGTGATCTAATATCTCTGGTAACACTTTGCTGTATCATATCGCTTTTTTTAATTAGAGCTCTTAATCTCTGGAATATATGTTTAATCTGTGACTCAAAAGGTGTAACAATCAATACCCTGTATCCTTCTATTGTGAATGCTGAGTGAAGCATTTTAATTACGGCCATATCGGTTTTACCAATACGACGACCAGCTCTTACAACTACTCTATTCTCATCTGAGTTGAGCATGGTCTCCTGGTAAGATCTTGCTGTCCAGTCAAGTTCATATTCTGCAAACTTAACGGGATCTTCTAGTATTTCAAGAGTATTTAGTTCCTCATCTGTAAAATTTTCACTCATAATCTCACCTTATCGTAATTTATTTATCTTCTAAAAAGATCGTTGTTTTCTCTTCTACCTTTTTTACCTGACATGTATCCAACTGTTCCAACTCCGCCAGCCGCAAGTGTACCGGTTACTACTGGATGTCTTTTTGCACTTGCCAGTAAACCACTTTTCTTTCTAGTATAACCATCTGAACTAAGTGAGTTGTTACTGGTTAGAGTTCTTTTACCATTGCTTGATACGCCCTCTTGGGATACTTTCTTGTTTGCATTGATAGTGGTATTTTGACCAACACTAGCTTTATTTGCTTTGCTATGAGCATTATAGTTATCAATACCACGAGTGATCTCATCAACTTCCAATTCTTTAGCTCTTTGGGGGTTATTAACAGTTCTAGCGTTTCTGAGGTTTTTTCTAGTAGTACTGGAAGAGTTGTTATAATTTCTTCCTCTCTCCGTAGCATTTCTTTTTGCCCAGCTAGCTTTAGCCAGATCGTCGCCTTGGGATGCGGCTTTTGTGGTGGCATCATTTGCAGTTCTTCCCACTTTGCCTCCAACTTCGCCCATTATGTCTTCATAACCACTTGACCTATTAAAAGCCCTGTTTACTGTGCTTCCAACATCGTCTCCTAATTTGGTTGCTTTTTGCCCTATCTCATTGGCTGCATTTGAGAGTATTTTTCTTGCTTTTCCCATAAAACTTGCCATTTATAGTCACTTCCTTTATAATCTATGTTTCATTCTTGCTGTATTACCGAGGGCACTTCTTGAGTTCATTCTGCTGTTCTGTATCGCCTGCATACCTCTCTGCCTCATTGTGTAGGCCGATTGTGTGTCCTGATAGCCTCCGCCAAGACTGTCATCAAACATTTCATTATACTGAGCTTTATCGTTGTCATAATGAGCCTTACCTAATTGCGCTCCAACTGTTGCCAGAGGAGCTACTACCATAGTCGAAAGACCTACTGCAGGGAACATTTCAAACATTAAACCTTCAATAGCGGCATTCTTTAAGCCTTTGCCTAAGCCGTTACCCATTGCAAGTTCCATTCCTACATCTATCGCGGCTCCTGCACTTACTCCTTTTACAAAATCACCATGTTTTTTTAACCATTTTCCTGCTACATTTTTATCCATAGCGATTAGCTCCTTATCTTAAATCATTTAATGCCTGAACTAGGCCCATAGTATTTTCTACATCCTGTCTTTTATTTGGTCTACCATCATAACCGGATGTGGGCATTGTATTTTCAGTATTTGCTACTTGATGTTTTGAGGTGTTGTACGATTTAACTCCAGCGTATATTCCACCGGCAACTGCTGTACCCGCAACTGTGTTCTGAACTGCAGGTCTAAGCATTCTACCCATTGCTTCATCTGGGGCTTCTACTGTTAAGGCTTTGAAGGTATTAACTGCACCCTTTTTCAAACCGGGAGCAACTTCTTTTGCGAATTTGTGCGCTCCAGATCCTAATGTCTTAGCAACACCGGGTGCTGCTTTAGCCGCTGATATTCCAGCCATTGACGCTCCCTGTGCCGCAGCATTGGATGCGTTATACATTAAACCTCCGAGGCCCTTTTTCATGCCCACTGTATTGAGTATATTTTCTGGTATGTCTTTTAATACTGAACCGCTAACTGCACCGGCTAAAGGGGCTATTGCTAGGTTTTTGGCCCCTTTAAGCAGTCCAGAGAATACACCGTCTAAGGCTTTTCTATAAATATTCATTGCTTACCTACTTTAAAGTACTGTTCTGCCGGTTTTCCTAGCATTGTTTTTGGCGGCCGCATTCATTGTTCTTTTGGTTGCATTAATTGCACCCTCATTAACCGACTTTGCGGTTCTACTAACCTTAGATGCGGATGAGCCTTTGGTGAATTGACCTTTAATTGCGTCCATTCCACCACCGTGGCTTATAGCTCCACCTGCTGTTGCTCCACCAGCGGCCCCCATTAACCCACCTTTAATTATACTGTTTCCTGTTACTGCTGCAGATCCAGCTCCTACGCCAGCTCCTATAGTGGCGCCGCCCAGTACTTTTGCACCGTTTTTGGTCCAAAAGCTCGAAGCTGATTCTATGGGTTGATTCGAAATGTGCTTTCCGACTTTTGCTATTCCAGATGCTCCGTCAGAAACTCCTCTTGCGGCTTTACCAGCAAAATCTCCTAATGTACTTCCTAAATTACTCATTAAAGCCATATCGTTCACCTCTCTCGTTATATTTTAAAAATTGGCAGGAGAGACAGGTTTTGAACCCATACACATGGATTTGGAGTCCACTGCTCTACCAATTGAGCTACTCTCCTAATATATAAAATGGAGCTAATGACAGGAATTGAACCCGCGACCTGCTCGTTACAAATGAGCTACTCTACCTACTGAGCTACATTAGCTTAAAATTAAATTATTACTGTAGTTACTATTTTCTTAAAACCATTCTCATTGCTAAATACTTGAATTGATTTTCCTCTGGCCGGGCCATCTTCTTTATCTTCTTTATCTTCTGATTCTTCTATTTGGAAGTCATTTTCTACTATCTCAAGCCAGCCTTCATCAAAGCCATTTAAATGTTCTGGTTTTTCATTTGCAATTCTTTCTCTGATAATTCCTCTTACTGAATCTTTCATTTATTATCCGCCCTTTTTTATATCAACATCCTGATAAAACCAGGGATTGTTGTATATTATTTCGTTAGTTAAACTTCCTATTACTTGACTCTCAAGAAAGTTGTAATAACTCTGTTTATAATAGTTATTTCTAAATTTAACTACTTCCTCGTGCATCTTGGTTGCATTCTTGATCGATTGGACACCATCAAGCTCAAAGTTTAATTTATCCAGGTCAACCTCAACAAGCCCCACTTTAGGAGGCATATCATCACGAGTAAGCACATTTTTTGGAGCCATTATGTAATTATAGTCTCCTGCAAGTGTGTATCCTGCTTTGAAGTCTTCCTTTGATACCTTAACTTCTATATTAAAAGCCGTCCTTCTTTTCTTGCGGCCTCTTACAGTCATTCCAATTACATCTGTTATTTGTTTTGTAGTTCTGTATTTTGAATTTAAATAGGGATTTTTTTCGTCTCCTACGTAGACCTCTTTGGCAATAAACTTACAGTTCTTTTTATCTTTTAAGTACTTACTTGCCACGAGTTTGAGTAGGTAGTGTGTGGATGATTCATTAAGCGGTGGGTGTAAATCGGGGTTTGTTTTTAGTTCCATTATTATCACTCTCTATTGTGTATTTATTATTTTATTGGAGATTATAAAAAGTTTATAAGACATTTCTCTGAGTATTTTTACATTCAAGTGCCGCCTTTTCTTTATTTGATTGCTGATGATTCGGTTAATAATAATAAACTCTTTCATAAGTTTATCAATATCGTCTATTCTATTTACATACTCAGTGAACTTTTTGTACATAGGCTGACACCTACTTTTTTATTTTTTGAATTCGAAGTTCTTACCGAAAAATTCGTAAACTTCATAAACTCCAGATAGCGAACCGTGTCTAATGATCGTTTCGCCTTTATATATCCCAAATACTTTCATAAATAATTTGAACATTTAAACTACCCCTTTTCATCTTTCTGCGTTTTTATTCAAAGGACAATAGAGGAATCGAACCTCTCGAAAATGTACCGCCTGGTTTCTTGTCCATATTATGGTGGACCCAGCAAGAATCGAACTTGCAACAAGCCGGTTATGAGCCGGCGACTCTGCCGGTTGAGCTATGGGTCCATAGTATAAGGAGGAGGATTTTAACCTCCGCTGTTTCTTCGTGTACGAGATTTACAATCTCGCGCCTTCAACCACTCGGCCATCCTTACATTTACTTACGAATGAGTAATATTCTCTATCAATCTCCGTTACTCCCGGGGATAAAACTTTTTGCTATAAGGGCTGGATTCGAACCTGCGAATTAATTAGCACTTATTCTAGAATTATGTAACTAATCTTTAAACTCTCATTCTGTACTTTAAGAAATGATCACATCCCACTAATACAAAACTTCAGTTATTATTCCTTCCTTTATTCCTTATAACAAGTAAATATGGCAGTAGAATCAGGATTCGAACCTGAGATCTTCTCATTAACAGTGAGCTGCTCTACCAACTGAGCTATTCTACTTTACTGAGGGGCGCTCATGGCCTCTCTTATTTGTCATTTCTATTACTTATCTATTACTTATCCACTCAACGGAGCGGATTTATTTATAAATTGGGAGCAGGGGCGTGAATCGAACACGCGAAAGCGAGATTATGAACCTCGACTGGACACCAATCCTCCCTGCAAAATGGTATGACTGGTAGGATTTGAACCTACGACTCCTTCGTCCCAAACGAAGTTCCCTACCAAACTAGGCTACAGTCAGTTAAAGTTCTACATTAAGTCATTACTACATCTATTACAATAATGGTCTATTGACATTCTATTTTCATGGCCGCAATCTTCACATACATTGATTTTCATTATTACCACCTCTTATAAAGTTATATTACTTATAGGAAATATCCGTGTTTCATTGCCTTATCTAAAGAATCTTCTCTAAAGAATCTTCTCTAAAATCTCTTGCCTTTGCTTCCATTTCGCCTGCCTTAAAAATAGCATCTGCGATTTCTTTTAACATTATTACCCTCTCCTTATCTTAGTTATAGTTATTGTGAAGGGTTATTTTTTTGTAATCTATTTAAGGCTAGATTTTTGGTCCTTTGATTTATCTCCTCCTGAGTGTTCTTTCTGGAGATAATGATCTCATCCAGTCTATTGTGAACATATACATCTACTAATCTGTTTTCGTCTAATTGTCTTTTCATTGGAAAGCCTCCTTGAATGGATGTGTTATAGGAGTACCACTCATGAGGGCACTCCTATTGGAGGGAGTATTTGTTGCGAGGGATTTAATTTGGTTTGTATCAATCTATAAAAATTTATTGAAAAGACTAGGGAATGATTTATTCTTCTTCAGCTTCCGACTCTGCCTCTATCTCAACAGTCTTTTCCTTTTCTGATTCCTGCTTCTTTTTCAGAAGCTTGGCAGCATAAGTACTTGGATCCTGAGATATCTCGAGTTTATCAGCTGATTGGTCTTTTGGTGTTGCATTCAGGTAACTTAATATCTTATGTCTTCTATCTAATAGCTTATCTTTTAACTCAGCTACTTTATTGATCTCTGGCTTTCTGATTACCTTACCAGAATCACTAACAGCTACCGGCACATCATTAATTAAATCTGGATCAGCCGCCTGTTTCCTGTCAGCCCTGTCTATTTTTATGTCAAGGTCTATTACCTCTTTAAGCAGTGATAATTCAACCATGTCTTTACTTTCTAAACCCATTTGTTTACTGTATTTCTCATAAAGGTCTAATACTTTTGCGATCTCTTTTGGACAACGCTCTCCTTCTGGGGCATTATCGTTTTTGTAATAGCCACACGTCTCCTTGTAAGGACATTTATCATCAAGACATATCATAGGTATGCCGGCATAAAGACCGTGCTTAACCTGTTGCTCTGTCTTTGCGTGGGCTATATTTCTCTTCCCCTCTTCTGAGAGATTCCATTCACTGGGATAGTTGTCTTCTGCTTCTTGTTCTATAACTTCTTGAGAATCGCTCATAACTTCAACCTCCATAATCTATATATGAAGGATAGCCGAGCTCCAGGCTGGTTTATGAGTTTTCCCTGCTCTGACTATCCTTATCATCGTCATTTTCTAACTTAACCCAGAAATTGCCGCAGTTACTACAGTAATATGCATACATGCTGGGCTTTTTCCTATTGTCTAGTAATATTTTCTGAACATTGCTGTGGCATTTGTTGCATTTCATCCGTTGTCACTCCTGTAAGCACGCCTTTATTTAAATGTGCTTCTATATATATAATACCCGTTTTAGGGGGTGTTTTGCCAAGTCGAAAAAGATTTTCCTAACCATTTCCAGTTTTTCTTGTTAAAAGAAAATAATCTACCATAAATCTGGAGAATCGCTGTGACTATTGTCGTGGGGAGCATCTGTATGCTGATTGTAGGTTCCGTCTGTGTGGTTATCGTGACTACCATTGTCATTATGATCATCATAGCCGTAATTTGAATGCGTATCATGACCATAGTTGCTGTGCGTATCGTGATCGCTGTGAGTATCATGACTTGACTCGCTATAACCACCATCATCACTATAACCACTACCAGAGTCGTCCGAATGACCGTCCCCGTATGATCCAGCATCATAAGATCCTGTTTTATCATATTTAGCGTAATCATCTACATATAAATCATATCCCAAATTAAATCACCTCTATCTTCTTTTGATATTACTAACCTCTGTCAGTATGTGTATCATGCCCAGAATTTGTGTGATCGTCGTGGCCACTATTTGTGTGGTCATCATGACCGGTATTTGTATAAACATCATAACCATAATCCCGATGAGTGTCTGTGTAATCACTGTGGTCGAAATGTGTCCACCTTGCCTTGTCGTCATTTTCTGGAATATGGTTGCTTTGCTTTGCGTCGTTATCTACCACATTCCCTCTGAACTTACTATCATTATTTTTGATATCCCTGGCGTCTTTTACGTTTTCTCCTTTTAGTCTATCAGAATCTACCCCCCAATTATCATGGGGGTAGTCTGTATGTCCTCCCATCCTAGCACCTTCTTTCTCTATCTATTTAATTTACTGCTGTCAAATAAAGATCTTTGAGCATGCATTCTCTTGAATGGATTGTGCTTACTGTTTCTGCCGGATCTATTTCTGTAATCTTTATGTTCATCTTCTATTCTTATCGGTTCATCTACTACTAGGTCTATATGTGGAAACATGGACTGCATTCTCTCTGTGATGTAAGCATAAGTTTTAAAAGTTGCTTTACAATAATGATCTTTTCTCATATAATCATCGTCTCTTGCTCTTCCTGGACAACCACCGTAACACACCTTGAAGAAACGGCATCCTTGGCAGTCTTTCTGTAATAATAACTCATGTCTACCAGTAAAACTATTATCATCAAAAGGAATTGGATTACCGCCTTCATCTACCTGTTTTACACACGTAGAAAGGTCTCCGTCTGGTAATACAACCCTGCCTGCTGGTGTTTTGAAAGGTTCGCACTTTGTTTGAGTGCAGCAGCCTAATCCGTATCCCATTAAGTTGTCAGCAAATTCCCTAAAAGGATTATATCTTCTACGAGGCGAACTCAGGACGTATTCAGCTAGTCTTTCATAAACTATTGCAGCTCTCTCTCTACTTAGTTCTATTTCTGGAGTATCTCCATCTATGAATGCAAGGTTTAACCTACCACCTGTAATATCAAATTCTTCTTCTAATCTTCTTAAAAAGTTTAAAAACTTGTCTAATTTTTCATCAGTGCCAACATTACCTTGGTGCAATACGGAAATAAAACCTGGGCGTACACCAGCATCTACCAGTTTTTTAAGAGTATCTTCAAGTCTGTTAGTGTATTCTTTTGTTCTTTCAACATCTGGATAACCTCTTAGATCATTCAAGTCACCGAATCCATCAAAAGAAATTCCAACACCAACATCATGTTTTTTAAATAATTCTACATGCTCATCGGTGATAAGATTTCCATTTGTTTGGATTCCTACTTTTTTTCCTAGATCGTTTTTATCCAGAATCTCGTTTGAAAATCTAATCAATTCTTCTAACTCGTCTATCGGAAGCAGTAGCGGCTCACCACCGTGGATTGTGATCCCATCTCTATTGCCAAATCTTTCATGATGTTTTTCTATCGACTCTTTCATTAGTTCTATATCAGTTTCTACATTGGACTTATCTGATTCTAAAAGTCCTTCCTGGTGTTCGTAACAATAATCGCAGTTTAAATCGCATTTTAGTACTGGTTTAACTAATAACATACTTCTCCCCCTTGTTAAAATTAAATTATCTTCTATTATATATAATACGCATTTTAGAGGGTGTTTTGCCAAGTAGAGACTGGGATTCCTAACCAAATCCCGTTTTTTACGTTAAAAAAACAGATGTTTGTGCATTTATCCTTTTAATATGAAAAAACTTGTGATAATATATAACCTGTTATCACGGTATACGAGCATTATTTGTCTTAATTTGTCGAATAAAAAAAGTTCTTTTAAAGACTAAGTTATCATGATAACATAGATTATGTTGATAATTTTTTGATTATAAGAACAGGAGAAGATCAATAATATATCAAACGATTAAGGAGTTGAATTTAAAGAACAGGAGAAGATCAATAATATATCAAACGATTAAGGAGTTGAATTTAAAGAACAGGAGAAGATCAATAATATATCAAACGATTAAGGAGTTGAATTTAAAGATGGGATTTAAGGCGGTTATGTTGGACAACACTGTAGAGCTTCAAGGGGAAACAGGTAGTAGATGTATAAACATAACAGGTGACCTATCGCTTAAAGTATTAAGAAGAGAATGTGGTAGTACTCTTATGTGTGTGAGCTGCAATGAGGAATTTAGCAGTGAGGCCATTGGTAATACCCTAGAGATACCAGACACCATAATTGAATTGTTCGAACTAAGTAATGGTCAAAATTATAGCACCTTTGTTAATGATGACGGTTCGGTTTCAATAGAGTTTGAAAAAGATGAATGTGTTGTCTGTGAAAAGGATAGGACTGGTAGTTATGATTTAATACCAGCAAAAGAAAAATATGTCTGCGAAGAATGTTTTCAGAACATGAGAAAGCATAGACTACTAAGATAAATAGACTTAACATAAAAAAGACTGGCCCATTTATTTAGGCCAGTCTTACTTATTTATGGTTTTCCAAAAATTTTATTTTACACACCACTATATTTTAGTCCTGGCCATTTTCTGGCTGGGACTTTTTTTGTTTGTCTTCTAAGCTTAATAAACACCTACTATAAGGATTTAGGGTTAGTGATGATCAAATATGCACCCTCCGGCTACAAGCTCTTATAATGGTCGCTGTTCCCTGCTGTGGCTTACTTATTCGAGAATGTTAAGTCTATATTGGGTATTCATTAATATAAGCCCCTAATTAGTCTCTTACTTCAACATGTTCGTAGAAATAGTCGATAGATGTTCTGATGATATCTGACATATCTCTGCCTGAACGCTCAGATAACTCTCTTACTTTCCTCAATTGAGTTGGATAGAAGTAATAAGTCTTTTTTGTCTTCTGCTCCTTAATTCCCTTAGATTTAAGTATAAAAGAATCATCCCTTTCACTTTCAGAATCACTTTTAACATCACTTGCACTTGCAGAAGTGCCATCACTTTCACTTGCACCATCACTTTCACCATCAACATCTTCCGATTTGGCTTTATCCTTCTTACCTTTAACCTTATCTTTAAGCTTTTCATTAGCTTCCTGTTTTTCTTCGTCCTCTTTTTTAGTCTTCTCTTTCAAACCATTAAAGAACTCTTCATTTTGATCATCTTTTTTAGACAATTCTCTCCACCACCTTTTCTAGCACGGTAAAGTACTGCTTTGCCGCTTCCTCGTCGTATTCAAATACAGTCTTACCTAAAGAAGTTGATTCGGCTATTTTTGTCCTTCTGTGAACTGGCTCAGTTAAGAGCTCCTGTTCGTCCTCGAATATCTCTTTTAATAGTTTATATTTATCTTTGGCTTCATTAGTTCTAATATCAAACATAGTTGGTATTACTACCTGGATCATATCGCTGCTTAATCTTAGATCATTTAGGTAGTCGTACATATTACCAACCGACTCTACTGAAGCTCCTTCAGTCTGGACCGGCATTATGATTGCGCTTACATATAATAATACAGCATCATTTACCATCGATCTTTTTGGTCCGCAGTCGAATATTACAAAATCATAACCTCTCTCCTCTAAATCTCCTAAGATTTCATCTAAAGCTATGTCCAATCTTCTGTGATTATTAAAATAGGATTCAATATATTTCATTTTAGAGTTAGGAAGTAAGTCTAAGTTTTCTCTTGCACTGACCACCACTTCCTCGAACTTAGCAGGTATTTGATTGTCTTCCCGCTTTATCATGTCATAGATAGTCTTATCATAATCATCCTCATCAAAGCCTAGAAAAGAACTGCCATTGTTTTGGTCATCCATATCTACTATTAGCACCTTATAGTCTAATTTAGTTAGACCATGGGCACAGTTTACTGCTGTGGTAGATTTTCCGACCCCTCCCTTGTTATTCATAACCGCAATTTTCTTCAAATTACCATCTCCTTTGCCATTAATTCTAGTTTTGCCATTAGTGTTACTTGCAATTGTGCTTGCAACCTCACTTGTACTTCCATAAGCAATTGTGCAATTACTTTTAATTCTGGATTCAATTGTAAAAGCCCTTGTGCTTTCGCTTGTAGAATTACCAGTACTTGTGGTTTTGATTTCAACATTACTTGCACCAGTAATTTTAACAGCACTTCTGCCATTATTCTGCCAGCACTTGCACCATCACATTACCAGCACTTGCACCATCATTGTTGATGGGCTTGTACCATTGCCAGCAATTAAATCCCCGTCATAAGAGTAATTAACTTGCTTGCACTATTGCCATTACCATTACCAGCAATTGCACCAGGACATTACTTGCAACAGCAATTTGCTGTCATGGTTTTTGGCCTGTCTTGTTCTAATTATTCTCGGTCTATCTCTTTATTCCTGCTTTTTATTTTAATGAATCCTGTTTTTTTATAGCAAAAAGCTATTGGGATTATCAAAAATTATATGAAAATATTTTGAGACCACCCCTTTTATTTATCTTCCGCCCGGGCCATATATAGACCCCACCCCTTTACGGTTGTTGTATGAAGTTGGAAAAATGCCATTGTAGATATCAAAAATTGGGGTAAAAACCTAGAGGGGGACCACGTATTATATATACATTTATGTTTGACGTTCGACGCCCGACCCATCTAGAGAAGGCGTCACTTATAACTATTCCTCACTCGCAAGAGGAGGACCAAGTTAGTATAGGTGTCAAACAGGAAGGAGTTTTATCATGAGAATCAATAACAATATCGACTTAGCAAAGGCATTATTTAACGACTCAGACAACAGAGAGGTTACTCTTTCTGTTGGTGATGGTGAGGTTACATTCAATAATCCAGTTAGTCTTGTGCGTGCTCTTAATGACGCAATAGGCAACAGGGAGCAAGATATTGTTGCCAAGACATGGATCTCTGGCGTGCCTGTACAGTATGTAATACTGCCTGAAGAAAGAACCATCTTCATTAAGAAGTACAATCCAGAGAAGAGGGAAGGCCTGATGGATGTAGGGAGTTATCCTGCTCCTTACCAAGTAAATAGAGAAGAAAGAGAGAGAGAGGCTAAGGCAGTATTAGAGGCTGCTGCCGATAAAGGTACTAAACTAGATGACGTGCCTACTGAGTCACTTGCTGATTTTGATGCGTTTATGGCAGCAGATAGTGGCATAAGAGGTGATATCTTAGATGCTATCTCAAAGGAAAAGGAGGTGAGTGCTGAGGAGAAGGATACAACAGAAGAAGCGGCTGGCCTGGAAGCTGAGGCAGCTAGCACTAATAAGGGGGCAACAACAATGACTAAGAAGACTAAGATTAAGATGGCAGACAAGGACATACTCAAGATGGTAGACGCTATGAACGAGGAGCTTAGAGCTACTATTGAGTCTATGCTTGAACATGGTGAGGATATAGATGAGCTGACATACGAGTGGTTCTCAGGTTCCAATGATATGAGTGGTATCTGGAAGCCTAAGTTCAAACAGGTAGTAACAGAGATCAAGAGACAGCTAGATGAGGGCAGAGTAGTTATTATCAATGAGTCCTCTGACGAGCAGGCAGAGAGCAAGACTAAGACTAAGGAGGTGAATAAGATGACAGATAAGCTTAAGAAAGAGAAGGCTAGATTATCAGACAAGCTGGGTCGTGGCTTAGGTAAGACAGCTATGGGCTTAGAGGCTGGGGTAAAGAAGACTGGATCTGGTGTTAAGACAGCTATCACTAAGACTGGTCAAGGTGTCCAGGGTGCCAGTAAGCTAGCTGGTACTGGTATAAGAAAGGTTGATGAGGCAGCAGGTACAGTAATAGAAAAGACTGCTTCTGCCGCGAATAATACTGGTGGTTTCTTTAAATCTCTTAAGTCTTCTTTTGTAGAGGGCTTCAAAGGCGAAGACAATAATAAGGAGGCGTAACTACAATGAGAGTAAGAGTACTCAAGTCACATGAGGTTAAGGCCATGTATGGTCGTATGAATAAGCGCTGTCCTGAGCTGGGTTGTTTCTCACACTACGAGCTAATAGGTAACGAGCTCTATAGGGTACGTAAAGACGGTACTCTAGAGGGCTACCCAGTGGATGTACTGGAATCTATTACTCATTAATCCCTTGTGGCGCCCTAGGCATGGCGTTAAACTGCCAAACTAATTCTCTTTAGGAGGAGATATATATGAAGAAGTTAATTACTGTTATTGCCCTAGTTGTTGTGCTGGGGTCTTTTGTTGTTGTGGGGATGTCAGGGGTTGGGGAAGTAGAAGATTACGATGTCATTATGCACAATGTAAGCTCAGGCGATACAGCCTGGGATATAGTGCAGGTCTATAACTCACCAGAGGTTGACACAAGGAAGGCCGTTTATTACTTCAGACAGGAAAATGGACAGGACTTAATGTTGAGTATTGGCAGTAGGGTCAAGGTACCCGTATTAAAGGAGGCTAAATAATGAGATTCGATTGCTTTGTTGATAAAGAGGTATTTGATTGTTTGGTAAGTGCGGAAAAGAGAGGTCACGATTCAAGGAGAGGTGAGATGAGTAAGGCTCAGTACCACCAAAAGAGCCGCTTTGTTGACTTATCCTCCAAGAAAGATCGAAGAAAGCGTCATGAGTCTAAGAGCGAGCACCAGAGGAGGTGGCTTTTAGACTATGTGGGTACCACAGATGTTGATGTGGACTCAGTATTAGAAACCCTGGAGGATGCCGGCTTTAAGATTGACATTAAGTGGCGAGCTCAAGGGCCTAAGACTAATATCATGTTTGCTAATGGCTATGATGATGAGATCATGCAGCAGGTAAGAGAAAATGGCTGGAAGAGTGTCTTCAGAAAAGAATTAGGACTGGAGGTGAAGTAAATGACTGGACTTGTAAGTAAAGGAAAGGGCTGGTGGGATGCTAACGGTTATAACATGGACCGTTGGAATAACATGCCATATAAGCAAAGATACGCTATCGCCAAGAAAGCGTCTTCTAAGGGCTGGCCCATGCGTAACCGTTCTTCTGCAGAGACTAGTGATCTCGTGCAGATGTCTTTATTTGAGTAGACAAAATAAGACTCCAAAGAAAGGAGGTGATTACTTTGCCTAGTTATGATTATACATGGATTGAAGGAGGAGAGCAAGTGTACTCTGAGGACGATCAGAGGCTTGCTGACCTGACTTTAAATGAAAAGCGCGGTAATGGCCGCGTCCATGTTTACTGTCCAGATAATACAGACACCGACAATACTGAGACGACTGATTTACCATTTTAAGGAGGAATTAATATGAGCGTTTATTTAAAGAAGTTTGGCCAAGATGTATTAGAGGCTAGTATAGAAACAGTTAGGATTATGGGAAAGAATCACGGCAATGGTGGTAATCAGTATAAGTCCTGGAAAACTAACTTCCTGGGTGAAGTACTGATCAAACTTAAAGGACGGTTTGAGATTAACGAGGAGTGGAATGAAGATCCACTTATTAAGATACTTGTTAATCTAAAGACTTATAAGGGACTTGATGAGATCAGGCAGAATAAGATTACAGTTGTGCCCGTTAGTTCTGGCTTAGAGAAGCCGGGGGCCATGAAGACAGAAGAAGAGTTGTTCTTATTAGAGAATCCCGGTGATATCCGCGGCCAGACTATTGGTTCAATTGAGGCTGATACAGGGATCTTCTATTTAACAAATGCACTTAGAGGTGCAGCATCGGTTGCAATGTGGAAGAAGCTTAACCTCATATTGACCCAGAAGCATGATGAGGTCGATAACCGCTTCTGGCATGATAATGACTACAATGATGAGTTCCCGTCCTGCTCTAACTGTGTTAACAAGTGCTATGTCCAGCCGGCTGAAGGACCAGTTTCAGGAGATGCCTTTAAACCAAGTAATAGATGTGCTATGACAGGGGAAACTCTGGATGATGGCGCTTCTGAGTCAGGGAACTGGTTGGCAACAAGAGATCATGGTCTATTACACGGTCTCAAAGGCCACATGTATCTCAATGGTGAAAAACGTGTGACAGGAGGAGGGACTTATTCAGATAACGCTTTCTTTTCAGTAAAGACTGGGGGAAAGCATACTGATATGTCCGAGCTGCGTGAGGCTGACTTTGCCTACCATGCAGATAAATGCCCTTTCTATGCACCACACAGAGTTATACCAGAGAGAGCTATCTGGAGAAGAGATCTAAATAGAGTCTATTTACCAAATATTATCGTTAACTTTAAGTAATCTCACAGCGCCCGGCTCAGAGGCGCTCTATAAATGTCTGGCATTATTTTATTTAACATCAAATATATAGGGTGGCTCCTCAATCAGCCAGGGGGTATATATTATGACAATTACAGTAGAGAGACTATTTGACCTGGACTTAATCACAAAGAGAATGCATAAAGTGGCGGCAGAGGAAGGGATAGAATCAGTTGAGGTATCCCAGGGTGGATTAACCTCCATCAAAGGGATCGGTGAGAAGCGCGCTCAGTCTATTATCGATGAGCTACCAGAAGAAGAGACAGATACTACTAATAAGGAGGAAAAGAAGATGACAGAAGAAAAAGATGTGATTCTAAGGAACGTTGAGAGCATTGAGAAAGTTGCTGTTAATGCTTACTACCTTGGGGACTCCGCGGTTAATTTAGATGCTGAGACCTATGTAGCCGACCTGAAGATAACCTATGGATCCGGCCACAACCAGATACTTGAGGTTTCCCTTATAGATGGCAACTTAGAATATGAAACCTATGGTGATGACCTGCGAGGAAAAGAATGGGAAGCTATCAAGATGGCCTTAATCCGCGCCTATAAGAAAGAACTGGGCGAGGTTAACGAGGATCCTGAAGAAGTATTAGTTTCAGGAGAGCAGATGAAGACACTGGTAGAAGACGGATTCAGAGAAGTAACAGTAGATGAGGTGTATTACAAGGAAGAGCTTGCTGATAGTGACTTAGTAGCTGACGTTACCCTAATTAGAGGAGATGGCAGCTATATCAGCGGTGAAGCAATCTATAATGACGAGTCCCTATTTATTAAGTATGAAGATGCATTAGATAAAGAAGAAGCTGGGGATGAGGTTCCTGATCACGTAACAAAGCACCTAATTGGTGAGATCAGAAAAGTATATACCCGTAAGAAAAAGCGGGCAGAGGCAGACTTTAACACTGGTGAAAATACTAAAGACGAGGGGGTGAATCCTGTGCGTAAGAATCAAGACGAAGAAGAAACTGTGCTAGTTAAGAACGGCATGGTTGTTAAGGTTAATGGACGCAGACTAATCAAAGAAATCCCTGCTACTGAGTACTTTGCTCAAGAAGCAGCAAACAAAAAGCGGGCCAGCAAGAAACCCGCTCCTAAAACAAAGAAAGCCCCAGTAGATACTAATCCAAAGAGAAAGCAGAAGACTGCCGATCATGGACTAGATCGCTGGAGCATTTCTAAATTGCGTGATGACCTAGAAGACATCACTAATGGCACCGCAATAGCGGATGTTGAACTAGAAGCAGGAGACAAGAAAGCACAGTTTGTAGCTGTGTTCTATAATGGCTCCCTAAGATTCTTTGATAAGGATCAGAATACTAGCATCAAAAGAGAAGCTACCGCTCAGTTTATAACTGACAAAGTAAGAGATGCCTATATTAAGGCGTAACTCTTATAGGCCCTTCGGGCCCTGGTTGTTAGGTATGTTCTCGTATTGAGTCTAGTTCTGAAACTTAGACAGACCCTTCGGGTCGGGTGGTTGTACACTCGGCCTGAAGTTTAAAAGTTCTAGCTTTGTAGTATGTTTATTGTCCTGTACTAAAACAATATCACGCCCGTCCTACCGTGTCAAGAAACCCATTTGACACGCCGCGGTGGTCGTGGATACGTATTGGGTAAGATTTATTAGTTGTTCAGTTTATTAGTCTTTAAGTAAATACTATATAAGGAGTGGTTAATATGCATTTTGAGTTAAGTTACAGACAAATTAGTGTTATGTCAGAGGTTATGGAACAGAAAAAGATTCAGAATATCCAGTGTGATGATATCAGCCTTAATTTAGATATCGCCAGAGATGATGATGGCCCGGTAGTTGAGTCGTATACTTTCTACGACGATGGCAGTTGTGTTCGTTCTCTTGGCCAACAAGGAGTATATAATGACTATGAAGTAATCCAGGCTCAGGCAAGCAGAGAGGAGAGTAAATAGATGATTACTAAAAACGATACAGTGAAGGTAGAAGGCTGGAGAGGTAAATATAAAGTAGAAGGTAATCCGTTCTATAATAGCACCTTTGGTCACTATGTACTACCCGTTACTACAAGTGAGGGTAATACTATGCGTGTGTTCTTAGATGAATGCACCAAAGTGGCCTCTAAGCCCGAAAATAAACCCTGGTACCTAGCTTTCAGCTCAGGTAGAGCCTTTCAGGAGGATATTAAGCTCGAAAGTGTTAATATAGACCAGTCTAAACTTGCCGACGCCCTAGGGAGACACCCTGCCTCAGGCCTGGCACGCGTACAAGGTTCGATTTATAACCCTAGAAGAGATACCAAAACTAGCTTCACGATTAATATAGACTATGATGGCAAGAAACTATTCCCACAGGAAACCTACAGGGACAAAGCGAAGATGGGATATATACTCTCTCTCGTCCGTGAGCGCCTGCTTAAGGACTAGTTAGCATCTAAGCTATATATTGAAGCCTCTCAACTCTGGTCTCGCTCATATGACCCTCTAGCGTGCTAATCTCGTATAGCCGTATTAGGGGGAAGATTCGCCGAGGCCGGAGGGAGCAGGTCTAGTTACCCCTATATTACTAGTTACCCATATATTAATTGTTACCCCTATATTAAGGGAGCAGGTCTAGTTACCCATATATTACAGGTTTAGTTACTCCTATATTAATTGTTCTTTTCATCTATATAAGTTGTGGTTACATCTAGTTATGAGGTGATTGAATAGGTAGTGACAACATTAGTCGATACGAAGGAGAGTAAGTGTCGTGTCACAGTCATCTCTTAAATAATAGTGAGGTGTGACGGGGAGAGACAGTCGTATTCTTAGTGATGTGTAATAGGGAACAGGTTGGTCTGTATTCATTATTGTGAGTGGAGATGTAATCGCAAGTGTAAGTGTTGGTAACATTGTAAGCAATTGTGTAAGTGTAGGTGCTGGTACAGTTACTGGTACAAGTGCAAGTGCAAGCAGTATTGGGGGGTGAGTTAGTAGTGGCTAGTTGGCTAGTATCCTTAGTATCCTTAGTAGAGTTAGTAGTACCACTATTAGAAGGAGAATCAAGAGTATGGTTATAATGTTCCCTGCCGCGCCGGGCTTTTTGGTTGTATTACGAGATAGGTATATAAGTTATGTTATGACTATTGATTATGTATTACAGAAATGATACACTGGTATTATAGTTAAGGGACAGGGGAAAACAATCGCAATTGAAAGGGGAGAGGGTTTCACCTAAGAAGGGATCTCTATCTGAATGTTACTTTTGTGTACCTGCTATTGCGCGCCCTCCCTTTTTAACAATGAGTCCAGGGTTTTTAGGGATTTATCCCTGAATGTAAGAGTCTGAGAGGACACTCCTCTTAGTACACCTCTCCCATTTTAGGTAGTTGTCAATAAATCGTTCAATAACTGATTAACTAAGTTCAAGTAACGTCTTTAGTTCTGATATCAAATTCGTTAAAGCGTCAGTGTTGTGTTTTCTGGAGACTTTCAAATCACAGAACTCGAAAGGCCTAAGAATTAAGACCAAAGTCCTTTTCCCAGAAAAGTGACGCTCTATTTATATAATACCGTCAAAAACCCCCATTTTGTCAAGTCGATACTAACCAAATCATGTTATGACGTTAAAAACTTCGAATAATTGCTTAAAAATGGCCTTGTTGGCATTAAATAGTTCCTAAATAAAGAAAGGAAGGATATAAATGGAAAGAGTTATAGTGTTCCCAATGGGTAAATCAGACAAGATTATTAATTATTGTAAGGGTATTTTGAACAATTTAGGACAAAAAGGTGATCGCAAGGTTGTGGTCCCCGAAATCCAATCAGACGTAATAGATAGTATCTATGCTAATTTCAATGATAGTCACCAGCCAGATGGTAGTGACAAAGATTATATTATTCAGTTAATAGATTATTCGACACAGGTTATTCTAGTAGGCAGTATTTCTAGTCCTTTGACAGGTACTGCATCACTTATTGCCAGATATACTATGGAAACACCAAAGAAGTTGATGGTCTTCGACACAGAGAATGGTGACTGGAAGAGTGAAGCCTTTTTAGACTTTGTTCAGGGTCCTAATGAAAAGGACTTACTTGACTATATAGACTTTGAGATAAAGGAAGTGGCTGAGTATATGGCTAAGGTGATAAACGAGAATGAACAGTGGCCACCAAAGGAGTTTAATATAGGGTTTGGTCACTTAGAGTTTGATTATAATTCTGACCACTGCCGCCGCGTCATGTATTCTATTGAGCACAGGAGCTGGACACTTGCTAGATACAATGATGAACAGTATTTAGTATTTGATAACCCATCCTGCACCGAAGGTTATATCATAAATGGAGAGCTAATACATGCCGTTCCACCAGACTTAAGACCTCCCGAAGAATTTCAAAACGCCAGCTAAATCTAGTTCTACCCTTCGACTTCGCGGCGCCTGTCAAGAAGATCATTTGACAGGCTTGCTCGCGAGGGTTTGTTAAAGTTAGATTAATTTAACTATCTTATAAAGGAGTTGTTAATTATGTCCGAAATAGTTGTGGATTATCATGGAGAGCTTTGTGATGTCAATTTCAGTCACTATGTAGAAAACGATAACGTCGCAATAACTCTCACAACCGTAGAAGAAGGTATGCCTTTCACAACGGCAACTGTCAATCTTGTCAACCTTCCCGGTCACCAGGTCGCTATCAAGAATTGGAGCGAGAATGAAGGGATGGCAAAAGCGTTGATAAAGGCTGAAGTTATCAAAGATGAAAGAATCGATGAAATCACGAGTGGATATGTTGTTGCACCTGTTTATGAACTCACTGAAAAAGCGATAGCTGAAAAGAAGAGAAGAGCTTTTAGTAACTAAAAATACTTATAGGAGATGATAATTATGATAAAGAATGTTAATGTAAAAGAGTTTTTTGAAGGTTGGATGGACGCAATTAAGACAAATAAAGAGAGTGGTCTTTTACCTGAAGAGATGGCTGAAGATTCTGTTGGTGTTTATGGCGGATTTGATATGGTTCCTATGCTTTTATTGCTTACTAATGAAAATCAGATTGGTAAGACACTTATAACAGAGGATGGAAATAGTTATAAAGTAAGTCTTAGTAACTTTAATCCTGGTCTCAGTGAAGATGAAACAATCGATATAAAGGTATCAGAACAGTCTTTAGAGCTATCTAAATCAGTTTATGATGATTCATTTGTTGAGGAGAACGAGGAATTATTTACCGTCCAGCATCATAAAGACATCTTAGAAAAGGTAATCTCAGAATCAGAAGAACAGATTTCATTTAAAACTATCGCTACTGCAAAAGAGATTAAGTTATCTGATTTAATTCAGTCTTTCATTGATGGTCAAGATTCATTATATCAGCTCTACTCCGAACCCGAGCTTGAGCCTTATATGAATGATGAAAATGCATTAGTTGAAGAGCTAAGTAAAATTGTTGAACTTATACAGGAAGATGAAATTCTCAATAAAGATGAAAACGTAGTTGATGTTAACTTAATGCATGATGAGTTAAGAGACGTCTTAAAGTTTACCTTTACCTATAAGGGAGACACAGTTCATTCTGAGGAGTTAGATAAAACAAAGTATCTTAAACAGTTGGTTGATATGAGATTAGTTGTTGATAGAGACTTAAGGGAGTTACTTGCTCTACCAGGTTATCACTGGAGCGACTTTAAGTTTTATTTAGAGAACACAGTTAAGTTGATGGCTGCATAGTTTACCTTGTCTGCGCCCTCGGGTTTTATCTACTCGGGGGCAAATATTATAAGGAGGAATTAAAATGGCTTATACTCAGTATTCAACAAATGATGGACTAGGTTCCTTAACAAGAAAATATTCTAACTGGTGTGTAATCGACCTGCCCCGTATCTCTTACAGGGAGTATCAATTAATTAGAAAGCCTATTATGTCTAAGTTGGGACAGTTGCACAATCAGGGTTATGTGTTTGCTCTTCCAGCTATTAGTCAGTCTATACACTTTATGGAAGCTTTAATGAATATGAATGCCAAGTTTGTTGTTGTTCTGCCGCGCACCATTTCCGATGAAAATATGTATATCAGAAATAAACTGGAAAAGGTAGAAGCTTATGATAAGGCATTTATAGTTGAACATGCTTCAAGATCAGATGAGATTGTTGAGGACGCCAAGCAGGCTTTAAGAAACTCTAATATATCAAATGCCCAGTATGCCTGGGCCAGCGAAACTATCGAAGACCCAGATAGAGCTGACTATATAGACGGCCTTCGGCATAGAGAGCACGAATTTAACTCAATTATCAATGTTAAAACAAATAACACAGTTTTTATTGCTATTTTCAGAGATGGACCACAGTACCTATCAGAAAAAGTACAGGATCGCATCCCTGTATGGAATTTAAACTTAAATAGTATCCGCAAAAAGGTCAAAAACTAATCTACCTGTTTAGAGCTGTGCTCGTCAAGAAGACCGTTTGACGAACTTGCTCACACAGGTATGTGATAGTTGAATTAAATAAAATTATTAGGAGATGATGTTAATGATAACCTTCAGTAGTTTTTTATCTGGTTTTGATATGTTTATACCCACCTATCAGAAAAAAACCTGATTCAGAAAAAAGAATAAAAATATATAAAGAAAGAATAAATCAAATAATAAAAAATGTTAGTTCTTCTAAACAATGCAAAGGGTGATTATAAATGAAAATGGAAATAGATGAAATACATTTCAAGGGCAAACACAAAGAGCTTGGTCATTATGTATATGGTGATCTAATACACGGTCGTGACGGCAAAGTATATATAGACACAAAAGAAAATGAAGTTATTCCCGAAACTGTGGGTCAATACACAGGCATGAAGGATAAAAGGGATAACAGAATATACAATAAAGATGAAGTTAAAATAAACACGCTTGCTTTAAATCACAAGGGCAATTGGATAGAAGGTAAGATTATTTTTAGCGATGGTTGTTTTGATGTTAAATTTAATGAGCCAGTTTATGATATTGACAGTTCAATAAATAGAACAAAACTATATCTAAAATGTTTTACGGTTAATGATGCTGTAAAAATAATTAAATAATATATAAAAGAACCCCGCTTTAATTAGCGGGGTTTACTTTGTTACTAAAATATTAAATTATTATAATAACTTAATATTTTAATACTAAACAATCATGTTTCTTTAATAATATAAAAGCAGGATAGTATGATTAGAAAATATCAAACAGGAATTCTTATACGAAAATGAAAGGAGTGCTTAAACAATGGACATTCAAGCGCTTTATATTGGCGAAGAGGGTTTTGGTGAGGCTCTAATGCATTATTGTGATAAAGACAATTGCAAAAATAACATCAAAAAAGTAACAAAAGCTACAATGTTATCTCTTCTGAGCGGTTTAGACAGCAGCACTGACATTTATAAAAAAATAAGTCTCGTATCTCAAGAGGTAGAACTTATTGAAATAATAAAGAAGATAAAACCAAGAAAAATATTTGACGTATTCAAGAGGTTTATGACTTATCTAGACCGTTTTAAAGAAGATAATGCTGAAGTTAATCACTATTATAACAGTGAAAAAGAAATAAGAATTAACTTTAGAAAAAATTTGTATGAATTATTTATAAAAAAGCTTTTATCGTTCGATGTTAGGCTATCAGATACAAAGGATAGAACTTACTCTATATCATATAAGCATTATAATGTTTCTGAAAGATTAATGGAGTCCCACTATTTTTGTTCTTGTGGACATGAAGATGAGGTTAAAACCCGGGGGGTAAAAATACACGGAGTTTTAATGGATGGCGATTTGAAGCGACACCGTATAAAGACAGTCTGTTCAGAGTGCTTGAATTCTAACTTTAAGCAATTGGTACAGAACCCTACACCACAAAGCGTTGAAGCTTATCAAGATTTTTTCGAAGATGGTAGTAAAATTAAGGTGTCATCTAAGAGATTGGAATCTGGCTATAATATAAAGAGTGGTAAAAGATACTTTGAAATAAAATATCACAACAAAATAGTATTAAATTTAAAAAGCGGACGAAGTTTCTATCTATTTAAAAATCACGAATATCAGCAATTCAGAGTTCGTGCCCTTAAAACACATCATAGTACTTATGTTGGTGATACCGAAAAGATTCAATTATATAGAGCATTTGCTAGGAAAAAGTTTAAAGTAGAATTCATAGAAAGTGCTATTGATTCTGTCTTTACTGACAAATCAGCCAAAACTGAGGTAGTTGAACCTTTTAGAAAGATTCCGTCTATGGAGAAAATCAATCAAACTATAATAAGAAAATTACCTCACTATTTAGCTGTAATAAATAGAAATCCAGAGTTAAAGGATCTACTGCAGTTTATATACGATAATGTAGATAACAAACTTCTTATTGATTTTATAGTACTTTCAATGCTTGAGAACTACCCCAGAGGTGATTTTACAGGAGCACCAGAAAAAGTACTATCTACTATTTTTAACAGAGAGATAACTAAACCTCTTTTGAGAGAGATAACTAAAAACTACTATATTAGAAGTTATGATGGTTTCCTTACTTCTCTTGAAATCTATAAATTGTTTGGTCTCGATAATGGTAGAGATATAATTAATTCTAAACAAATGAAAAAGTTTATTAAGTTTTTTCGTAAATTTATATTAGACGATGATATCGAAGATGATGACGTATTTGAATCTACTTATGATACTTATAATAAACAGTTATTTAAAGATTTACTTAGATATTACAATGGTGATATGACAATGATTAAGAGTAAATTACACAAAATCTTTTCTGATAACGATATGTATCTATATAGAGATTCATATAGAATATATGAGGACTTAATACAAGAAGGTATGGATTTGAATTTAGACATAATTTCTTATTCTGTATCTGAACTTGTAGATATTCATGACAATTTAACCGACCTTTATAACAAGAACAAAAATAAAAGATTAAACAAAGCCTATAATGAAAGATATGAAGAAAACAAGAAACTAGAGTTTGATGGTGACCATTATGTGATTAAAACTCCTCAATCACTAGAAGAGTTGAGCAAAGAGGGAATGGAAATGGGTCATTGCGTTGGCACATACGATAAGATGCTGGCTCGGGGTTCATGTAAGATTTACTTTTTAAGAACTAAAGACAACGAGAGAGTCGCAACAGTTGAAGTAAGAGGAGATGATGTTGTGCAGGTCAAATCAAAGCACAACAATAAACCACCAGAAGACGCGTTAGATTTTGTCAATGAATGGACGGAAAACAAGGAGCTTTCATATACAAGTTGGTAAAGACCTACCTACAACGGCCGGCTACTGTCAAGAAAACCATTTGACAGTCTTGGTCGTTTTCGGTTTATTTAGGGTAGATTAATAAAATATTTTAAGGAGTTGGTTCATTTGTTCACTAATATTAAAGGAGATTTACTAAGTGCTTTCAATAGAGATGATGTAGTTGCCATCGCTCACCAGGTTAATTGCAAGGGTGTGATGGGTGCAGGACTTGCAAAACAGATAAAAAACTCCTATCCAGAAGTTTTTGCTCAATATAAGATGGCTCACGATAAGGTTGACGATCTATTAGGTAAGATACAGGTAATTGAAACTGAGAACGATAAAGCAGTTGTCAATATGTTTAGTCAGTATGGATATGGCAGAGATAAACGATACACGGACTATCAAGCACTCCAGATATGTCTTATTAAGTTAAGAGACAGCTTTGAAGGAGCTGTTGCTATCCCGAAATTCATCGGTTGCGGCCTTGCCGGCGGCGACTGGAATAAAGTTAAGAATATAATAAAACACGTATATTCTGAATCAGATAAGCAACTTTATATTTATTCATTAAAGTAGGAGGTGAGGAAAATGTATATGAAAAAATGTCCCGAATGTGGTGATAAATCTTACAGCTCAAGAAAAAAGGGGGGGAGTGGATTTGTCCGTACTGCAATCAGGATATCAGTGATGAAAAAATAGAAACAATAAAACCAGATTAAACAGACAATACAGGGGGTAATAATATGTTATTTTGGCAACACACTGCATACTACAAAGAAGGTGGATACTATCGGTAAAGGAGCTCCGATGTATATGATTAAACCACCGAAGACTTTTAGCCGCACCTCAACTTTACACAATCTAGACTCACATCCAAGCCACTTTAGAAAAATACGTTCAAAAAAGTGTGATAATTGCTATATTGATACGCCCTGTTGTGAGGCGGATTGTGAGACGTATCAAAAAACTGTTGAGATGGCCTCTACTCTCGGCCTTGATTCTTGTTCTAATTGTTCTATCTATAAGACAAGTTGCAATGGCCCGGGCCAGCGTGCAGACCATGATGACTTAAAAGAGCGGCAGGTACAGGTAGATAATGAGACTATAAGTACCTGCCCTTTTTAGAAAGGAGAAAATATGAGAGTGATAAAAGAATATGACTTGAGATTGAAACCAGTCAAGGAAAAAGAAATGTCTGCTGAATATAAGGTAACTGATCCCACAAGTTTTTATGATTTTCTGGTAAGAGAGGTCGAATTAGACCTTCGGCCAAAAGAAATAATGGTTGCTGTAGGACTAAATAATAACAATAATGTCATAGGTTATATGGAAATTTCAAGAGGTTCTATCAATAAAGCAATATTTGATACCTCAAGTGTTTTTCAGGCCGCTATTTTGATGAATGCAACGGCAATTGTTCTAGCGCATAACCACACAAGTGACCGCAGTACGCCAAGTGATGATGATATCAGAGTTACTGAGAATTTAATAGAAGCAGGTATTCTGCTTAATATTCCGATTATTGACCATCTTGTAGTAAGTACCAAAAATTATACCTCAATTAAAAGAGATTATCCAGAAATAAAATTCGATATTAGGAGTGATTGCGCTGTATAGAGAAAAAGATGATAAAAAACATAAATTACTGACTAAGCTAAATAAGTTTAAATCGCTTTTTAGTATTTTCACTGACTTTCTCCAATAAGTTCAAAAGAATGCTTCCATAACCGGCAACTGTCAAGAAAACCATTTGACAGTCTTGGTTATTCCAGCTCGTTTAAATTAGATTAAATAAACATTTTTCTTTTTTACAATTAATTTACTCTAAAGGAGGTGAATTAGATGATTGGAGATATTATAGATTCAGTTTTATCTGATTACAATCAAATGTTAGATGAGACTTCTGGTCAAAAGATACAGGATATCAGATTATTACAGCTTAGGAACTTCTATGAGTTTCTAGTTGAGAATAAGATGATACTCGATAACTATTATGAAGTGTATAATAATCACAATTTTAAGGATACTGGTAGGGATTTTATAAACACTGTACTTAAGTTTATCGCTGTTGAAAAAGAGGTTCACGAGGGAATTTTAGAGGATATAGATTCCTCTCCTGTTGTCTCAGGAATGTCTAAATCAAGTGTGGCAGGCAGTCACCTTAATATAATAAGTATTTGTGAGGAAATTGAAAGCTTTTTTATGTCAGAATCTAATAAAGATATGTTTATTGATTACTATGAGGAGTCTAAGCTTAAAAGACAGGCTGTATAGGCATAACATTAAACTAAAAAACTTTAAGGAGAGTGGAATTTTATGAGTACAACATTTGTGGGAAGATTAGTAAGGGACCCTAACGTATTTACTGTAAACGGACGCAATAAGACCTTGATGACTTTGGCTGTTGAAAGAAATTACAGCGACGATAATGGTGACAGACCTGTTGACTATCCTCCTATCTCAGCTTGGAACGGTCTTGGAGAGATTTGTGCAAAACACCTCAGCAAAGGCCGTTTAGTTGCCGTAGAGTGTAGTTATCGTTCTTATGTAACTGAAAAGAATGGCGAGAAAGAATACGGTCACGAGTTTGTGGCTGATAACGTGAAGTTTTTAGATTCACCTAATAAGAATAACGGTAACAACCAGAACAATCAGTATCAGCAGAACAATGGCCAGCAACAGCAATACAGAAATCAGCAACAGGTTGCACCTAACCAGAGACAGAACGCCAGCCAGGCTCAAAACTATAACAATGGTAATGACAAGGATGTACCTTTTTAATAAACTCTAATACTGGGGGCTTCCCGCCCCCTTATTTTAGCATTTGATTTTTGTATTACTAAATGATATACTGATATTACATTATTGAATTACAGAAAAGGAGGGCCTATATGAAATCAGATAAACAGGTCGTTTATGAATATGATTGCCCTTCTTGTGAGGAAAAGTTTTGGATAGGGACTTCAGAAGAAGATTATATACCACGTTGTCCCAAGTGCGGTGCAGAAGTGGTTCTAGACTCTGGTATAAATATGGTTGATAAAAGACAGGAACTAATAAAAGACTATATTATAACATTTTACAACTTAAAAGTATTTACCGATCACACCTGCCCAAGTTGTGAGGATGGTGAACTAGTACCTAAAATCAATAAAAGAGATGACCAGAGATTTTGGGGTTGTACTAACTATCCAGAATGTAAATTCACAAGTCGATTGTCCCCGCGAGAAATGGAACACCTAACTATGAGAAAAATAGATAAATTTGTAGAAAGGCAGAAAGAAAACCATTTATTTAGAGAAGTAAAAGTACCATTCTAAGGAGTGATTCATATTAGTGATATTAAAGTAGAAGGTTTTGAGGGCCCATATAATTTTTTAAGCAATTTTAGTGAATACGGTTTTGAGTTTAGAGGTATCTATTACCCCACAAACGAACATTTCTTCCAGGCAATGAAAACTCTTGACTTAAATAAAAGAAAGTATATCTCAAATCTTGACAGCCCTGGAGAAGCTAAAAAAATTGGTAGACAGGTAAAATTAAGAGATGACTGGGATGATGGTTTAAAGCATGATGTTATGAAGAAGGGGCTTTACGAGAAATTTACTCAAAACCCCGAGCTCACACAAAGACTTTTAGATACTGGAGATGCTTATCTAGAAGAAACTAATTTTTGGGGAGATGACTATTGGGGTAATGCCACCAATACCGATAAAGAGGGTAAGAATCATCTCGGTAAGCACCTGATGGATTTAAGAATTCATCTTCAGGCACGCGAAGAATTTGCAGGAACACAAGAGAGGAGCGCCTAGAATGTTTAATATAAGAAATGAAAGAGGAGTCGACATAAAAGTCTGGCTTGAAAGAAGTATGCAGATAGAAGATACTACTCTGGAAGAAGCATTTGCTATAGCTGATTTACCATTTGCTAAATCTCATATAGCATTAATGGCAGATTGTCACGCTACCGGCTTTAAGATGCCTGTTGGTGGTGTTATTGCTACTGAAGATGTGATTATACCTGCCGCTGTGTCTAGTGACATAGGCTGCGGCGTTGCTTTTAAGCAAACCAATCTACCTATAGAAGTCTTAGATGTTAAGACCGGTTCTGGCAGTCTTGCTCAACAACTTGTAGGTTCTATTATGCGTGACCTTCCTACAGGGTTTGAACATAAAGATCCAGAGTTAAATAAAGATAATATGAGAATACTTAATGCAATTCACGACTTTGATGGTGGCCCGGGTGCAATAGAAAACACACCCCTAGAAGATGCAGTTAAAGAATCTTTTGAAGTTGTTGGAACTCTTGGGGGCGGCAACCATTTTCTGGAATTGCAAGAAAATAAAGACGGAAAACTTGGGATAATGCTTCACACCGGCAGCCGCAATGTGGGAGCTAAGGTAAACAAGCACTTTAGTAATCTTGCTAAAAAACTTAATAAGAAGTGGTATGTTGATGTTTTATCAGATAATGTTAATCTACCCTTTTTACCTTTATACTCTGAAGAAGGTCAGGATTACTTAAAATGGATGAACTTCGCTCTTGAAATTGCAGAGATTAATAGAGAAGAAATAATGAAGTTAGCAGAAAAGAAATTATTAAAATCTATTACTAAATATACTGATTTTGATGGATATGATGTTGAAACTGATGTGAATGTCCATCACAATTATGCAGCGTATGAAAATATAGATAGAAAGAATTATATGGTGCACCGTAAAGGTGCGGTAAGAGCTAGAAAAGGAGAAATAATCCCTATACCCGGTTCAATGAGTACTTATAGTTATATTTGTGAGGGATTAGGCAATGAAGACTCTTTTAAAAGCTGTAGTCACGGAGCAGGTAGAACACATACCAGAACAGCAGCCCGAGAAGAATTCACTGTTCAAGAGGTTATTGAAGACCTCAAGGCTAACAACATAGTCCTGGGTAAAGAAAATAAACAGGATATCACTGAAGAATATAAGGGAGCTTATAAAGATATCCATAATGTAATAGATCAGCAAAGTGATTTAATAAAACCAATAGATAAGATGAAAACTAGAGCAGTCATTAAAGGTTAGGAGTGAGTTTATGCCAAAATATAACGTTAAATGCAGCAAACCAGGATATAAGTCTTCAATTTACGGAGTTGATAAAGATGAGGCCAAAGATAATTTTATCGAAAAGTTTAAGATTAAAGAAGATGAAATTAAAGATACCATCTCGGTAAAAAGCATCTTTGAATTCGAAAGAATCGAGATTGAAAAGACAGTAACTAAAGATACCATTCTTGGTATGATCAAAAGGAAAAAAGAAATTGGTCGAGAGCAGGAATATGTGAATGAGATTGAGGAACTAGAAGAGGTCGAGGAGACAGAAGAGGTCGAGGAGACAGAAGAAAAACCAGAAGAAGATACTGTAGTTGAGGAAGCTGCATAATTTATAGCCATCTCATATCGAGATGGTTTTCTTATTTAAGGAGGGGTGTAGATGAAAAGAATAAAAATTATAGAACGAGGAAGTAGGCCAATTAAGGAATTCGAAGAAGAGGTTGGAGAATTTCTAACAACTCACGACTATTTAGATATTCAGTATCAATCGTATCTGATCCCTTATGAGGGGACAGAACATACTGTAATGATTACTTACAACGATTAAATTAGGAGGCAGAAGTGACTAAACTTCAAAAAGCTAGTATCGTTTTTAAATATTTAAGTAGGAGACAGCTAAAAAACAGTGTCGAGTTGAACGGAACAGTTCTATATATGTCTATTGATGGAGAATTATGCGTTAAGGCAAAAAAAAGAAAGCACTGGAGAAGAAAAGTTTTACCCAGTAATGGCCAATATGAAAGACTTTGTTAGTATGGTAGATCACATTTCAGAAGAAGAACTCGTTAGAATAACGGGCAGTATGTCTATAAGGGGGTAATAATATGTTGGAATGTCCTGTATGTTGTTCAGACTTGAGAGTATATGAACACATTGATGAGATGCTTGAATTTGATGTAAAAAATAATGGTGAACCAGAGGAGACACCGCGTCGTAGAAAGTATGTAGGTAGGACAATTCAGATTTATGCTCAGTGTACTAATAATAAGTGTCGTAGAATATATGAATTCGATCCTGACACTAATAAAGTTTTAACTGACAATCCTTTACCATCTTATCCGCCGCTTAATATTCTTGAATATTTTGGAGATAACGACAAATAGGAGGTGTGTATTATGGGAGGCTGGGAATAAGCAGTAAGGCACCAGAAAATGAAAAGATTAAAGCAGATATGGGAGATTATTACCTGCACGGACTTAATTCCGTAGGTGATATAGACTATTTAGCCTATTCTGATATATATGATAAATCAATGGAACTTTTAGAAAAGATGTATGAACTCGGCAAAGCAGAAGCCAGGAGTGAGGATGATCAAGATGATGAAAACGAAGAGAATATGTAAAAACTGTGATTCCTTTGGTGCCAATCTAGATAGAAAGATTGATGAATGGTGCTGGAGCGGTTTGATGAGTACTAAATCTAATAGCAATTGTATCTGTTGGTCGGAAAATACTGAGGAGGAATTATAAATGGGAGAAGTTATAGATTTACAGAAGGTACGCGAAGAAAAGTTTGCCGGTATAGAGTGTGATTTCTATAAAAATGATAATTCAGATGATATTTTTATGACAACAAAACAGTTAGGTGAGGTTTTAGAATATGCAAACCCGGTTCAGTCAATAAGTAAGATATTAAAAAGAAATCCTTATTTAAAAAAAGAAGAATATTCAGGGGTAGTCGCTTTGACTACCCCTAGTGGAGGCACCCAAGATACCAGGGTCTTCACTGAGGATGGAGTAATTGAGGTAACTATTAATTCAAGTCAACCAAAGGCCAAGGAATTTAGGCGATTCGTGAGAAATGTGATCAAAGAATTGAGAAGAACTGGTTTTGTAAGCATAAGAAATTCTGGGCTGGCAAGAATAGATCTAATGAGAGATGTCTTGGATAATATGGAAAATAATATAAAAAGACAGATGGAAATAAAAAAGGAACAACAGCGTCAGCAAAAACAGATAGCAGATATCAATAATAAAGTTGATGATATTACCTCTAAAAAAGTACCAGAAGGTTATCTGAATGCTGCTAAGATAGCTTTAAAGTTAAACTTAACATCATCAAATGACAGACTGCACTCAGCACTTATCGGTAAAGTTACCAAGCATATAGGAATTAGAAGCGATGAGTCGGCACCCTATGAAGATGAATATGTAAAGATAGTATTTGGTGGCGACAACATAGGTCAAATGACTTATTATTCCCCTAAAGCTATTAACATTATCAAAGGCTGGTGGGAATTAAATGAAGATAAACTAGAATATGAAACATATTATAAAAGAAACAGTAAATATGGTAATAAAGGCGACTTAAGAGAAAAGGGATACAAAATCGGTAAGTCTAAGTACACAACCTATAAGGCAATCAACAGCAAGAAAGCAAGTTAGGGAGTGTTATTATGATCGTATTATTTTTCATTGCCTTTGGCGCTCTCTGTATGTTTGTCGGTTATCATTATGGTTCATACTTTGCAGAACCAGTAAGTAAATATCAATGTAGAGAAGAACTCCAGTCCTTAGTCAGTAAAGGTGTTATCGATAAGTACCAGAGAGCAGTTATAATTAGATTTTTAGAATTAAAGGACATATAAGGAGGTATCTTATGGTTGATAAGTCTATTCAAAGTTATAGTTTCGAAGAATTATCCGAAGGGATAGAAATTACAGAAGATCCAAGAGATTTTAGTGCTAAAGTATTAATTTCTCTTTTTAATAAGATACTTAAGTTTTATAGAGAAGATAATGACTATCCAGAAGGTAAGGTGGATGTTGATCCTAGAAAAATAGTGATGGATGATAAAGAATTAGAAGAATTAATAGATAATATCTGTAGCGCCTATCCCAAAAAGAAGGATACTGTAAGTATTCTATTAAGTTGGATGGACAGTGGACCTTCGGGGCGAGAGGTTGAAGGAGTAGAACGAGGTCAGATTTTACTTAAAGAGGGGTATATGACCCCAGCAGAGGAGGAGAAATAATGGAAAAAGATGAAAAACTTTATGATGATGTGTACGACTATATTGATTCCGAATACAGTGTTGGTGATTATATAAATGATTTCGAGCTTAAGAACAAACTTGAACGTTCAGGCCTTGAGATAGAGACCAACGTTATATTAAGTACTGCAATTAAAACTACTTATTCTATGAAATTTGCTAATGTTGCACTGCTTATATCTTCTGAAGAAGGAAGTGGGACGATGATTGAAGAGATAGAGAAAACGAAAGGGAGTGATGATATCTTAGTATCAGACGATGTTAAGTTTCATGAAAGTATTTTTGATTATGTGGTTGATAACTATAAAGATGGTGATGTTGTAGATAACGAGCAGTTAACAGCTGATCTTGAAGAGATAACATCAGTAAGCATAGAGTCAGTAGAAAAAGATATGTATATAGTTTATGCCGGCAATGCCAAGATTGAAATATCCATAAGAGAAGACTTTGAATGGGTTATAACAGGTATTGATAAGTATAAGAATCTGACAAACCAGCTTGTTGATAAGGTTGTCAACATCATAAGAGAAGACTTAGAAGATGGTGATCTTGCAAAAGATGAAGATGCTGTTAGAGATGCCTCCTGGAATGAGGCACAGAATGCCATAACTCACGAAAATCTTTATCAGGTCATCAAGGAAAACGAGTTAGAAGATCCTTCTCTTTTAAGATGTAACGAGCTTCTTATAGGTGAATATACAAGCATAAGAGGCGTTATTGTTGATATGGCGGAAGAGATTATAAATGAGCGTGTTAAGAATGCTCTATTATATGGTGAACAAGCATTACCTTTTTTAGAATAAGTTCTACCACACTTCATCGCGGGACGTCAAGAAAACCACTTGACGCCCCTTAATCGTGTGGGTTATATAAATTGTTCCAATTAATTTTATTATAAGGAGGTAACAATATGGCTGCAGGTCCAGTAGAAATATCAAGACAGTTCAAAGAAGAGTTAGGTGAAATTACAGAAAAACTTAACTCTTTTAATGAGGGGCTATCATTTGCGTCTGGCCTTGGTTTACTCGAATTTGACGAATGGTGTGAAATAGATGAAACAGTTAAGTCTATGGAGCGCGATGTAGAGTACCTTGAGAATGTTCTGGATAAGATATCTAATAAATATCCAGATAAGACTGTTGAGGAGATACGGAAAGAGAGAAATGAAAAAAGAAAGGAGGAAGCTATTTGATTTCTATAGATTTTGATAAGGATTTTTACAAGGATAAGAATTTCTTATTTAAAAGCAGGGCTTTAGGGCACACAATCATTATTTGGGAAATTGACAACAAATATATTGGAGTTGAGGTTGGACCAGAGATTAATATGCTTATATTTGAAGAAAAAGACGAGTTGATAGCTTATCTTAAACAGGAAGGATACCATAGATAAAAAAGTCTAAAAAGGGGTTGTTATTTATGAAGATGATAAAACTTGATATTAGTGAAATGTGCCTTAATAAGGGGTTAATCCCTACTAAGGATGACATTAACGAATTGACTTCACTTGTTAACGGCAGACTTGAGGAGCTTGGTTATCACGAAATTATAGATGAGAGTATAGATGAACACTTCTATGAAGATGATCCAGTACAGTTGAGTCTTTTTGGAAATTTTAAAGACAAGAAGGGAGCTTAAAATGCATAGACTCCATAATCAGATGATAGATAGGTTAGAAGAACTTGAAGCTAATAAAGATAAACTATGGCTTGTTGAAACTCAATCTTATGGCGAATTCAGTGATTATTATGGATATAGAATATTAGAAGATTTTACCTTAGATTCACCAGAAGATCATCAGACAATAGCATATTATCACGAGAATGGAGATGTTTTAGAATATGCAACTTTTAATGAGGCAGATGAGGCTAGTCTTAAGAATGCAGCTAAATTTTTAGCCTGTTATTTAAATTAAAGGAGGAAGATTATGGGACAGTATTATCTTATAGTAAATATTGATAGAAAAGAATTTGTGAGGCCGAATGGAGTTAAGTTGATGGAGCATGCCTATATCTACAACAGGACTATGAATAAAGTCGAGTCTCTTTTATCGGGAAAGTATGAGAAATCCTGGAAGAATGATAGAGTTATCTGGTTTGGTGATTACTACGAGTTGCCACCAGAATACGAAAATATCATAGAAAATTGTATGGGAGAACCGTTATTTACTGAAAGTGAATTTCAAAGTATGGAGGATAAACCACCTTATTTGATAGCTTCTGAGTTTTATACACATCCAGATTTTAATAAGGGTTGGTTCAACGATGAAACTTCAAAAGAACATCGTTATATAGTTAATGTTACTGACAGGGAATATATTGATAAAAACTTAATTGAATCTAATGGAGAACGTTGGAAAGTCCATCCATTACCAATACTAAATGGAGTAGGGATTGGTCTTGGTAGCGGAGACTATAGGTCTCGCAATGCAACAGATGAGTATTTCATTAGTTCTTGGGCTGGATCTCGTGTTCACGTAACTACCGAAAAACCGCCAGAAGGATATATATGTATTAAACCACACTTTAGAGAATAGGGAGCTGATAAAATGCCAAATTATTGTGATAACAAGTTGAAGAATTCGAGTGGTACGAGGAGGATATGTAAATGGATATAGTAGAAAATTGTCAAAGGTGTGGCAAAGAAATAACAGCTCATACAATGAGTATGTTTAATAAAGAACTTATATGTATGGGCTGTAAAGAAGTAGAAAAGAATCACCCAGATTATGACAAGGCCCGCCGAAAAGAGTTAGAAGAGGTTATGAAGGGTAACTATAACTACGAAGGCATAGGAAAACCAGCCGATTTATAAGGAGGTGTATATGAGACAGTTTGACATTGACGATATTATAGTTTGTCTTTCCAGAAATAAAAAAGAAGAGGTGATATCTTAACTTGATAGGAATTAAATTACTAACAAATAATAGACTGAAACTAAATTTTAAGTGGAGCAGGGAGAAAATAGACCTCATTAAGTCTATCCCGGGTGCATCTTTTAATCCCGAGGATAAATATTGGTCTATCCCGCGCGAACAGGTTCATTTGCTTGAGCATATGTTCCCTGAGAGCTTGGCTTGGCTTACTCCGCCTTATGTAATCAAAGGAGTTGAGCCTGATCTTCCAACACACGAAGACTTAACATTAGTAGGAGATATAGAAGGTAAAAAACTTGACCCTTATCCGTTTCAAAAAGTAGGTATTTCATTTTTAGTTGAAAAAAAGAATGCCTTACTTGCTGATGATATGGGGCTGGGTAAGACACCAGAGGCCTTATTTGCCGCCTTAGAGTTATACAACAGGGGTGAGATAGAGAAAATGCTTGTAGTCTGCCCGAGCTCACTCAAAAAGCAGTGGGGTAATGAGGCACATAAGTTCCTCGAGGAAGAGCATATAGATAAAGATTTAGTAACCGTAATAGACGGAACTAAGTCACAGCGAAAAAAGTTATATAAGAAAGCTAAAGACTCTTTTATAACTGTCTTAAACTATTCGCTTCTATATTATGACTTCGACTTAATAAAAGGGCTGAAAGCCGATTTAATAACTTTAGATGAGGCCCACTATATAAAATCCAGGTCATCAAAGAGAACTAAGAAAATAAAGAAACTAAAAAGTAAGTATAAATTTGCCTTAACTGGTACACCCGTACAAAATAAGCCAGATGAGCTTTATTCTATTATAGAGTTTATAGATAAAGACTTTTTTGGCCCCTACAGTACATTTAAAAAGGAATATATAGTAGAGGATTATAGTCAAGGGTACCCGATATTACAGGGGTATATAAACTTTGAGGAGTTAAACCAGAAAGTCGCACCTTTAATGCTTAGAAGAAAGCTTGAGGATGTTAAAGGACAACTTCCAGACGCTCCTATGACTAATGTATATGTTGACCCCACTCCACTACAGAAAAGGCTGTATAAGCAAATACAGGAAGAACAAGATGACCTGTCAGAACGGTTAAAGAAACTTAAGAAGGTAAAGAATAAAGGATCAGAAATTCAGGAAACTATAGACACCCTTGAAGGAGCGCTGCAGGGTAAAAATGCTTTAGCAATTGGAGCTTCTGATGGCCCTGAATTATTTAATATGAGTCACAGCGAGGCGGTTAGAAATAATTACGAAATAACAGATACTAAATCGCCTAAATTAATTGAGCTTAAGCGTATTGTGAAAGAATTTATCGAAATGGACTACAAAGTTATCATCTTCAGTCAGTTTGCGCGAATGGTTAAGATAATAGAAAGAGAATTATCTGAGATGACAAGATGTGCGACACTATTTGGAGCTAAAAGCTCAAAGCAGAGAGATGAGGCCGTAACTCAGTTTGAGAATGACCCTTTCTGCGGTGTAATAGTAATGTCGGACGCAGGTGCGGAAGGTTTGAACCTTCAGTTCTCTAAAGCATTAATAAATTATGACCTTACCTGGAATCCAAGCACAATTGATCAGAGAGTAGGTCGTATTCAGCGTTTAGGAAGTAAATACGATACTGTTAATGTGTTCAATATCATTTGTAAGAATATGATAGATGAAAGAATGATGGAAACTATTGAAAATAAGAGGACACTTTCAGAATCTATAATAGAAAACACCGGTGAACAAAATAGAGTATTAGATGAGTTGACCAAAAAAGCAGCTAATATGTAATGGAGGGGTAAAAAATGAAATTAGAAACTCAAGAAGAAACAGAAGAAGTTGAAAGCAATGAACTCATTTTAAAGTATATGAGAGATGTTAAGCAAATACCGAAGGTTGATATGCCAGAAATAGTAAAAGAAAATGATAGATGGTATATAGATAATGCAGATAATTATGATGAAATCGATCCAGATTGGCGAGAAAAACATACTGATGAGGAAGGAGATCCCGATTTAAAGTTAAGAATATGTGCTAGATGTGGGCAAACCTTAATAGATGAGTATGGAGATTATAAAAGACGCGGTGCAAGCAGGCGTAGTAAGGCAATAACAGTATGCCCTACCTGTTTGAGAAACGACAAGAGATTCTTAAAAAATAAGTTTGAAGAAGAGTGGAGCAATAAAAGATTTACTCTGACCAGAAGGGGTACTGTTGCCAAACTTGTAAGGAAGGACCCAACAAGAGACGCTTATCACGAGAACGAATACCAGAGAGAAAGAACAGAGATGGAATTTGAAATGAAGTATGTTGATTCTGGTATAAGAGTAAGTGGAGATTACAGTATAGATGATATATATGATATTTGGGAGAAGGAGGAGGATCTTTTTTGAGAATAGACATGAATGAAGAAACAACAGTAGATTTCGTAGAATATCTTTTCGATAGGCTTTATCTTTATCGTTCAACTAACCCTAGAAAAGCAAAAGCCATATTAAAAGAAATTAATGATATAAAAAAGAGGCTTGAAGAAGAAGGTAAAGATACAGAAAAGATGTTTAGTCGAATTACTTCCAACTCCAAGATGTCCCACAAAAAAGAAAAAGTTTATGCTTATGTCGATGGGGCATCTAGAAACAGCCACAATAATAAGAAGGAAAACAAGTCCTCAATTGCGTTTGCTATATATGACAGCAATAAACTTGTTTTCGAAGACTATAAGAGAATCGATTCAACAACTTCTGTTGTGGCAGAATACAAGGCCCTTATTGCAAGCCTGAGAAGGCTATTAAGAGACGGTTACAGAAAGAGGAAGGTAACCGTCTTCTCTGATTATAAACCGATTGTTAATCAACTTAAAATGATATACAAGGCAAGTAAGCCAGAACTGGTCGCTCTTAGGGATGAAGCAAGATCCCTCATAGAGCGATTTTCTTTTATAGATGTTAAATATATATCAAGAGAAAGTAATGCCTATGCTGATATGTTGGCCAACAAGGCACTTGATGAAGGGAGCAAAAATCATGGGCGAAGACAAAGAGCATCTTAACTGGAAAGAAAAAAGACGAAAGAAACTAGATGAAAGGGGTGAGACATGGGAATTAAAAGTATTAAATAAGATATTAGAACTTTTAAGATACGCTATTTGGCTTATACCTTTACTGGCAGTAATCTTTTTGGTTGTACCTCTTCCGCTTACTGCTTTATTCATAGTTGTATACATCTTTTTCGGTTTTTGGGTAGCACAACATGATTAAATTAAAATTAATCGTATTTCACCCTTGAAATTCATAAATGAAACTGATATACTTAAATTAGTATTCAAAATCGTAATACAAATTTGAACTTAGAGGTGTCATTATGGGTGAAGAGGTACACGTTATTTCTAAAAAGGGTGACTTATTATATCCGTGCTCCAAAAACAAAGCCAGTAAGTTAGTCGATAAAAGACATGCTGAATGGCTTGGAGATAATTACAATTCAATAGTTTTAATTATGACTACTGACAGAAAAATAGAGATAAGACATGAGGTCTTAGAAAGAGATGATTATATCTGTCAGTATTGTGGAAAAGAACTAAATGAAGATAATGCTACTATAGATCATGTTGTACCTAAATCAAAGGGTGGTAGTTATTATCCCACTAATTTAGTTTGTTCTTGTAAAAGTTGCAATGTTAAAAAAGGCGATAAAATGCCACAAAACTTTAATCCTAGGAGGGATTGTTAATGAATAGAGAGGACTTTATTAATATGTTTAAAAAAGAAATGAAGAATCTTGAAGGTAAAAGCCGCAGAGAAAGATCCAGAAAAAAAGAAAGAGATCCAGAAAGACCTCCAAAAGAGATAGAAGATTTTTTATCCCGACAGTTAGGAATCGATTTATCTAATGCTGAAATTCGTCAGATGAGTGAGGAAGAGTTTAAAGAAGACCTCGCAAAGAATATTGCCCAGTCAGCAAAAGAAGGAATCAACATGGGTGATATGGGCGACTTAGGCGATTTAGAACATGTTGGGTTGGCAGAGCTTTTAGAAACCGTTAATGGTGCTCATATCACAGATAAAATAAAAGTTCCTGTTTTTGTACTCATGGAACTACTTGAAGGCATGATTACTGCGGCTACTGTTCAAGAAGTGCTGCTAGATAGGGGAATAGTAACTGAAAGCGAGCTTAGAAGCAAGTCTAAAGACATCTTTTTTTAAAAAAAACTAAATAGGCGGTGATTGTATGCCAATAACTGATAAGTTGAACAAATGGGTTACCGTGTTCTCACCAATGCTTAAAAAAGGTGAGCACGGTTCTCCACTCACCGTTGGTGGTGAGATTACTTCGATAGATGTTTTTAATTTCGAGGAAAAAGAAGACAACGCTGATGCCGCCTGTTTTTTAATTTTAGACGACGGTGTCGGAGAAATAACAGTAATGCTGCCAAATGATATATATAAAGATAACGAAGAAAACATAAAGTTGAGCAACATACTAGTTATCGAGGGCAGATTATTTATGTTAAAAGACCAAGCAGACAATAAAGAAACCAAAGTAGTAGGATATTCAGTTGAAAAAATAGATATTTAGTTGGTGATTATATTGAATGAGTCAGATTTAGTTCACCTGCATGTACACACTCCTTCGAGTTTGCTTGATGGTTTGTGTAAGATAGATGATCTAATAGATAGAGTAAAAGAACTCGGACAGGAAGCAGTTGCTATAACAGACCACGGTGCTCTTTATGGTGTTGTCCCTTTTTATAAGAAATGTAAAGCCGCGGGGATTAAGCCTATCATAGGGTGTGAGGTGTATGCTACCGAAAATAGGAATATACAGACTCAAAAAGGGATGGATCAGCTTAATAACCAAAATTATCATCTAGTGTTACTTGCTAAAAACGATACTGGCTATAAGAATTTACTTAAGATAGTCACAGACGCAAATGCCAATGGGTTTTTTAGAAAGCCTAGAACTGATGATGATTTTCTTGAAGACCACTCCGATGGAATAATAGCCTTAAGTGCCTGTATGCAGGGAAGAATACCTCAAAAACTATTAGATAATGAATATGAAGAAGCTAGGAAACTTGCTTTAGAATATAGAGATATGTTCGATTCATTCTATCTTGAAATGCAGCCTCACACAATTACTGGTCAGGAATTTTTAAACTCAGAGATAAAAAGACTTAGTGAAGATACTGGTATTCCTCTTGTTGTTACTTCTGATGCACATTATGTAACTAAAGAAGACGCATATAACCAGGAAGTATTGATGGCTATAAATATGCATAAGAGTATGAATGATGAAGATAGATACAGACTGGAAGAAGAAAACTTCTGGATAAAGTCTATAGATGAAATTAAAGAATATGATATACCAGATGAAGCTATAAAAAATACCAAGAAGATAGCCGATCAATGTAATTTAGAACTGGAACTTGAGGGTAATAAGTACCCCGAATCACCTGTTCCAGAAGGAGAAACAGAAAAAAGCTGGTTAAGGAAGCTCTTAGATAAAGCTTTTTTGAACTTTCACATGCAAGATAAGATACCAGATACAGATAAATATTATAAAAGATTAGAATATGAGTTAGATATTATCAATGAAAAAGGTTATCCCGGCTATTTCCTCATTGTTAGAGACTTTATTAAGTGGGGAGAAGAAGAAAAAGGGATATTAATGGGACCGGGTCGTGGTAGTGCTGCAGGAAGTCTTGTCAGTTACCTTTTAGGTATTACTAAGATAGACCCGATAGAACACAAGCTACTATTTGAAAGGTTTTTAAATCCCGCTCGGCCAAGCCCTCCAGATATCGACCAGGACGTACCCGATGATAGAAGACAAGAGGTAATTGAATACATCAAAGACAAATACGGTGAAGATAGAGTTGCCCAGATAATAACTTTTGGTTATATATTAGGTAAAACAGCTGTAAAAGATGTATTTAGGGTTTTCGATAAGGGATTTGATGAATCAAATAAGGTAACGGAGGAAATGGGTACTGGTGAGCTACTGCAGGAGGAACTCGAAGATGAAGAAAACACCAGACTGCAGGAATACTACAGTGACTATCAAGATTTATTCGATATAGCAACAGCTGTAGAGAATGTACCAAGACAAACCGGTGTCCACGCGGCCGGAGTTATAGTTGCACCAGATACTATAACCAATCATATACCGCTTAAAAGAAACCCAAACGGTGAGATGATGTTAACTCAGTTTGAATATCCGATATGTGAAGAGATTGGATTGCTTAAGATAGACCTTTTGGGATTGAAGACGTTATCGGTAATAGCAAATACTATTGAAAATATAGATGATGATATTGAACCTTACGATCTACCTTTAGATGATGAAGAAACTTTTAAGTTATTCCAGAATGGTGAGACTACTGGCGTATTCCAGTTTTCATCCAATTCAGCTAAGGGTTTACTCAAAACTATCAATCCTAAGATATTCAATGAGTTAGTTGATATTAACGCTATGAATAGACCTGGCCCACTAAATAATGGTTTTGATAAGACTTATAAAGAAAATAGGGCCATAGCAAACAGGAAATATGAAAAGATAGATTACCAGCATGAAGATTTAAAACCTATCTATGAAGATACTTATGGTGTCTTACTCTATCAGGAACAAATACTCGAAATAGTACAGACAATTGCTGGTTACACACTGGGTGAGAGTGATCTTCTCCGTCGAGCTGTAGGTAAAAAGAAAGAAAAAGTAATGAATGAACAGAAAGAAAAGTTCATAGATGGTGGACTAGACAATGGTTATGATAAGAAGTTTCTTGAAAACCTTTGGGAAAATATAGTTGAGTTTGCTTCTTATGGTTTTAACCGCAGTCATTCTGCAGCCTATACATTATTATCCTATATAACTGGTTATCTTAAAGTACATTACCCGGCAGAGTTTATGGCCAGCTTACTTTCAAGTTACAGTGGTAATACTGATAAAGTAACCGAATATCTAGGAGAGGCTAAGAGGATGGATATAGAAATGCTCCCACCAGATATTAATAAATCACCAGCTGGTTTTACAGTTGAAAACGGCAAAATAAGATTTGGTTTAGTATCTGTTAAACAGGTCGGCGCATCCGCTATAAAGGCTATTAAGGACGCTCGTCCTTTTGATGACCTAGCGGACGCCTATGAAAAAGGAGACAACAGAAAGCTCCACAAGGGCGTCTACGACGCTATGATAAGAGCTGGTATGTTTGGAAACTATAAAACTAATCGAATAGAAGTATTAAGAGACTATTATGACCTAAGAGGCGAGGATCCACCGATGGAATTCCCAGAGTGGAACAAGCAGACAAGACTTGCTTATGAAAAAGAGTATCTTGGTTTTTATGTAACAGGACATCCGCTTGATTCAATGCCTCATATACCATGGGACGAGATAGTCGGAGAAGAACAATTCGATGTAGGTTGTGTAATCAATAAGGTAAAAGAGATAACTACTAAAAGAAACAATAAGATGGCCTTTTTGACTATAGAAACTCAGACTTATTTTAGTGATGTAGTAGTATTCCCTAGATTATGGGAAAAACGTAAAGATAGATGTAAAAAAGATAATCTGATCATAGTCCGAGGTAAAAAAGATATCAAAAAAGATGATAAGGCTATATTAGCTGATGACATCTTATTATATACAAAAGATACCCCAAGAAAAGAGATTAAAGAATACAAAAAAGCATTATTTTAAACTAAAATAGGAGGCTATAATTTGGAAGATTACAAGATTGAAGCACTTAAAGAAGGACATAGTGAGTTAGTAGAATCAATGCCCTGGACTGAATTAGATATGTTAATGGGTAATGAAGTTAAGGGTTTATTCTTAGAGAAAAAAGAAGTAATGGAGATATTCGAAGAAGTTGCAGAAAAAGCTGGTGTTAAGCTTAAAGACATTGAAGACTCGTATCAAAGTCTATTTAAGAATGCAGCCAACTCTTACTGGACAGGTAAGTTAATGAAAAAGGCCGCTGGAGATGCTGAAGATAAAACAATTGCAGATATTATGGGTAGAGATGTAGAGAAAATCTATAATAAAGCACTTGAATTAATGCACAGCAAAGACTTAACTCCAGAATATAAGTATCAAGATTTTCTTGAAGATACTTTAATGGCCGTAAAGAAAGACCTTTATAAGGCTCAGATCTCCAAAGAAAACGGTATCGAAAATGGATTTACTCAAGATATCGAGTTTGGAGAAGCGGTTAAGCAGCAGCTGGAGTCAGAAATAGAGTAATCTTAATTATAAGTACTTAAGTGGTGGGGTTATTCCCGCCATTAATTCCCAAATGGCGCCGATAGGTACTTATATGTAAAGAGACGAGATTTTTAGGGGGATTTATGTCGTCTTTATAAATAAAACACTTTTGGCGCCTACTATTGGGAGGAATTTAATATGTATATGATCTTACCAGCCTTTTTTCTTTTAGCGGTTTGGCTTTATCTACTCTGGTTTGGCATAATCATTCACCTTGTGATGTTTGTTATCGAAGAAGTAGATTATTTTTTAAGGGGGTTGTTCAAGAAAATATACTATATGATTAAAAACCACAACAATAGGAAGGATTGATCTTTTTTGGAACACTACTTATTTGCAGCATACAACGACATAGAAAGATCTATAGAAGAAGGATTATTCTATATAGCAGAAAAAACAGACAACTCAATAGACTTAGAACTCTACAACCCAGAAGCAAGTCAGTTAGAATTTACGATGATATTCAATTACAATTATGTGACTATTAAATTAGACCAAGAACAGTTTGATAGTCTTTATGAGAATATCGATTCTAAAAGTGAATTACTTAAACTTGTGAGTAAAATCAATTAATGCCACTCATCGGGTGATAATTCAAGTAAAAAACAACTTGATTTATCCCCCTTCTGAGCGGTCGCGTTAAATTTGTAACAAAAATAATATTAAAAATTAGGAAAGGATGAGTATTTATGAATAACATTAATTTAATCGGTAGGTTGACAGCAGACCCAGAATATCAGGAGGTTGGAAATAACAACACTCCAAAGGCCAATTTCAGACTGGCGGCAGATAGACCGTACACTGACTCTAATGGAGAACAGGGTACAGATTTTGTACCTATTGTATGCTGGGGGAAACTTGCAGGCACAGTAAATCAGTATCTGAATAAAGGACGTAAAGTGGCAGTAAATGGTGCAATCAGAGTAGACTCCTATAACGACAGAAGTGGAGATAAAAAGACCTGGATTGAAGTAAGAGCAAATAACGTTGAGTTTTTAGATTCTGCTAAAAATAGTGGGAAGAACAATAATCAGCAGAACAATCAACGCAATAACAACCAGCGCAACAATCAGCAGAACAATAATCAAGGAAACTACAACCAGAACTCTAATCCCAACCAAAATAATGTAGATGTTCCATTTTAATCACGAATAATTAACCAGGGAGCTTTGAGGGCTCCCTGTACATTATTTAAATAGATTTTCGGGGGAGGTAGTCGAGCTTTAGCCGGCTCTTTCTTAACTGCAATAGGAAACCTCCCTCTCATTTTTACTAATGGTCGGAATGTAAATACAAAATCCGAAGTCTAATTAACTACGAGGATAGAACGGGCAACTATCACTACCTTATTCTTTTGGTAAGCACTGAAATAAATCAACATTAACTTTTATGATAGCAATTAGATTAAGGTTATAAAAAGAGATGTGGGAAACGCCGCCCCACCGTAATTAATAAGACGAGGGTAACCGGTAGGCAGGTTAAAATCCTGCTCGACCTATAATTCTAAGGAGGATTTATGTGGAACAAGAAAAATTAGAAAATGCTATCCATAATTTTGTGATCGCATTATGCGACAAAAGTTCTAAAAAAGATTGTGTAGATTTCTTAAAAGACGAGGTAGATGAAATAAGACACGGTTCTGATTATTCTCTTAAGCAAAATATAACTGATGTTAGAGATGTTTATGATGAATTAGAAGCTATTTTAGAATTACAGAAAGAAGAAAGTTCCTTAGTAAGAAGAAGACTTTTAGATTTAAAGTTATCCTTAAAGGAGGTGCTGTAATGTCTAAATCTAAACTAGATAAACTAAGAAAAAGTATTAATAAAAAATATGATGGCGCCATTAAAACAGCAGATGAAATAGAAGACAATATAATTATCCCAACAGGAAGTCTTTTATTAGATCAGGCAACTGGTGTAGGTGGATTACCACTCGGAAGATCGGTTGAATTATATGGTAACCAGGGTGGAGGAAAGTCAACAGTTGCAATGTCGATTGTGGCACAGGCACAGAAAATGGGGTTACATTGTGTTTATGCAGATAATGAAAGAGTTTATGACAAGGAAAGAGCAGCTCAATTAGGCGTAAATAATGAAGAATTAGATTTAGTACAAGTTGAAGGTGGAGAAATCTCTCTTAATATAATAGAAGCTTTCATCCGTTCTGGTGAGGTTAGTGTATTAGTTGTTGACTCGGTTGCTTCTATGGCTCCAGCGGCAGAATTAGAAGGGGAAATGGAAGATCAGCAGATGGCTTTACAGGCAAGACTAATGTCTAAAGCGATGAGAAAACTTACTGGTGCTATGGCCAAAAATAACTGCCTTGTAATCTGGATAAATCAGATCAGAGAAAAGGTTGGTGTAATGTTTGGCAATCCAGAAACTACTCCCGGGGGACGTGCGCTTAAGTTTTATTCAACAATTAGAATTAAAGTTAGAGGATTAAAGCCAATTAAATTCGATAAGGTTGAAGTTGGCCACCCGGTTAAATGTAAGGTTACTAAAAATAAGGTTGCAGCTCCATATAGAATAGCTGAATTCAACCTATTTTATGATGAAAGAGCTATCGATAATGTGGCAGAATTGATAGATGTTGGTACAGAAAAGGAAATTATCCAATTAAATGGTGCCTGGTACTCTTATGAAGATGACGAGGGCTTAGAGCATAAACAACAGGGTAGAGATAACTTTTCTGAATACCTAAGACTTAACGAGGAAGTATTTGAAGAAATTAAAGATAAAATAAATAATGGAACAGACGATGACAATGATGATGAAGAGGAACTGGAAAAAGCAGGTTAAACGGAGGTGGATTAAATGGGTAAAGGATATAAAAAGATAGATTTAATAGAGATGTTACAGCAATACTATGAGCTATACAAGGAAACACCCACAACCACCGCAATCAGTAGAAATCCAGACTATCCTTCAGCTCAGACTTTTCTTAATCATTTTGGTACCTGGTCTAATGCTCTTGAACAGGCTGATATTCCACAGGTTAATACTGCAAGAGTTAAATATAATAAAGAAGAATTAATTGTATATATACGTGATTTAGCCGATAGATTGGGTAGGTCACCTTCTAATAAAGATATCAGATATGATTCCTACACCCCCTCTCCTTCCACATTTAGAAAACAATTTGGAAGCATGGAGGAGACATACAAGGCAGCAGGAATAGACCCAAGACCAAGTTATTGTTCTTATTCTAAAGAAGAGTTACTGGATTATATAATTTATGCAAGAGATGTTTTCGATTTTATTCCAAGTTCTGAAGAATGGAAGACAAAATGCCAGGGCTTTCCTTCCGTAAGCACATTTTATAGAAGATTTGAGGGTATGTCGTGGGGAGAAATAGTCAATCTTGCAGAAAGATACAGAGATTCTAGTAAAACTCTTGAAGACTTTCTTAAAGGTTCAAAGGAGGCCTCTTAATATGCCTTCTCCTGAGCCTTTAATTTGTAAGTATCTTTTAGAAGTGAAATATCCAGATTATGATGAATCTCTAGTCCCTATGGGCGGAAATTTGATGTTTGCCAGTTCAAAGATACCGATGTTTACTGGAAGAAAATCAATATTTGGCAGAGAATTAAGTGATGTAGATAGTTGTAAAGATTGCGATCACATGGTTGTGATGAACTCAAAGAGGAGAAAAAGACACTATTGTAATTATCAATATAATAAATAGGAGTGCTTATATGAGGAACACAGATATAGAATCTCAAAAAGCAATATCCAATCTAGATAGAGTAGATAGCAGTTGGGAGTTCAACATAACAAATAGGAAAGACTCGGTACTAACAGGAGAAATAATTTTAGAGGATGAGACTTATGTTTCATCTACTGATATTAAAGAATGTTTTAAGCAGGGCATAAGGCCAGTAAGTAAATGTTTTATGCAGTGCTATTTAAAAATAGATATAGGAGATGATTTAGATGCCAAATATGCTTAACGGGCTGAATCAGCAACAGATGGATGCTGTCTATCACGATGGTGGTCATTCACTTGTAATTGCCGGCGCGGGTAGTGGTAAAACAAGAGTACTGACTTATCGTGTTGCCCACTTATTAGATACAGGAGTGCACCCAGATAACATAATGCTACTTACATTTACCAACAAGGCGGCAAATGAAATGAAAGAAAGAGTTACTGAACTTGTGGGCGATGTTGGTAAGAATATAATGGCAGGTACATTCCATAGTGTATGTATTCAGTTACTTAGGCCTAATGCAGAGCTTTTAGGTTATGAAGATAATTTTACGATATGTGATAGAAACGACCAGGTCAAGATGATTAGAAATATCATTAAAGATTTAGGTTATAAAGATAGACTTGATGCTTCTGAGATGGCTTCATACTTTAGTTTTCTAAAAAGCTCGATGAAGGGGCCAAGAGAGCTGGAAGAAGAAACAGATAGCTCAGATTACCCTCCAGTAAGAGTATTTTATGAATACCAGGAAGAGCTGCACTTCGAAAACAAGATGGACTTCGGTGATTTAATAAAAAATACTGCTACAATGATTCAGAGAAATCCCGATTTAAAGCAGGGCCTTCACAAAAGGTTCCAGCATATACTTGTTGACGAATATCAGGACACAAACCAGGCTCAATACGAGTTTTTAAGAGAGATAACAGGTTCTAATGCTAAAGTATTTGTAGTTGGAGATTCAGACCAGAGTATCTATGGGTTTCGCGGAGCAGATGTCAGTAATATTTTATCATTTGCAAAAGACTATAATAATTCTCAGGTGTATAAGCTTGAACAAAACTATCGTTCAACAGATACGATTCTCCATGCAGCCAATACTTTAATTGAGCAGAACCCAGAAAGACAGCCCAAAAGGTTATGGACTGAATCAGATCCAGGAGAACCTATCTCTCTAGTAGAATGCGATGATCCAAAGCACGAGGCATGGCACATTACAGAAGAAATAAAACACTTAGTTAGATCAACCGATTATAAATTCGAAGATATTGCTATCTTATACAGGTTGAATGCCCTAACTGAGAAAATAGAAAAAGAGTTTATCAAAAACCAAATCCCTTATGAAATTGTTAAAGGTTTTGACTTTTTCGACCGTAAAGAGATTAAAGATCTGGTTGCATATCTTAAGGTTATAGCAAATCCTAAAGATAATATCAGCCTAAGACGTATTATCAATACTCCGACCAGAGGTATAGGCGATAAAACTTTAGAAAAGCTTGAAGAATACGGTATTCATGAAGAAGTTGGGCTGATGGGCGCGGTATTTTCCTATAATTTAGTTGGATCACTCAGTACAAGGGCAAAAAATGCTGTTAAATCTTTTGTAGATGTATTAAAAACAGTCTCAGAAGAGAGCACAGTAAAAGATACTGTAGAAAAAATAGTTGAGGTAACTGATTATAAAGAAAAGTTAGACTCAAAAGCTGTAGGCAGAGTAGATCAGCTAATAGAAGTTGCTGAAGACTACGATCAGAACGAACAGGACCCAAGTGTTTTAGGTTTTCTACAGAATATGAGTTTAGTAAGTGATATAGATAATATAGAAGATGATGAAAACAGTGTAAAGATGATGACCATTCATACGGCAAAGGGTTTAGAATTTCCAGTAGTATTTGTAATTGGAATGGAGCAGGGAATCTTCCCTCATGATAGGAGTATGGAAGAAGGCGATTTAGATGAAGAGAGGCGTCTAGCTTACGTTGCTCTTACAAGAGCAGAAAAAGAACTTCATTTGACTTACACTCGCCGCCGACTTTTATATGGTAATCATGTATTTAGAGCTCCATCACAGTTTTTAAAAGAAATAGACCCTGGTGTCTTTAAGGAAGAACAGTATTTCGAGAGTTCAGTATCTAAGGGGGCCTAGAAATGGAGTATATATATGAGAATACCCTATTTGGTAGACTTCTGAATAGGAATGATGATACTTACAGTATAAATATAAGTAATTTTCTATTTCTTTTACTGGTTTTTGTGATATTCGGTGTTTCATTACCTATAACCGGCTTTTTCTTGGATAAGGTTGCTGATATTACTTTCAGATATGACACATTGAAGGAAGAATATCAGGCCTCAATTAGAGAAAACAGTACATTAAAAGAAGAACTGGCCGCTGCTAGTTCAGACCTAGCAGTAACCAGTTCTCGATTGAAAGAAACACAATCCATATTAAATTATAATATAGAAACAATACTAAAACAAGTACCACTTGCCACTCACAGCTTTACGGCTACTGCCTATACAGCTGGGGCAGAATCAACAGGTAAAACTCCTGGCCACCCAGCTTATGGAATTACTAAAAGTGGGAAAGAGGTTAAGAGATGGCACACCATAGCTGCTGATCCGAATGTCTTACCGATTGGAACCAGAGTTTATATTCCTGAGTTTTCAGATAAACCTAATAACGGATTCTTTATTGTTGAAGATACAGGAAAAAGAGATAACTCTAGAATATCCAATGGTACCTATAAGCACATACAGGGTAAAAGAATAGATATTTATCATCCAGATTTAGACTGGGCCAGAAAGTTTGGTCGCCGCGACTTAAAGATAATAGTAATAGATGAGCTTATAGCAAGAGCAGAAGGAGAAAATTACATTAATGCTAACAACTTATAAGGAGCCCGAATACAAGCTCGCTAAGTTACATGTTATTGATGACAACATAACAATATATACAGTATTAAATAAATATTTTCATAGAGAAATGGCTGGAGAATACGAAGATTGTCTGGCCTTTCTCAAAGATAAAGGAATAGATATAACAAAGTACAAAAAGGGTGATAATAATTAAAGTTAATGATGTTGACTATAGAAAAGTAAAATATGTTAAAGAATATGATGAAGTACCGGCTTTCAAACATGCACATGAGTATGATGCAGGTTATGATTTATATTCTATCGAAAATAAGTTGATCTTGCCTTTTCAGACAGTGTTGATAAAAACCAACTTAAGACTTCAGATTCCACCTGGATATCAGTTTAAAATAACAGGCAGAAGTGGAATGTCGAGAGGTGGATGGCTTGTCCATACGGGAACTATAGACAGTGGTTATATCGGTAATATTGGTGTCATTATTCAAAATACCAAGTTGTGGCCAAGAAAAATACATGAACAACAGCGAATAGCACAGGGTATCTTCTCCAAGATAACATATATGGATCCCGTTATTTGCGAACAGTTAGAGGAGACAGAAAGAGGAGAAGGCGGCTTTGGCCATACAGGTAAATTCTAAAACGAGGTGTTAATAAATGTGGAACAAGATTAAGGTTATACTTTTAGTTATTGGTGGTGTCGCGCTGGCAGTTATTACTTTTGGTAAGTATAAAGACAATAAACTACTTCAGAAGGCAAGAAAGCTTAAGGAAGATGCCTCTGAGGATTATCATACTACCAAGTCAGAAGAGAAGATGAAACAGGAAGATAGGCAGTCTAAGGTGGATGAATCAAGGACAAATAAAGAAAAATTAGATGACTCTTTGGAAAGTCTAAAGAATGACATCAAGAAAAACGGACCTAAGATGTTAATTTTTATGATAATTATAGTTATCTCTTTTACAGGTGTCGGTAGAGCTCAGGAACAAGAAAGTCTTCCCGATACCTATAGTGGAATGAAAGATCTTTATTTTGACACATTAGACGAACTGGTAAAGGTTAAAAACCAAAGAGATGAAGCAGTCAGGCTCTCAGAAGAATATAAAAAAGAATACGAAGTTATGGGGAAACAATATGATAATGCTGAAGACTCAGTTGATAGCTTAGAAATTACTATAGATGATTTATACGATACTATCAAAAAACAGAACGAAATAATTATAGAACTGTCAACATCAAATAATGTTAGTGTTTCTGGAGGTGTGGTTTACGACCCGGGTTCAGACGGGTCAGATGCCAAACCTTTTGCCGCGGTTAGTTTAAACTTTTAATCAATAAAATATCTGGGGGTATTTGTATATGAAGATGGAAAAAAGCATTACTTATGATGGATTTTTGCTCGAGAAAAAAGACTTAAAAGCATTCTTAGAAAGGTTTAGAGGAGTTGATATTAAACTTTATAATTTCAACGATTCTAAATATTATGTTGAGTTTAGAGTTTCAATGAATATTGGTCATAAGCATGATGTTCTTGACGGTACTAGATTTGGGAATGATAGTCCCTTATTCTACGGAAAAGAGACAGCCACAGCAGAAAAGGTTATTGATGAAACAGGAATGTATATAGAAAGCGATTCTGTTTATCTTGTAGATAGACCAGAAAAAATGCTGATCAAGAAAAAGATTGAAAAAATCTTTCCTTTCGATAAAAATATTTCATCTAACTCATATAAAAGATATAAGTTTACTTATGGCCCGCACGAGGGAGAGTATAAAGCTCCTATCGAAGATGTCTATAAGACTAAATTCGAACAATTCGTAAACGAAATCGATCCCAAGTATAGGCCTTAGACTTACTTTTACCATTACGGCTTCGGGGCGTCAATAAAACCGTTTGACTCCCCTTGCCTTAAATGGTTTATAACAATTGAATTGATTAACTATTTTTAAAGGAGTGGTCAGATGAGTGAAACTATTAATTGGATAGAGGCTAATGATAATGGCGATTTTGCAGCCTGGATGATACTGGTTGCAATCACAAAAGAAAATTCAAGTATGATTTATGAAGAGGAATTTGATTCTGAGACTATGGAAGTAGAATTCACCGTTAATGGCCACGAAGTTTCTTTTATGGAAGTTGCTAAAAGAATGGAAAGTGTCTTTGATCATGTAGTTGAAGAAAAGACAGAGGAAATAATCAACGAAAAGTTTGATAATCTTCACGGTAATATTAGAAGAATTAAAAACGCTGTTTTAAAAGAATTAAAAGATATAGAGGAGGGATAGGATGGCAGAGATAAAAACTAGTAATATTGTGTATCATCGAGTAATATTAGAAAGATGGCCCTTTAATAATAACCCTCTATTTAGAGTAAAAAGTATGACAGAAGATAAAAAATACTCAGAGATAACTGTCTTTACTGATGGTGCAGAACCATTTGCAGGCAGAGGGAAGAATTGGAAGTCTGTCCCAACAAAGAATCTACTAAATGTAGACGACTTGACAGAGGAGGATAAAAAGTATGAAAAAACTGAGATTTGAAGTAACAGGGACTAGCGGAATAACACTTCAGGAAAACGACGCCCTGTTTGCGGCATCAATACCTGATAGTCAGGATAAGCATTTAGTATGGTTAACTGATGATAGAAAAGTTGTGGCCTGGGATAATGTTGAAGGACATGGTTCAACTATACTTTTTTATAACTCTGTAGATGAATATATGAAAGACCACAATGGTATTGGATGGATAATGGACAAAGCCAAAAAGCATTTCAAAAAAACATGGGAGGTTGTATAATATGGGATCACCAGCATTAACAAATTACTTTGAGTATGAAGACATTAATGAGGAATTAGGAACAGACGACCTGGATATAACAGACAAAAATACTGCCGTTAAAATGATGGCCAAACTCGACAGCCTACAGGCAAGGATTGAAGACTTAAATGATTACAAGAGGCAGAAAGTAAAAGTATTGAAAGAAAAGATTAATAGTCTTGAGTCTGAAGCTCAGATCATAAGAGATGGATTAGAGGCATTTATCGTTGAACAAAACGATGGAGAAACTCTCTCCTATCCAGATGTTGGCTCTGCTTATGTTACTCAAAAGACTAAGATAGATATCGAAGATGAAGATGAGGCAATGTCCTATATCGAATCTATGTTAGAAGATCAGACAGATGAGTATATCAGAACTAAAAAGTCTATTAGAAAAAGAAATTTTAAGAAGTACGTAGAGGAACAAAAGAAAAATACAGGTAAATTACTACCAGGCACAGCAGAAAAAGAATCTAAGACTTTTGTTTATAGGTCACCTAAGTAAAAGGAGGCACATATATGCCATTACATTTAACAGTATTTTGTGTTTTATTATTGCTATTTGCTCTTTATGATATTGGAATGATAGGCAGAGTAATCATAAAGAATTACAATCAGTTCATCAACGCTCCAAAAAGATATAACTTTTATATCCAGCTTGCTGGAGACACTCTACTAATTTATACACTAACACATCTAATAATAATTTACTGATTGGAGGACGGTTTATGGAGGACACAGACCCAGTTAAGGTGGTAAATAGGCAGGGTATTGAGATAGACCCTGTCAGCCTTGCTGAAGCTAATGAATTAATTGAGAGAGGCCATGCCATACAGGTACAGGGAAGAGCTATTAAGTTATTAATAACAAAAGAAGAAAGAAATGCACTCAGAAACTATGTTATCTGGCGTGATGATCATATATGCCAGGAATGCGGAGCTGAGGCAACAGAAGCCATAAGAATCAAGAGAAGGACAGATGGTGGTTCTGATTGGCCAAAAAACTTAAAGGCAGCATGTAAAGAATGCTACGATAAATCTCCCGATCCTGTAGACGATAAAAGAATAGATTATAAAATTAAAGGAAGTCTACCTGACGATATCTACTACAAGAATATGGATAGAGAATGGATTGCCGAAGAAAAGATAATAAAATTTTACCGGGAATTTTATGATAAGATGTCTCCATTTGAAAAAATAGAAGAAAAAATAGCTAATATCTTAAATAATAACGCATCTTTAAAGCTCATAGAAGATGGGAAAGAATTTTATGATGTTAGTGACTTCGTTTTAGTAGTAAATGGAAGAAAAGTAGTAGATTATTTAAGTTACGATGATTTTTATAATAAAAAAGAAGGATGTGAAGTGGATGCATCTTGAAGATGAGTTTATAGAAGAAGTTAAAGAGACAAATGACATAATAGAAGTTATAGGAGAATATGTTGACTTAAAAAGAAAAGGGGCTATTTATCAGTCCCTTTGTCCTTTTCATGATGAAGATACAGCCAGTTTTAAAGTTTATCCGTCAACACAATCGTTTTATTGTTATGGGTGCGGAGTTGGCACAAGAAGAAACAGTAATGGATCAGATGTAATATCTTTTATAGAAAAGATCGAAGATTTAACCTGGCAGGAGGCTGTTCTGCATCTTGCAGACAGAGCTGGAATAGATAAACCAGAAGAAGATTTATCACCAAAACAAAAGAGGATGATCCAAAAGGTTGAGGAAACCGAAGAACTAAACAGAATGTTTTGGGGTAATCTTCAGAGCAACAAGAAAGGCCTTGAGTATCTGTCAAAAAGGGGTTTAGATACTAAAGATATAGATGAATGGAGAATAGGTTTAGTTCCTTCCGATTATCCTTATAAAGCAATTAGGAACCGAATAGCTTTTGCTATCCAGAATGCTGCAGGAAGAACAGTGGGTTTTGGATACAGAAGGTTTTTAGATGAAAATGGACCAAAATACATCAATTCGAAAGAATCGGACATATTTAAAAAGTCCAACCTGCTACTTGGTTATGATAAAGCTAAAAAGGAAATAAGAAACACCAATACTGCCATAGTTGTTGAAGGTTATACAGATGTAATGCTACTTCATAAATATAATGTAATCAATTCAGTTGCTACTATGGGTGTTGCCTTATCTGACCATCACATAAACATGCTCAAAAAGCTAGCAGATGAAGTAATTATCTTTGTTGATGACGATAATGCTGGCCATAATTTTGCCTATAGACAGGTAAAAAGACTCAAAGAAGAAGGAATAACTACTAAGATAGTATCGAGTGAGGTAGGAGATCCTGCAGAGGCCTGTAATGCGATGAAAGATAAGATATCTTTATTTATCGACAACAAGGCCGTATTTGCCTCTCAGTTCTTCCTGGATAAGTCTATAAACAAATACAGGAAGGTAGTTACAGAGTCTCAAATAGAGGCAATTGAGGAGCTTAAGGAACTGTTTGAGATAGCCTTTACTCCCGCCGAGAAAGATTTATATATCAATCAAGCGTCTAATGCGCTGGGCATTGAAAGAGATAATTTGATAAAAGAATTGGAAATGGATAAAGAAGAATTAATATCATATAAGAAGGGGGCATAAATTATTATGACAGAACTTAAAATTAGAGAGTTTGGTCTTTATGAATCAAAAGAGTCTTTAGTAGATGTTTGGCAAACAGTTGAGGATAATATGCATAGGTCAGTGATCATTCCAGATACTGATGGCAACAATAAGGTATTAAGTTATGAACAAATCCCAGGCAATTATCCTCAGTGGAGTTTTCTTGTATTCGATAGTGTTACAGAATATCAAGATGCTATTAAAGATGTAGATTGGATAATGGATAATGTAAACAGTGTAGAACTTGAAAATATAGAAGAGTTAGTAAAAGAAGAAGATATTACACTTACGACAGAGAAATAAGAGGTGATAATAGTCGCCAGGTATTGTCTATGTATCAACTGTAAGAAGGTATATAAAGAAGAAACTGCCAAATCATTGGATTATAAATGTAGTGCCTGTAGTAAAAAGTTAAGGTACAATAAACACAGAAGTGTTGAAGAAAAAGATGAGGAGGAGACAGAAGATGGCAAAGCCGAAACTAGTAAAGACCTATAAGGAATTCATGGATGAGACTGATCTTATTCCACCTAAAATGGATAAAGACGAGGCAATTAAGTATAACATCTGGTACTACTTATGGGATGAGTACGAGAGAGAGGCTATGAAAGAAAGAATGTATGATCTTGTCAAGAGAAAAGGGTATCACATCTATACTCTTTTAGAAAATAACGGAGAGGATTTCATACTCGATGGTTACTGGAAGGTAAATAGAATAGGCTATCTCATTTCAGAAACCCCTGTCAGAATCGGAGAGTTTGACGCAATTGAGGTTGAAGATGTAGAAGTGGAGAAAGAAAATGTCCCGGCCTAGTTGGGACCAATACTTCATGGAAATGGCAGAGTTGGCCTCTAAAAGGTCAACCTGCCTTAGAAGAAATGTTGGTGCAGTTTTAGTCAAAGACAAAAAGATATTGGCCACAGGGTATAATGGTGCCCCAAAGAATGTTGCTCACTGTAAAGTAACAGGGTGTTTAAGAGAAGAATTAAATGTACCAAGTGGTGAACGACACGAAATATGTAGAGGTGTGCATGCAGAACAGAATCTAATCACTCAGGCCGCTCTTCATGGAGTAAAGACAGAAGACTCTACGGTGTACTGTACAGATAAGCCTTGTAGTATCTGTACTAAAATATTGATAAATGCAGGGGTTAACACGGTATATTACAAAAATGGGTATAATGATAACCTTACTGAGGACCTAATAGAGGAAATTAAAATGGAAGTTATTCAATTAAAGTAAATTTTTGTATTACACCCCTTACTATATTCAACACAGTGTGGTATAATGATTTCGTAAAGTAGTGAGTTATACGACATTAACTCCTACACCCTATACATTATTATATCTAATTCCCTATTATTCCCTTATTTAATAGGTATTTAGTAAGTGTATTACAGAAATTATCACTTATATATTGACTTCGTAATACATAAGTGATATACTAAAAATACAGTAAAATAATTGATATTAAAAGGAGAGGAGGTAATATCATTGACCAAAGCTGAAGATAATATATTAAACTATATTACAAGAAGATCATTGGATGAAGGGGTTATGCAAGAATCTATTTCAGACATCGCGTCAGCAACCAATCATTCTACCGCAACAGTCTTTAGAGCACTGCACACACTCGAAGATAACGGCATAATAGAAATAGAGGAAACACCTGATAGAAGTAAACCGAATAAAATTATTCCGTTAGACACTTCAGAAAATGACCTAGAAGTCTTCGACCATTGGATAACAGAAGGCGAAGAGTTAGTAAAAATGTCTAAGGATATACTAGATATATTCAGGAAAAACCGTAAATTAATAAGGGATTTACACAAAGAATTAGATATGTATAGGGAACAGAAAGAACGCGTCATAAAAGCTATTGACTTTGGCGATAATTATGAAATAATAGTTCGTCGCCAAAAGGATTCCGAGGATAACAAGGATGATGAAGTAGCTATTGCATTAGGACAAGTATTAAAAAGTAACCTAAATGATATTATGTCTGACGCTAAAAAAGATTGACCTCTCTCTGTTAAGTAAGAGTCCCTAGAAAAAATAGGGGCTCTTTTTTTATTTAATATCAATAAATAGATAACGGGAGGATATTTCTAACAATGAATCTAGCAATTTCTGGAAAAATGGCAACAGGTAAGAGTACGCTAGCAAATAAGATAGCAGATGAACTTGACAATGAAGAATTATCCATAGCAGACAAGATAAAAGAAATCGCAGAACTCCACACGCCAGAACTATTAGACAATACCGGCAAACTTTCTCCAAAGTTAACACAACATCTTTTAGATTTATTTGGGCAGATACCTATAAACGATTTTAATAAGGCCTTATTGGCAGTTGGCAATATATTTTACTCTTATGATCCAGTAGAAGGTAAAAATAGACCTCTACTGCAGGATCTTGGCCAAACATTAGTAGATATTAAATCAGATGTTTGGATAGATTATTTAATAAATGACGAATTACCGAAACACGATAGAGTTGTAGTTGATGATATGAGATTTCCAATAGAAATGGATTTGTTAAGGCAGGAAGATTTCTACACAGTAAGATTAGAAACAGATGAAGAGGTCAGGAAAGAAAGACTGAAAGAAAAATACGGTATCATCAAAGAGGAATGGTTAACTCATAATACAGAAACAGCACTTGATGATGCCAGATTTGATATAAAAATAGATAATACCGACTTAACAGTAGAAGAAACTTTTGAAAAATTAGTAGATAAAGTTGGTAAGATTAAGTCCATTGAGAGGTAGGTGACCTTATTGACTCCAGAAGAGTGGAACGAGCTTGAATTTGATTATGAGCGGAGAGTTAAAGATATAGTTATACCTCCAGATCCAACGACAACCGATATTAAGAATCTAATTTCTCAAATTGACGCTGTTTACACAGAGGTAAGAGTTACTCACTCTAGAATAAGAAGTGCTTTTGAGAACATAAAGACAGCTCTTTCAATGGTAAAAAGCGGCCTGTTCAACGAACTATTTGAAGAAGGCAGAAACAATGATGAAAGAGATGCACTTGTCAATGAGGCGCTCAGTAGAGTAAGTTATGAGGAAACGGATCAGACAATGATCGAAGCCAAAAAAGAATTAAGGAGAAGAAAGATGTTTATGGATGATATTGTTAAATCTCTTGATGCTAAAAGAGATATGCTTATAACTGACAGCAGCATCCTAAAAATAGAGGCAAGTATTTAACATCTAATTCTAAACCTACTACATTTCTAGGGGAATTCCGTCAAATCATAGATTTGACCTCACCCCTCTCCATGTAGTTTATTTTTGGTGTAATTTAATAAAATATTTAAAAATGGAGCGATAATATGTCAGAAAATCTATTCGATTGTCAATATTTTGACAGATGTAAAAACAGCAGTAAGTGTTATTTATGTGATGATTTAAGACTACTTAAGCTTCCTAAAGATAAGTGGAACCAAAAACACAGAAAACGTTCCAACAAAGCTCAGTCCGGCTGGGAAGGCCTAGAACAACAGGTTGCTGACAGTTTGAATGCAATTCCTATTGCTAAATCAGCATATAAATCACTGAGTAAAAAGAGAGTTTTTGGCATGAAAGAATATCATACTAACTATCTTGAAATAATAGATGGTAAGGCTAGTGAGGTCAGAGGAGAAGGTAGTTACACAGTCTATCAAAAGGACTTATACTCGGACATTAACGGAAAATCTTTTGCCACAAGTTTTAAGTTCAAAAATGATGATACAGCTTATATCATGACTGAATATGGCTATATATCAGACCTTGTAGTTCACCTTAAGTTTTTAATAGATGAAAACATAAGATTTAAAGACCAGATAGCCAGCGATGACTACGAGGAGAGCATATTCCCTTTGTTAAGCGAGTCGAGAAGGCAGATACGTTCTGGTGCTATATGGACAATGCCAGGTGACGTAAATGACGAAATAATGCTTGTCGAGGCAAAGCAGAGAAACACTACAAATTCAAAGGGTGAAGCTAAATATGCAATCAAAAAACAGGTTTTAAATAAGATCGAGAACGAAGCAAGCAGTAATCAGATACCTGCACTTGTATTTAGAATGAAAGAAGAAGCTATGTATATGGTTTTAACATACGAAAACATTATGGAATTAATTTCACAGCTTAGATTTGCCTATAAGGAAAATAATCTCTTACAGAAGAAGGTGTTAAACTAATGCTTACTCATGAAACTGGTATTTATCGGTGCGAAGGTGAAGATTGTGATTCTAAGTATTTTAGGAAAGAAGAAGAGATCAAAATATCAACGGATCACAAGAAGTTAAAGCACTACGAAGAAGTACCTGTAAAAGATGTTAGACACAAAATAATATGCGTAGAATGCGGAAAGGAGCTTGATGTTGGAATCTAATAAAACAGGATTAGAAGGTGTCAAGTATAAAGACAGAATAAGATTAGGCGGTGTAAAGTACAAAAACAAGATTGGCGGACCATGGCCAACAACTACAATATATGTTCAGGGATGTTATAAGTCTTGCGAAAACTGCTTCAATGAATCCTTGCAGGAACTTAGTGGTGGGAAAGAACTCACTGTTGAAGAACTTGCAGCTGATCTTATAGAAAATACTCCCAACAAAAAAGTATCTTTTTGCGGTGGTGAACCGATGTTGTGGGCAGGACAGCTGGCTAAGATAGCTGACATACTGCACGAACATGATTTTACAGTATTAAGTTATACCGGCTATAAATATGAAGATTTAATGGGTGATAACCTGGCAGATTATTTTGAAGAGGCTAGGAAGTTAATTGAATCTGTAGATATTTTGGTAGATGGAGAATTTCAGAAAGAAAATAAACTCGAGATTGGAAACTTTAAGTTTGTAGGTAGCTCAAATCAAAGAGTTATAGACATTAATAAAAGCCTAGAACAGGGTGAGATAGTAGAATACGATTATTAAGAGAGGTGAAAGGTATGAAGGCAGTAAATAAAAATACTGATTATGTAGATTATAATATGCTTGATGTTTTGCAAATTCCAAACGACTCTAGTCTTTTTACCCATGAAGAAGATAAAGATAAGAATATGTTGATTAAATTTAGTTATACCTTATCTCAGAATATGGGAGAAGAGCTTATTCTTAAATGTAAAGGAACTCTTGATAGCCCCAATGGTGGAGGATACACTCAAGACATGGTTTCAATAACCATAGATAAGAGTGCGTTTGAAGAAATGATTATCGATTGTATAGAGGAAAGAATACTACTTCATGAGCAGGAAAACTTTGAAAAACTGATAGATGAGGTAAGAGAAGATTTAACCAATACATCTAACAGGCTTTTTGATGCTAATTTTAATAGCGGCAAGATAAATGTTAAAGATAAGTATCGAGAATATAATATTGATAAGGAATTCTCTTTTGAAGGAGAGGGTGTTCTTGTAGAAACAGGTAATGAAGACACGGTTGTTCTTAGGTTCGATGAACTTGTTTTCGAGGGCAGCCTGGAAGATGGTATATCTTCTCCTACTGTTGTGACAAAAGGGAAGTTAAAAGATGCTGTATTCTCTAGCGGTCTTGAAGATGAACCGTTAATCAGTGACTGTAAATTGTCATTCATTGATTACAATGATAAGACAAAGATAGACATTGTAGGGGCCAGAATAGATGATTATGGCCGGGAAGAGTCTTATGTAACTTTTAATACTAATGAGCACCCCATCTTAAAGAGCCTTACTTCAGGTGATTTAAGAGAGATGCAGATAAAGAAGTTACAGGCAAAACGATCTTCTGATACAGTTACCGCAAATAGAATAATGTCGATTAAGATAAATGAAGAAGTTAATAAAAATGTCAAAAAAGAGAAGAAAGAAAAACGAAAGAATGAAGGCGTCAAGAACAGATTTAATAAGATTTTAGGAAATTAATTAAGAGGGGGAAATTATTTATGTTAGATAACACTACTAAAGATATCGTAAATCTCTTGAAGGCTCAGTATCCAATTCTCTACATTGAGACACATGAGGAAGATAGAGCTGAAAGATTACTGCAGGATATATCAGATGAATTGTCACTTGATTTTTATAGTTGGAGTTTTCCTGGTGGTTTATGGCAGGGTAAAGATGAAGTTAATGTTAGTGAGGAATTAGATCCTTTGGGAGTTTTACAGTATGTAAATGAAAGAGAAAATAATTCCTTGTTCATGTTAAAGGATTATCATGCTTTCATGGAAGATGACCAGATTAAAAGGGCCTTAAAGAATATTAAATCGACTGATGATATTTATACTCCTATTGTTATTATCGCCCCGAAGCTGGTACTTCCAATCGAGCTTGAAAAGAAGGTAACTGTTCTTGAGCTTACACTTCCTAACAAAGAAGAGATAGCTGAGTTGATTGACGGAGCTATTGAGCAGCTAAGTCACTTTACCGATAAAGAGAACTTACCTTCAGAAAAACAGAGAGACGAGCTCATTAAAGCCTCCTCTGGCCTGACTGAACAGGAAATTGAAAATATATTAGCAAAAAGTTGGACTGAGCATCAGAAATTAGATGTATCAGTGGTGCTTGAGGAAAAGAAACAGACCATCAAAAAGAGTCAGATACTTGAATACTTCAATGACTTAGAAGAGTTTAGTAATGTAGGTGGAATGGAGCAGCTAAAACACTGGTTAGAAAAAAGAGGTAACGCCTTCAGTGATGAAGCTAAAGAGTTCGGTCTCCCACAGCCAAAAGGGGTTTTACTCACAGGTATTCCTGGATGTGGTAAATCACTTATATCCAAAGCAGTTGCTGGATTGTGGAATATGCCCTTACTTAAGCTCGATATGGGTCGTATCTTTTCTGGTCTTGTAGGTTCTTCAGAGGAAAATATCAGAAAAGCTTTAAGGGTCGCCGAGGCAGTTGCGCCCGTAGTTTTATTCTTGGACGAGATTGAAAAAGGTTTGTCAGGTAATCAATCATCTGGTAAGACTGATGGTGGTACTAGCTCTCGTGTGTTTGGTTATCTACTTAGCTGGTTGCAGGATAAAGATGCACCTGTTTTTGTAATTGCTACAGCTAACGACATCTCTAAATTACCACCCGAATTACTGCGCCCAGGTCGTTTTGATGAAAGATTTTTCGTTGATTTACCTGGCGAAGAAGAAAGAGAAGAAATTCTTAAGATCCACTTAGAAAAAAGAGGTAGAGATCCAGAGAACTTTGAATTAGAAGATGTTGTAAAACAAAGTCAGGGTTACTCAGGTGCCGAATTAGAACAGTCAATTGTATCTGCCATGTATGATGTATTTACAGAAAGACCAGATGGAGATATTAAGACTCAGGACTTGGTTCAGGCAGTTGATAACACTATTCCACTATCTACAACAAAAGGTAGAGAGCTTGATAGATTACGCCAGTGGGCTAAAAACAATGCTATATTTGCCTCTAAGTCTTCAGAAGAGAAGACGAAAGGAAGTTCCGCAAACGGTGTATCAGATAGATCTAAGAAAAGTGGTAAGAGAAATAGGATGTCATTATTAAGTTAATTGAGGGGATGTTAATGTGGAAGAAAAGGATAATAAAAGCATAGTCGATGATATTTTTGAAAAGTATGAGCAAGAAGCCAAAGAAACTAAAAAAGAGAAAGATGTAGATTCTGAGGAATTTGATATCGCTCTTGATCATGCACAGGAAGATATTGAAGAGTTTCACGGAGCATTTATGGAATTTCAAGATAAGATTGGACATCTTAAGATAACAGATTACTTTGAAAAGCACCTTGGAGCCCTTGGTTCAAAAGGGTCTTTTATAGAATTAGTGATATCTGGGGAATACGAAGGCTCTATCCCCAAAGACCTGTTGAAAGATGAAAGTAAGGAAAAGGTCATACAGAAGCTTCAGGAACTGAGAGCACAGATTTTGGCAGATGTTTATAAATACTATGAGAACGATGCACCATTTTAATATAAAAAAATAAAACAAAAGGGAGCGATTATATTATGAGTCACTTTACAAAAATTGAGGTTAAAATTGATAGTTTAGAGGCGTTAGAAGAGGCACTAGAACAGATGGGTTATGAGGCCATTACTGGTACACACACTATGAGAAATGATTATGGCCAGTCAAGAGAAGTAGAACTAGAGGTTAAGGACTTACCTGTAGGATTTATCATGAATGATGAAGGTGAACTTGAAATGGAGGCAGATTGGTACGGTACTGGTATTAACGGAGACAACTTTGCCCAGGAAGTTACTCAGCTGCACTCAAAGTATAAGACACTCGATAGTCTGAAAAAAGATAGTTGGAAGGTTAAGAAAGAAACAACAAAAGAAGATGGAACCATCAAGTTAGAAGTTAGTCGCTGGAGTTCCTAATGCCTAAAAATAATCAATATGAGGGGGTCAGGTACTTATTAGAAAAAGTACCTGCCACCCGAAAAGACGATCAACTACTAACTGTTATGTATTGGAAGATATTTAACGGTATAGATATACCAGAAGATATAGCAAAAGAAATCGTAGACAGGGGCGCTATTCCCGAATCTCTGACTAGATACAGAAGAGATGTTATCAAAAACGAAAAAGAACTAGGTATTATTGAGGAGGCCGACGATGGAGATGCACAGACTGAAGCCAACTAGAGGATATGCCTTATTGAGTTTGGATGAAAAAAGTGATAAAAGCCCAGGTGGTATCATCTTAACCGATGAATCTAAGAAACCATCAACTACAGCTACTATTTTAGGACTTGGAAATGGAGTATCAGATGAATTGAACGTTAAGGAAAGAGTAGTGGTTAAGCCTTATGCAGGTAAAGAAATTGAAATAGACGACAAGCAATATTTATTAATAGATGCAAGATACATCATCGCAAAACTTGGCGATGAAAACTAAAAGGGGGAAACTAAAATGGCAATGGAAAAAATGGAAATCTTAATCGGTACAGACGGAGAGGTACAGTTAGAATATGATGGAGTTAAAGGTAAGGCCTGTATGGATGCAACTGAGCAGGTTGAACAGCTAATTGGAGATACAAAAGAGCAGAAGAAGACTGGAGACTATTATAAAGGTGATGGTCCTCGTAAGAACTGGAGAAGCAATTACTAAATCAAATAGCGGGGTTTCCGCCCCGCATTATTTTTTTAAAGAAGGGGGCATATATATGTTAAAAATGACATTTTCTTTATCTGATTTGAAAAAAGCCTTGAAAACAGTGAAGTCTGCAATAAATAAAAAGACAGATATAGACCTATTGAGAGGCAGTATGTTCAATGTAACAGATGGAGAGACAGTAGAAATCAAAGCAACTGACAGAGCTATTGGTATAGAGTGCAGCGTACCGGCAACTATTGATGATGAGGACGATATTTTAAACACTCCAGACTCAAGATTTGTAATACCCAGAGATTTTATTAAGCTAGTATCAAATTTAAGAGGTAGTGAGATAAATTTAGAATATGACCACGAAACTAAGACTATGGATATTTATTGCAGTGATAATCATTTTAATATGCAGTGTGATTCAGCAGCTAACTATCCAGTATTTCCAGATCGCGAGGATAACTGGCAGTTTGAGATAGAACAAAAATCTTTCAAAGAAGTTTTAAAAAGAGTTGGAGTTACCGTAGAAAAAGGTAATGACGGCAATGAGATACTAAAAGGCGTGTTATTTGAATCAAACGGTGAGCAGATATCCCTGGCATCAACTGATAGTTTTAGATTATCTAAGGAAATATTAATGGAAGGAACAGCAGATATAGAAGAAGTTGATGATGTAATCCCTTATGAGCTGCTGAAGATACTCGGCAAAGAACTTTCTGATAGTAACGAAGATGTTGTTCATATCTGTTTTGAAGAAGATAAAATGTATTTTAATATAGGTGGCGATCTTGATGTTAAACTCCACAGTTCAAAACTGCACGGAGTATTCCCGTCAATATCTCAGATTATTCCAGATACAACAAACTTTGAATTTACTGTAAACAGAAAAGATCTAATAGATAATCTCAAAATAATCAAGCCTTTAGCTTCTAACTTTGAAGTGAGATTGGACGTCAATTCTTCTAAGGAAAAACTATTTATTACAGCAAAAGGTACCGAAACTGGTGGTGGCTTTGTTAGTCTGCCGGTAGAAGACATAGAAGGAGAAGAAGTGCATATCTCCTGTGAAGGCACTACTATCTCTGACAGCCTTAAAAAGTTGAATACTGATAAAGTATTAATGAAGTTTACAAGCTCAGAAAGCCAGGCAGTTATTAAAATGAATGATAATGAAGAGTATGATTATATCTTCATGCCTATTAGAGCTGATATTGAAGCCGCAGAAGAAGTTTATGATGACTCTGAGGAAACTCAAGAGGATGAGGAAGTTAAAAAAGAAACTGCTGCCTAGGAGGAGTAATAAATGACTAATAGAATACAAGAACTTAAAAGCACAGTAGAGCGGTTGTATGATGCCGCTCTTGAGGATAATCCTAATAATATTGATAAGGAAGTTACGATTTTATATGACATAAGATTAATACTCAATACATTAGATAAAGTAGGGAATGAAGAAAAATTAACTAAATTAAATAAACTAGGACCTAAAATAAGAGAGGGATTGTCCCTAAAACAAGAAAGGTGATTCTATTTGAATTTAGCAATAACTCAAAACTGTAACTTAGACTGTCCGTACTGTTTTGCTCCAAACGGAGAGTCTAAGGACCCAGAATTAAGAATGAGTGAAGAAGATTATGATTTTGCAATTAAATTCTTCAAACGTTCAAACCATAGAGTATTTAAAATATTTGGAGGAGAGCCAACAATCCATCCAAAGTTTAAAGAGTTCTACGAAAAGGTAGTATATGATCCGTTTTTTGATAAGGTAGTATTATTTACTAATGCTGCATTCAATGAAGGTATATTAGATGTTTTCCTTTCAGTGCCAGAAGAACTTCAAAAAAAGATGATCTTTACTATAAATTATAATAACGAAGATGTTACTGAAAATTATGCTGAAACTATAGACAGAAACATCCTCGCACTAACAGAAAAGACTAAGGCAAGAGTTGTGCTAGGCCTCAACTTATATGATCCAGAACAGGATACTTCTCATTTCTTTGATATGATAGAAAAAGTTCCAAAAGGTAGAATATACAAGGCAAGATGGGCTATTACTAGTCCAGGTGATCCTGATGAAAATAAACTGGATCAGGATATAGTACCTTCTGATTGGGAGACCGGATTGAATCATCATGAAACCATGCTACCTGTGGCCGCAGATTTCATTCTTGAGTGTAAAAAGGCTGGTATAAAAGAATTTGTGACAGACTGTACTCCCTTTTTACCATGTGTTATGGAAGATGATGACTTAAGAAAGATAGTTAAAGTAGCACCAGAAGTACTTGAGAGACAAAAATGCAAGGTGGCTTTAGATGTAGAGTATGATTTAACAATCACTAGATGTTATTCTACCGCAGCACTTACAAATGTTAACGTAAGAGACTTTACCACATTAGGGGATGCTGTTGACTTTTTTCAACATACAGTTGATAGACACAGGTTTGCTGTTCATAAGGATGATTGCAAAGAGTGCACAGCAAGGTTAAGCAGCACATGTCAGGGTGGATGTATGGGATATCAGTTAGATATGTTGAACCAAAGACAGATAACAGCCTGCGAAAACTGTAAGAATAAATGTAGATTTTACGGAACGGGTGCTATCCCGGGTACAGAACATCTAGGTAATTATCAAAATACTCGTCCGCCAAAAGAAGAAGACCTTGGCCAAGGATATAGGTGTTTTTAGATGAATGTTGCTATAAATCAGAACTGTAATTTAGACTGCCCTTATTGTTTTGCGCCTAATGGTGAAGACAAGAGCCCCAAGCTTAGAATGAGTGAAAAAGATTTCAACTTTGTGATTAACTTCCATAAAAGATCTAATAATAGAAGTTTTAGAATTATTGGAGGAGAACCTACCATACATCCAAAGTTTAAAGAATGGTTTAAAAAAATAGCACACGATCCTTTCTTTGAGAGAATTACTCTTTTCACAAATGGAGCTTTTGACGAAAGTGTTTTAAATATGTTTTTAGAATTGCCCGAAAAACTTCAGAAAAAGATATCATTTACAGTAAACTACAATGAAGAAAGTATTACTGGAGACTATTATGAACTAATAGAAAATAATACTTTAAAAATTGCAAGGGAAACCAAGATAAAAATAACTCCTGGAATGAATTTATACAGCCCAGAACAGGATATGTCGGATTATTTTAATCTATTGGATAAAATGCCCGAAGGAAGAATTAAACATGTAAGATGGGCAATTACAAGCCCTAATAGTTCCTCTGAGAAGACATCATGTAATCAGATAAACCCGGCCGATTGGTCTGAAGGCTTAAAGCATCACAGTGAGATGAATTCCGTAGCTGCAGAATTCTTAAAAAGATGTTCTGATTACGGAATAAAAAAACTTACAGGTGATTGTGTACCATTTATCCCATGTACTTTTGTTGATGAGGATATGAGAAAAGTATTTAAAATAGCACCAGAGTCATTAAAAGATCAAACATGTGGTACCGCAATGGATGTCTTATATGATTTAACAGTTATAAGATGTTATGCCACCAGCTCTCTTTCTAATGTTAATCTAAGAGATTTCAAGGATATAAAAGATATAGCTGATTTTTTTAAGCATACTATAAATAGGCACACTTTCAATGTGTACCAGGATGGATGTAAAGAATGTTCAGGTAGATTAAGTAGTACCTGCCAGGGTGGATGTCTTGGTTACCAACTTGATATGATAAACAAAAAGCAAATTGAAGCTTGTGAGAACTGCAATGACAGATGTAGGTTTTATGGAACAGGAGCAATACCAGGAACTGAGCATTTAGATATTAGAGGAGGCTAACATGAAGCAGATGGATGTTTGTCTTTCCAGAGCTTTTGACGGTAAAAGACCACTTAAGAAGAAATGGAGAGCCATAATAGACGATAATATTCTATATTTATTTCATTACCATCATACTATTATGGTTGTAGATTTAGAAAATATTGAAGACAATTATCAATGGTATGGAAAACCAACAGATAAAAGAGGGTTGAATGCGGCCAAGGATTGGTTGTCTGAGAACAGGGGGTTAGAAATAGATTAATGAAATATAAATATAAATGTGGTAATTGTGAAGAACATAAAAGCATACACCAGAGTATTAAGGATGATGCAGTTGATGAATGTCCAGATTGTGGATCAAAAGATTTTAATAGAGTAATAACTGGTGGTTCTGGGCTTTTATTTAAGGGTCCTAACTTTTATGTTAATCAAAACTAGAGAGGTGAGTGTATGGCTTTTGTGTCTGTTGTAATTTTTATGACCATGGCTGCTCCCGTTGCAGAAACAAATATAGAAGTTCTAAAGATAGCCGCTTTCTTTATGGCGGCAGTTAATTTTTTCTACTATTTTTACCACTATAAGGTAGAAAGCGAGTACTATAAAGAACAGGCTGAAAAATCAGATGAACCAACGGAGGTGGTAGAACATGTTTGATAAAATATTAAAGTTTTTTAAGAGTGATTCTTCTATAATGGGGGATAATAATACTGTAGCTGGTAGGGATATAAACCCTACTGGCCGTAGCAAAAGCAATGTTATAATAAATGGAAAATCATATGAAGGTAATACTATTGATATTTCACATGGGAAAGTGCGTGTTGATGGTAAAAAAGTAGATGATATCAACAGCGATGTAAGATGTTTAAAAATAGAAGGCGATATCAAAGGTAATCTAACTACTGATCTTGCGGTAAATTGCAACAACGTAGAAGGTGACTTAAGCTCTCATGGCAGTGTAAA